CACTATGTGTATGACTAGTTGCCGACTTACCACTAAGAAGTGAATCTACACTACTCTTGGTGTAATAATTACTTAAACTCTGATGCGATGTGAGATATGTAGCACCCTTCGTGAAGGTGATGGTCTTGCCGCTCTTTGTAACGGCAGTAACGGCATTTCCACTTCCGCTGACTGCTATCGCATTCACGTAACCATCGAGAGACTGATGAGCCGTGAGGAACGTACCCTTCGCGAAAGTAATCACACCAGTGCTTGCATCATAGGTTGCACCAGTGAGGGCATTTCCGCCAGTTGGCACAGACACGCTGATACTAGGAACAGCACTTGCTACATTCTGAATCTCCGAATAGAGCTTTGCTACTGAGTATGCAGAAGCAATCTCTGAAAGGTTTTCCGTAGTAAGCCTGATAGCATCAGCATAAGCCTTGACAGAGCCATTGAAACCACCACCGCTTGATGATGATGCTCCAACACCATAAGCGGACACACCACCACTTGTGTAGAGGTTAGCCACCTCTTCGGTCGTAGTATTCGTAATCTTCAGCGCCTTATTAGCTGCATCATACTCCAACTTGATGTTACCGATGGAGATATACTTTCCACTAGGCACGATGATGCTTCCATTGATGTCAGCAGTGCCATTGAACGAATTTCCCCACAATTTGCGAGCATTAGTAAGCTGGAGAGCCTTCTTCGCTGAACCGTTTGTGAAGTAGCCTTGCAAGGTGGCGATACTCCCTTTGTTTGCGGATATGCCCGAAGCATTTACCCCTTCTGCCTTTTTCGCTCTTGTCACCTCATCAGAAATTGACTTATTGATTCCGTCAACAATACCGCTCAAAGTATTCGTCTGCGCAATATTTGCGAGGAAGCTAACCACCTCGTTCCACTTATTGATAACGCCGTCCGCAGTCTCCTCGTCAGTAGTTATAAGGGCGTACCAGTCATAGGCACTATCCCAACAAGTTACCTTCGTTGATGTAATGCCGTCCAGTACAGACTTATTGCTATGAGTATGCTTTGCTGATACCGCACCATCCCAAGCCGTCTGCTTTGCAGTAGTAGGAATAGAGTAACCCGAGGCAAGACTAATGGCAAACGTACCGCTTGTTGTGATAGTCTTAGTTGCGCACGTCAAACCAGTAGGAAGGGTAAGAGCTACAGATGTAACAGTACCCTTATTGGTAGTATAGCCCTTTGCATCAATCTCCGCTTTGGTATAATAGCTTGCGAGAGACTGATGAGCAGTCAGATACCCTTTATCATTGGTAAGCTGGCTTACCTTCGTGATGCGGTCAGTGATTTCTGTCCACTTATGGGTATGCGCACTAGGTGTGAATGTTGATGGCTTACCCGTGATGTTATTCCAAGAAAGGCTCAGACCGCCAAGCTCTGATGCTATATTGTCAATTCGGCTGCTGAGAGCCTTTATAGCATAGGCATTCGGAATGCTAGTCAAGTCCGCATCCGTATAGTTTCCATCTATGATTCTCGCATAGCTGATTACGCTTGCAATCAAGCCGCCACCACCCGTGGTAGATGCTCCTGCTCCGTATGCCGTGATACCACCTGTGGTATAGAGATTGCCATCAATTTTGATAGCCTTGTTTTTGGAATCATACGTGAGCTTAATGCCATGGAAGGAGATTGCGCCTTCGAATGTAGCATCGCCCGATACGCCAAGTTTAGAGAATGGAGCGTTTGGCTTCAAAGACACAAGGTCGGCAACGCTCGTTCCTGCACTTCCTTCCTTCCAAGTCGGCTCGAAGAAGGTGAGGTATGCGCCAAGATTCTTCTCACTGATGATAAACGATGTCGGGTCTGCGTGAACCTTTCCGCTCACATCCCACCAGATAGCACCATTGGCAAGATAACCCGAGCCATCGAAGCGGATGAGGGAGGTTGCAGGGGTAAGATTTCCGCTATTATAGTCCTTATCCACCATCTGACCGCCCCACCATGTTGCGATACTCTTCTTTCCTCTATTCGGGTCTATTGCTCCGTTGATACCGCTCTGAACGTTTCCGTCTCCGTCTCTCAGCGCAAGGAGCGTTGTCATTACAAGACCACCGTCAACATATGTAGTCTGACCGAGCGCATCCTTGAGATACTTGTAACCTGCGAGGTCTGTGATATTCTGCTTCAAGTCACCATATATCTTGCTAGTGATATAGGCATTAGCCAAACCAAGTTTGTCATAGAATGCGCTGTATGCGGACTGAAAGTTGGTGAACTTCGTTCCCACGGCAGAGACGATAGCAGCCTTGCCGTTAGTATCAGCCTTATTGTAATTTGTAGATATATCTGAGAGATACGTAACGAGTTCCGTCTTGGTAGTAGAGAGAGTAGTGAAAGCAGTATTAAGGTCGGTGAGTTCTTTTGTACTCTTTAACACCTCTGCTCCCTTCACTTCATTGTACGACTTCTCGGCAGCTGCGAAAGCATCTTCAAGTCGCTTGGAATCCTGCGCCATTGCAGCAATCTCAGAAGGCTCTAGGTAGCCATCTTTGACGTAGCTGTCGAACGTCTTTTTGTTTTCGGTAACAGTCGTTCCGAGGGCGTTCAAGTTGCTCTGTGTCGTCTTAATCTCTTCTTGCGCCTTCTCAGCAGCTTTCTTGGCTTCCTCTGCCTTCGTGTCATCGGTATACTTGCTAGCCAATTTCCAATCGGCAATATCGAACTTTTCGCCTTCTGCCTTGGCGGTGGAACACTTCAAGATTTCGTTCTTGTAAGTGCTACCATCGTTCGGATAGGTTGCGTTCACCCACATATCGTTCACATCGTATGGTGGAACTGGCTGAGAGCCGAAGATGCGTCTCTTGGTGTTGGCGGTAGCTTGCGCTCCATTAGCCTTCTTATCCGCAGCGGCTGCATCTTTGAGTGCTTGGCTTGAATCTTTGAGTGCCTTGGTCAGCTCCGTATCTGTGATGATAATCCACTCATAGGTAGAGCCATCCTTGGCAAAGCGGTATGCCTTGCCCGTCTTGTTGTCATAGTAGAGGTCTCCCAAGTGGGTTTTCTTATCATTGTCGGTCTTCCAACTGATGGCTGGAGCATTCTTCAAAGTAGGAACGCCGTCATAGAACCAAGTCTCAATAGCTCCGTCTATCTGGTTTTGAAGGTCGATAATCGTGTGCGATTTCTTGATAATGGTCTCAACGGCATTCTTATCCAAGCTCTTCTCGGTGATGTACTTATCCAAGGTCTTTCCATCGTAGGTGGACTTTATATCCAAGTCTCCCTTGATGGTTACTTTCTTCGTCTCGCTATCAAACTTGACATAGGAATCACCCTCGTAGTTATTGGCACTAGTAGGTCGGTCTCCGAAGTACATATCACCATAGACGTTGAAGAATGCCTTGCTATTCTGCTTATTCACACCATATTCCACGTACTCCCTATTGGCAAAGGAATAGCTGTTGATGCCGTGATAGAGGCTAATGGATGGCGAATAGGTATCTACCGCCGAGAAGATAAGGCAGTTCTGACGTTCCACATCGGTTCTATTACCGCACTGGTTGAGCACATCACCTTTAGCAGGAACATCGCTAGCCGTGGCGCAATCGGTATCGGAGAGGTCGATGTAATGATACTTCTTTCCTTCCAGCTCCACAGGGTCTTCATCACGACCGATTACCAATCGCCAATAGAAGTGATTGCCAGCCTTGTGATAAGTGCCCTTGCGAACGTTGAATGATTCCGAGCGCACCTGGTCGCCAACAGCGAAATCATTATCCACGGCATTGCCTTCCTGCTCTGCTAAGAAATAGCAACGATAAGCCTTCTGTGACACATTATTATATGTCACAGTAACCTCTTCTACCTTATGAGCCACCACGCCACCAGTAGGAGAGATTATCTCCTTACCACCGATGGTGGATGTTTTATTGATGACCAGCTCCTCGAAGATAGCCTTCATTCTTACCTCCAAGTAATCTGTGATGAGGTGTGAACGACCTTCTGCATCTGTAGTCCACGAGCCTCCGTTCTCATTGTTGGAGTTACCGATAAGCAATCCACTAAAGAACTTCTGCACCTTCTCCCAAGTGATAGTGCCATGGGCCGTATCATCCTTATCCTTGGCAAGGAAATGCTTCACACCGAACTGACCGAGATAATGAGGGGTAACTACGGTATCGTCGCTTGTTTCCAGGGTGCCGTTACTGTCAGCAACGCCCTTCAGTTTATGCCCACCCAGGAAAAGACTAGTTACGCGAGCTACATTTGCCGACAATTCATTAAAGTTTGCCTTCAGAATCTCCTTGAGGAAGGTGATGGTATCTGATACGGAATTATACCGCCACCATGCGCCTTCTCCACCACTGGCTATAGCCTCGTCGGTAGCCAGTTTTCCGCAATCAAAATGCTGTTCCCATTCTCGCTTTCTGGTATTGTCGGCATCGGTCTTTACAGCAGATATGATACCGCCTGTAAAGATATAGTAATAAGCCTCGTTACCTATCTGCACACCTTCAGTTCCGGAAGATGGAATAGTCTTACCGTATATATCTATCTTCTGACCAGGGAACACGACGGTAGCCTGGTTATTATCGGTGGTAGACTGTCGTGGAATGGCGATATACACATACTTCCGTTTGCTATCGGGGAAGATAGAAGGATAGGCAGCAAGCGTCCAGCGCTGATAGTTGTGACCGGCATCATAGCCCAAGCCTGGCACATCGCTCATATAGCATAGGACTGAAGCGCCCGATACTACACTACACTGGATGTAGTCAGGCTCTCCCATCGAATTTAGCTGGATAGAGAGCGCAGTGCTCGAGATCCAATAATTTGTATTTTTTGCTTCTGTTGCCATTTTTTTGTTTGGATTTTTATTTATTTATAAGGCAAAGATAAAGGTTTTCGCTTTTTTAGTGGGGACAAAAAGAAAAGGTAAAAGAGTAAAAAGGTAAAAAAGCCTAGCGGGGTAAGAACCAGCGATAGAATCGCTGGGAACGGAGTCGCAAGGCGGTTAAGGTTCTTTTTACCTTTTTACTCTTTTACCTTTTTACCTTTAAATGGCGAAGGGGTCGCCGTTTATACCGAGCTTTGCGGTAAAGGAAACGGAATACATATTCCTGTTGGTATCATCCTTGATGGTTATCTCGTCTTCAAGATTGATGGTGCAAGGAAGCCAGGTATCATTGGCTTTCAGCCATACGTGCTCAGACATCAGGAACTCATGGAGATACCACTGCTGCCATGACTTGGTGAGCGGGTCGCTCTGATAGAGCCAACTTTCACGATCATTCTGCTTCTGAATAGCCGAACGGGAGAACTCATTGAAGGTTTCCTGAATAGCTTTCGTATATTGCGTGCTCTCGACACTCATCTTCTGAGAGTAGGATTTCGGCACGCTGATACTCTCCAGGCAACCGAAGCGGTTAATGAAACGGAAGGTGGTACGGTCTTCAGCTTCAGAGGATGGTAGAGCATAGATAGGGTGCCCCTGAATACTCTGCGCACCCTCTTTCGTAATTTCCTGTTCTTCAGATGCAGGGGCGGTCAGTGAGCTGCTGGTGGCTAGGTTCTGTGCTGCGCTATATGATACCGGATAAACGAAGCTCGCGCCTACAACGGCTATTTCGTGGGTATCAGTCGGTTTGCAGGAGAGATGGGTGACTGCCTTCGTTACGCCCGATTTCAATCGTTCTATATCGCTGAAGGCTCCGGCTATGCAGCGAAGGTTGGTTTCACCTTTATTCTTCGAGCCATCAGCTGGATAATAGACCTCGCCTACACCGGTATGCACCTCGCCGTTGTTATCCATATACTCATCGTAGGCTTTGATGTACCAGCTTACCACGGGGTAGGTGGATGGAATGGCAGTATACTTGTAGCTATCCAGCGTTATGCGGAGAGCAGAGGATATATCAAGCGATACATCACTTCTCTCGGTAGTAACGGGGATGGTGAGCTTATTGGTTTCGTAACTACCCGTACCATCATCAAAGTTCACTTCTACGATAACCCGATGGAAAGATGGCTTTGTAGCCACGGAGGGGGTGATGGTAAAGGTTATCGGGTTTCCGGCAAATACAGAACCCGATGTGAGATTGATTTTCTGTGCCATAAGAAATAATTTATAATTTATAGTTTATAGTTTATAGGGCATTCTTGCTTGAGGGCGCTAGCCTCTTTAAACTATAAACTTTTAATTGTTAACTTTGCGCTCGGCGAGCGCAATTACATCGGAAACGAGCTTGCAATCTTTCGCCTCTTCCGGGGTAATCTTGATATGGAACATCATTTCCACCTGCTGAATCATATCGAGAAAATCAATAGATTCCAGCTCTACCTCGTCACGGAGATTAGAGGCAGGGGTTACTTCGTGCTTTACCCATGATGTTTTCAGGCTGTTCACGATAGCGATAATGCGAGAGGTTATTTCTTCTTTTTTCATATTACCTTTTTTACCTTTTTACTTTTTTACTTTTGAAATGACAAATGAGGAGTTTGTACCTCCAAATCCAAAGGCATTACAGAGGATATGATGAGGGGAATAATACTTAGGGAGCATCACCAGGTTCAATTTCGGGAAGGCGTTCTCCTCGGTAGTGGCTGCATGGAACAGACGACCGTATGTAAGCATGATGGTAGCTTGTACGGCTTGCGATACACCTGCCATCCAACACTCGTGACCCGTCATACCTTTTGTAGCTACTACGTTCGGACAGATAGGGAAAATTCTCTCTATTGCCTTTGCCTCGGCTTCATCGCCCATCGGTGTGCCGGTAGCATGAGCAAGTACTACGTCTATCATGCCTTCATCCAAACCTGCATTCTCGATGGCATTCAGCATAGATACTTCTTCCTGATAACTATCAGGGGTAGTGATAGCTTTTCCATTGGTAGAGAAGCCATAGCCGGAAAGGGAAGCGAATGAATGCACCTTCTCTTCTTTCAATCGAAGACTATCCGATGGTTCGAGGATGATGCAGGCTGCGCCGCCCGATGGTGCCAATCCGTTTCTGCCTTTACCAAACGGCTGCACTTTATCAGGTGAGAAGACACCGAGGGCATCGAAAGCTTCCATGCAGTATTGAGATCCGCATTCCTGCGCGCCAATCACAATTACCATTTCAGTCTGTTTGCTATCGAGAAGCATCTTTGCAAGACCAATGGCATGCCCCCCTCCGGCACAGGCTGCGCTTACGGTGAGCGATAAACCATGAATGCCGAGGATAGTAGCTAGGTTCATGCTGATAGTGGAATTAAGTGAACGGAATAGGGTTGTTACCGGAAGTCTACGATTAGAGATGTTCTTTTTTACGTGAGAGACCACAACTTTGCTTTCATAACATTCTGAGTCGTTACTTACGATAAGTGAAACATTATGGTTTTCAAGAAACTCCTTACTGACCTTTGCTTTCTTCAGCGCCTCGAATACCGTATCGAGCACATAAAAACCATGTGCAGGCATACATTCGTATTGCGCATGGGTAAGTATATCCAGACACTCTGCTTTCCAACTAGGTACATTGCCACATAAATCGGAATTGTATTTATCGCGGCATTCGTCGTGATGCAATCCGCATTTACCCTTATAGAGGTTCATGGCTACTTCTCTTGTACTTCTGCCTAGGGCAGAATGAATACCAGTTCCGGTAATCAATATCTTTTTATCCATTTTTATTTCGTTTTTATATTATAAAACATATTTTCTATTTAAAAGCTTTTGCCCTTACAGGGCGACATAAACCACATCCTATATACCCAGGGTGTTGCCCTGGGCTAGGAGCTTCTGCCCTTACAGGGCGTACACTGTTAACTCAACCTCGCCCATTCCCGTCTTGGCATCGATGGTGGTATTCACCTTGTCTATGAGGCATTTCATACCGTCTATGTTCCACCATTCCTGCCAGTGGTTCGGTATATCGGCCACTTGCGCTACGGTAGTGGTACATCTCACCATAAACTTCTTTCTGTTCAGAAGGAAATAGGCGTAGGGGAGGACGAAGGTATCAAATAAGCCGCGGGAACGGACCTTCTTAACCACCTTACCATTTTTATCTACCTCATCTTTATCACAAAGTACTACATTTTGATACTTCGGATCACTTAACCACGATGGTTCCTTGAAAGCACGTATCTTGAGCGAGAATTTTTCACCTTCGCCCGTTCCTTCCTGAATACCATTATAGTCAAATTCATTGCCCATCATATCCAGTGAATCGCATGCCAGGGCATACTTACCAGATACGGTACGCCATTTGGACGTTCCGAAGTGGTCGTAATTATAATCGTAAGACTGGCGGGTAGCATCGCTACCACCACCTCGCATCAAAGCAACCGCATATCCCCAGCGTGAATCATCCTGCAACGGAGAATTGCCATCATCGGTGCTCGACGGGTCGTAGCTTTCTACGAGTGATAGTGTCTGCTGCATGTAGAAATCACAGAAAGCAGTAGAGATAGTCTGATTGATAATCTGCTCCACAAACTCATGCTCCATATCCTCATCTACATAAGCACAGAGGATAGGCTGACTATCGGCGATGGTTACACCATATGTCTTGCCGTTGTAGGAGTCGATTGCCTCGTGAGAGCCATAGGCAGCTTCTATCTCCTTGAAATAGTTCACATCATTGAACGGAACAGGAGTAAAATCTACCGAAATATCGTGAATGAAATCTTCGTTCTCATCGCTGCAATCTCCATATTCTACACCCTTAAACTGACCTACCTCAAAGAGTACCGGTTTCAAGTCGGCTGTCGTGGTTGCATCACTATTCACCTTTACGCGATAAGCGTTGCCAGTCTTGCGGTCGATATAACAATGCTTATCTCCACTACTCAGATTATGGAAGAAATCGATGTAGTCGAGATTATAGACGGTGGAGTTATCGCCACTATCTGGCGCAGGGTAATCGATGTAATCATAATCGGTAGAATAACCCATGTTCTTATTTCTACGGCTATCGAGTACATTCTGACGCTGATCTTTTGCATCACTCTCTGCAGAATAGCGCATACGCACACCTGTAATCTTCTCGGTCATCGGGACCATGGAGTGGATGTTGGCATGAAACGTTCTTGCCTCATTACCGCTCTTGCGCAACACATCACGGGTAAGATAAGCTGTTACCTTCTTCTGCTCGTAATCATACGAGAACTTGATACCAAAGGCACTTTCAAGAGATGAGATTACGGTGCTTACGCTCTCATCAGGGAAATTGCCGCTGTTGGCTACCATATTAAGCACGTTTGCCTGTACCTTGAACTTGCTGATTTTTGCCTCGATGCTGATACTAGTAACCTTGCCGCCATCATCGCGAACCTCACCAACCTGTATATGCTCGGTGGTGCCTTCAGGTGTGTGGAGTGTTAATTCCTGCACGTCCTTATTCTCTGCCTTTACGATATTAATCTTTCCACCGCAACCACGGCTTTCCAGCCATGAATTGATATGCTCCTGGCTTTGGAAATAACCCGTCTTGATTTCGCCAGCTTTCTTCTTCTTGGCGATGACTTCGGCATCGTCTTTTCGGTAATAAGTACCATGGTGAGGGTGAAGATTAGGTTGTTTTGCGCCTGTAGGATCTTCCTCGTCGTACTGGTAACTGACGGTATCGTAGCTGCATACGGTCGTGAAGAAACAAAGATGCTTCAAATCCTCTATCTGCATTAAGGCTCGCTTATCGAAAGTTACACCCAGATAGTCAAAGAGGCAATCGAGGAAATAAAGCACATAGAAGCAGATACCCGACTGCGGACGTTTGGCATCCAATACCCAATAAGGGTAAAGGTCTTCGTTCGTCCAGGTACAGTCTTTCGTACTAATAACACCGCTCGCCGTCTTCTTGTCATCATCAAGACCATGATGTTTGTAACAGATACGGGCGTTGCAGTAAGCGGCTGCCCTGCCCGCGCCATCGGTTTCGCCATAGGCAGCAGCGGTGTTTATATAGTTACCGTTATTTGCAATGGTAGGCTCATTTACTGTATGGTTCTGCGGATAGGAACGCTCTGAGAGCTTATACGCATCACCTTTATAATGCTGGGTAGATGTGCTTGTATATTCCTTACAACTGGCAGGATAAGAGAAACCGAGTGCTTGCGGTTCGAGAACCTTGCTTACGCTTACGTGGGCGGCTCTGATTTCGTGGTTTTCCGTCTTATCATCCTTATGCTTACCTCCGGTAACAAAAACATTTACCTTTACCACAGGGTCGCTCTCTATATCCACCCTCACATTACCGATTTTCTCACCGATGATAATCTGGTCCTTTACAGGAATATCACGGCATTGCAGGTCGCTGATAAGCTCGCTGAAACTCTGGGTGCTGGCATCGATGTTCATAGAGAGGGAGTTGGTTATCTCCTCACCATCCTGCATAACCAAGGTACCGCTGCGGAATGGCAATCCGTCGGCATGAATGCGAGTAGGCAGGTGCTCCATATTCACGGCTTTCATGGCGGCATGAATATCTTCGATGTTCTTTACAAGCCATCGGTTGCCGTCCAGCGGAATAGAGAAAGGATAGGAGAACATTTCCGTATCGTTGAACACGGGGTTCTGGTCCTCAATATCTATTGAGAAATCATCGGGCAAAGATACCGGCTTGTCGTTTATCAATATAGTAAGATGTGAGTTCATTTTCTGATTTCTATTTTTGCTTTATCGTATAAATCTATGAGGCGATCGGTGAAGGTATCAATGGTTGCCGTACCAAAAGCATTGATTTTCTGGTGCCCATGGTCGTGAAGGGTGCCATCAGTGATGAAGACTACACTCTGGTCGTAGCTTTCTGCATCGCTGCCAGTTACCAGGTGGGCATAGTTCCTGGCGATACCGTAACCTGCCTTGATAGTAGCCTTGCTGCCATCCAATAGCTCTACTTTGCAGCCTTCATTCATCACGAGGGCGGTAGCCGCATTATGGAGGATAACGTGTGCCTTGCCTAAGACGTATATCTTTCGGGAGGAGTAGAGGTGGATTTCCTCGTCTGTATCGCCTACGAGGACGGTACCGGTGGGCGAATCTTCATTATAGAAGATACCACCCTGGTTTATATCTGCCTTAAACTCCGGATATACCGCCTTGAAAGCATCGATTACCTGCTGCGGTACCTCGGTGATTAAGCCGTGCCAGTATTTGCGCCATGCCTCGCACATTTCCGGAATACTCTGCGTGCTCTTGAAAGCATGCTGAGATTCCTGGCAATTGCCGCTCTGGGCGAGGATATGGACGCAAAGGGTCTTGAAACGCTGCGTGCGCTGTTCTGGGGTTTCTTTATTCTTTGCCATATTGCTTTTCTTCTTTGTTTATAGGGCAAAGATAGGAGGTTTTTTCTTATTAGGGGGGACATAAAAATGTTGAATGTTGAGTGTTGAATGTTAAATTAGCCTAGCGGACGCAAGGGCGTATGCCTAATTCAACATTCAACACTCAACATTCAACATTACGCATAGCGCTACGCTTCGGGATCCTCTTTGGCTTCTTCTATAGTTTTTGTGAGAATAGCTTCATAGCCGGAAAGCTCCTCTTCGGTCACGATGTCAGAGAAATCCTGACGAAGTTGGTCTATGCGCTCCTTGATGCCTTTCACTCTTGTTTGGGTAGATGGCTTATCCTTACGAAGGATATACTTGATGCGAGCATCGGCTTCTGCTTTGTGCTTGGCGGCTGCATCGCGTGCTGCCTTTACTTCCGGACGGTCGTTGGCAATTTTCTCGGCTACCTGCTCGGCAAAACGAGGGTCGCGAGACTGCGCCTTCTCATAGAATGGCTTAAACTGGGTACGGAGGGTCTGAGGGTCCACGGTAAAGGTTTTCTTTACATAGGCGATATATTCAGGGTCTCCGGTCTTCTCGCTTAGTCGCAGATAACACTCGCCCATCTCTCTATCTACAGCCTTGAAGATTTCCGGAAGAATATCGCTTTCGATTTCTACGGCTCTTGTGGCGAGAGCGGCAATCTCATCCTCGGTGTAGACGGCACTTTTGCCTTGAGAGATGGCTTTCTCGTTGGCTTCAGCCCTGGTCTTAGCCTGTTCTGCCTTGCTTGCCATCTCGCTGCGGAGGTCACGCACGGTGTTCACCTGCTCCTGCAGGGCGGTAGAGAGGAACGGACGCAACTGCATTAGGTTGGGCATGGTGGCAGCGATACTTTCGCCGTTAGGGTTGGCTACGATACCATTATAGGTAAGCGGCTGCAGGGTGGTGTCCGGTTTCAGGCTAGGGAAGAGAGACTGCTTCGCATCTTCCAGGGCTTTCTTTTTCTGAAGTTCGGCATACTCAATCTGTTCCTGCTTGGTAGGTCTGCCCACACGTCGCTTGTCGGTAGCAGATGATGCAGCGTTAGCTTGAGAGTTGCTGTAGCTGTTGAGATAGGCGATCATCTGTCGGGTACGGCGATGATAGTCTTTAAACTTACGTGAGTTCTCAATAAATGAGCGTGCGTTACTTGCACCCTCCAGTAGAGACAATCCCTGCTCATAGGCATCCTTCTGTTCCTGGGTAAGCATTCTTGCGCCGATAGCTGGCTTCAAGATGCTGATGATTTCCTGTAAAGATAAATTTTCCATAAATCCTTGTTTCTGATGTTTATTTGAAAATTAAGAATATTTTTTGCCTGTTTTAGACTTGATTCCCGATTAAACGTCAAATTAAGCGGTTTTTGAAACGCTTGATGCGACATTAAACCGAAAATAAGCCTTTTTTAGCACAGAATAGGTGTTACAAAGATACGAGAACCTTTTTGGTTGTTGTCGTAACCTTCGATGCCGTCCCTGCTATCCGATGATGAAGCGATGGAGGCGTTACTCGTCGATGATGAAGAGGTACTGTCTTCTGCGGCACTCTCAGCTTTGGCTGCATCGAGTTTGGCTTGCTTCTCGGCTTCCTCTTTCTTCAGCAACCGATGAATGCTTTCCCTTACGGTGATGGCATCATTGTGCGCCGTGGATCGGGTCAACTTATCGAAGTTGATAACTGATGTACGCTCCTTGAGATAGGCGGCTACAAGCTGACGTGCCTTCTTCAGCATCTTGTCGTTCTCATCAGCCTGCAAGAGGCGAGGGATGAAATCTTCGCCAAATGCCTCTTCCAGATACTCACTCTGGATGAAAAGCATATCAGGGATGAGACGCACAAACTTATCTCTGTTGCCGTAAATATCGAGATACGGCTGCAAAGACTCGCAAGTAGGGAAAAGCAGATCCCGATGATAATAGTAGTACTTACTTTCTTGCCAGAGGGTTACGATTTCCTCTATCGCCTCATGCTGCTTCTTCTCGGCTTCTTCTGCATCATCTTTGCCGCTATCGGTTCCTTCATCGGTTCCTTCTGATGGGGAACCCTGGTTACTGCCATCTGAAGGGGTGCTGCCTTCTGCACCATCGCCCGCTGCATCGATAGGCATAGGTGTATTCACTTCCTTAGCCCATCCCTCCAAGAGGGAAAGCAGGTTATTGAGCGAGGTCATGGCAGACTGGCGATAGCTTTCCTTGCCCTGCGCTATCTGCTTGTCGGTGGCTACTGAATAGTCGTTGCTGGAGGCTACATTGATACCGGAGCCATTCACAGAAAGGGCTTGCTTCTCGATGTTCTGCGCCATCGCATCATTCACAATCATGCGCTGGGCATAAAGCAGAAGCTCATTCCATGGGTCGTTGACGTAGGTACCATCACCAACAGCTTCATAGAAGACCAAAGGGTCTAGGCTCGCATACTGCTTGCAGAGACGGTCGTATAGGGATGCTCCAAGGCGAGGCTTCAAGAAGTCCTTTTCGCTATTGTCGAGCATACCCTGCAGGTTGGCTACCTCGTCCACGGCATTGCTGGGGAGGTGAAGCCTAAGTTCTTGATTCGTAAAGAGTATCATTTTTTTTGCTTTTACGTTATTATATATGGACCAGCGATGGAATCGCTGGGAACGGGGGCGATAGGGGGCTATGGAGCGGTTATCGCCACATAGGGGCTATTCCTGCCCCTGCTTTGCCACTCCGGTCTTCGAGTTATCGAGGGTAGTTAATACCTCCCGGTCTATCTGCCATACCAGATGCTCGTCAAAATCGTTAAAGCGGCTCAAAACTTCCAGCGGGCGTATCATCAACTGCTGCAAGGGGGCAAACTGAATCTGCTTGACCAGGAAACGCTCTCTCAGGTCGGTACCGCCCGATGATGCCGTATCGCCAGGGGTGTTGCCGATAAGCTTTGCATCAAGTCCCATGGCAAAGAAGATGATGCTGCTTATTTCCTGCAACTCGGTTTTGTCGGCATTCGCCTGATCATTTGCCTTGTTTTCGATTTCTACGATTTCCCAAGCTTTGTGCTCTTTCCCATCGCTGCCCGTGAAGGCAGAGGAAATGAGCGCCTGACCTGCATTATCGGGGTTAGAGAGCCAGGTATTGATAGAAGTAAAGATTTCGTTCTGAATCTCGCCCTGGGTTTTCTTTTTCTTCTCACCCTGCTGCTGATAGAGCCTGCTGATATAGTCCTGATGGATATAGATAACTCTACCGATGATGTTGCTGTTGCGCTTTCGGGTAAGGCGGTCATCTACGATGGTGAAGGCATACTCAAAAATGCTGCCGGCAAAGATGGAGTGCCAAAGGGCATCGGCATAGTATGGACCGCCGAAATCTCTTGGCGACATGATGAAGCGAGTAGGGCGTTTCTTGCGGCTTACGTTCTTCTGACGTGCCTCGCGTATCTTGCGCTGCAAATCCTTCACGGCTGATGTAGTAGGGAGATAAGGGATAGCCGCTATCTTGCGGTCTTCTTCTTTCTGCACGCCGACGTATTGGGTAGGGTCGAGCCATTGATTGCTCACGTAGGCATAGTTGATGCGGTAGTTCTCGTCCATGCGTTCCAATCGGGTGGTGAAGATGCTGCGGTGCTTCAGACCGATCACCTTCGGGGTCCACTGGGCAGTAGGAACAGCTTTTCCGTTCTCGTCGAGGGAACGCTGATTGAGCTGGAGCTCTACAAAGCATTGTGACATCAGAGCCATATCTCCTGCCAGGTCGAGGAAGGTCTGCATCAGGTCGTTGTTTTCCAGGAAATCACGAAGCTGGGCATTGGTTTCTTCCCATTTGCGGAGAGCTTCTTTCAGAGATTTCATCTCCTCGCTTTCCCCTTCATCGGAGGATAAGACCTGCGATTGAACCGCAGAGAACGGTGACTCCTCCTGCTGAGACTGCCCGTTCTGGGTCTGCTGCTCGTTCTGGCGCTTGGCTTCGGCGGCTGCCTCTTCCTTGGCTTTCAGGTCAGCTATCTGACCTCGGAGCAAAACTCCGGCACTCTCGTAGGGGATATATTTCTCTGTGATGTTGCCGCCTACGTACTGGGTGTAGTGGTACTTGGCTGCTGGACCGCGACCTACCAGTATCTTCTTGATGTAATCAACTCCTGCTGCGGTAAAAGGCGACATACGGGAGAGCATCCAGATAAGGTTTGGCAGTCGGTTGGCCATACCCCATTCCATAAAGCCTAAGCCTTCGGTACCTACGTCCTTCGGCTTGCCCATGTTCTCGCCGCCACTCGATGCAAAGATAGTGGAGACTTGCTGACGTGCTGCAGAACCGCCTGCGTCGCCACCGCTTGCCGACATACCGGCTGTGGTAAGGAGCATGCTGTGAACGTAGTCGTTCCAGGAAAAGACCTTACCGCCGCCATTTTTAAGCGGTGTAAAGGCATCCGGGCGAACGGCTACATAGCCTGCATCTTTCAGTTCCTCACTACGATTTTGGAGCTGCTGCAGGTTGGTTACTCTGTTTTTGTTTTTGCTTGCCATTTTTGCGTTTCTTTTTATATGTTATCCTGAATGTGATGGAAAGAGAGAAGGGTGGCGATATACGCACACCCGCTTTTCTCTCTCTATTTCTGAGTGTAAAATTAGCGCTTTTTATGGTTTTGGAAGGGACAAAGAGGGGAGGGACCAGCGATAGAATCGCTGGGAACGGAGGCTTTTAAAAAAGTGTACGGATGCCTTTACATCTATCATTTGTTTCTCCTTATCTTTTCCATTTCCTCATTCTCTTTCGACAACCTTTCGAGGTGTTCAAGAACGAGGGAATAGGACTGGGTGTTGACCTGGTCTTCCGTTAAGCCGGCATACTTCTGCATCGTGGCGGTGGTGGCTGTGTAGATTTCCATCGGGGTTTGCGGCTTTTTATTATCTACCTTCTGCACCTTAAAAACGTGAGGGTAGCGATGGGCTAGGGTGTGCATGATGCCGCTCCACCAGAAGAGGATGACCTGCCAGTTTGCTTCCGGGTATTTGAAGAAATAACCTGCGTTCTCGGTGAACTGCTTCGACTCATAATGAAAATCGTACTTCGTGATGCCTGTTGTCGGATCGACGTACTGGGTGGTGGTGTTAAAGATGGTGGCAAGGAACATGTTTCTTGCACTTGCTACACTCTGAGCTTGCGTCTGGAGTTGTTCCTCGGTGAACTTATTCATCTGCTTCATCTTTACCAGGTTATTGCTTAACTGGGTATAGGTCTGCATCATATCGCTGGCGAAACGGTATTGCTGCCAGGAGAAACCATCGAGGTCGGGATTCGGACCACGGAAGGCTTTTGCGCGACGATACCACTTGGCTTTCTGTCCGATAATCGGATAGGGGAAGCGGGTGAGGAAATTACCGCTATCTGCATCCAGCCAGTCGAGAAGACCTGCGCCCTGGGCGATATACTCAGGGGAGGTCTTATCATCGGTCTTGGCTTTCGGGGAGAGCCAATAGTTGAGCTGCCAGAGGTAGAGGGGGAAATGGCTAGCCGACTGGGGACCAGCGATAGAATCGCTGGGAACGGGGGCACAGAGGGAGAGGAGCTTCTTCAGGAGGCTCTTCTTCTGCGGCTCTATGCTTACCAGGTAATGTTGCTCATTGAGGGGCAGACGAGGGTCGGGATAGGCATTGATGCTTATCCCGGCAAAAAGAAAGAAGACGGCTATTTTCACCTTCTGCATATCGAAAGGGTGATAGCGGTCTACTTTGGCTATCTGCTCCTGCATGATGGCAGCGAGGGCTTCCAACTGGGAGGGAGTACATTGGTTCCAGCCCTTCGGAATTGTAAGATTTATTTGTTCTTGCATAAGCGTTAAATTTAATGTTGATTGTTGAATGTTGAATGTTGAGTTGCCTCACGGACTCAAGGGCGCTAGCCTAATTCAACATTCAACACTCAACATTCAACATTTAATAAAACCTTTAGAATGGCAGGTCGCTGTTCGGATCATCGTAACCTGGCATTGATGAATAATCATTGCCTCCATCTGCTGGCGGTACATAGGCGGTAGCATTGCCGGCGGCTCCGTATGGCTGCTGTGGGTACGTCTGCTGCTGGGAGGTAGGCTGTGGCTGATAGAGGCTGGCGATGCGCTTATTCATGCGAGTACGGATTGCCTTGAAGAGGTGAGAGTTCTCGTCGTTGAAATCCTGATTTACGATGTCAGGGTCTTTATCCTTATTGGCTTCCTTCACCTGCTCTACGAGCTTGGGGAAATTCTTTGCCACTGCCTTGATGTACTCGACGGAGAACGAAATGTGCATTTCGTGGGTAGGTACGCTCACTTTTGTGTCGCCACGTTCGGCTGCAGTCTGGCGAATCTTATTCTTATACGCCTCATTGAAAGGATAGATGCCAACTCTCAGTTTCGCCTGAGTTTTACTTGCATCATTCTTTGATGTCTCTACTCTAATTTCGTTCACATCGATAGGAATGCAAACGTAAGGACGCTGCTTATTCTTCTCATCGATACCTACTAAGACCTTTACTCCATTCAGAGACAAAAGGTCAACATTTCCATTGTAAGAAGCCATTTTTTTTACTTTATTTATTTGTTAAAAACTTATTTTCTTGCCGCCATTGGCGATGAGACTGCCGTAAATGATCGCATTGAGGCGACGGAGCCAACCTGCCTCGAAGACTTGCTGGCTAGGGTGCTTGGCGATGATGCCGGCTATATATTGCTTGCGGCGAGCCTTGATGCGGTCGAAGAACTGCTTAGGGGACTGGGCGTTGAGCGCCTTGAGGGTTTTGTTGCCCACGATACCATCGGCTCTTACGCCAAGCATGGCTTGCACGAGGGTTACGCCTGGTGTGCCGCTAGACCAGACCCAATCTACCAGGATGTTGGCGATGCTTTGGTCTTTGATGTCATCGGCTTTCCATCGGTTCCAGTAACAGCGGCGAAGGATGGAGATAGCATCGGCTTTGGTGATAAGCTTCACGTCCTTTGCGTCTATGCGGCCATCGTTGTTCTTGTCGTAACCTTGGGTTTGCCAGGTTTTCAATGTTACGCCCATGTTGGTAGGACCGCCCTTGTCATTGGGGTGGTTGACGTAACCTCCCTCGAAGGAGAGGATGAAATCTGCAAGAGGTTGAATCTTTGCCATATCTTTTCTGTTTTATCGTTTTTATTTCTTCTGATGGCAAAGATAGCAAATGCTAAAAAGATGATGGGGACAAAGAAAGCCTCCCTGCGGCTTTTGTAGGCGCAAAGAGGCTTCAAAAAATGTTATCCCAATCTTTTTACTTTAAATACTTGCACTCGCTAGTGCGAAATCCATATCACCTATTTCAAAACAAACTACATCATAGCGTGAGCAGACATATAATCCCATATCTTGGTACAATCGTCTTCTTCGGGTTGCCAGTCTGCATCCTGGAAGTAGAAGAGATAAGCTGCCTTGATGATTTCATCTTCTGTCATATCGCTGCACAGGTCAGCGTACATGGCATTGAAGGCAACATACTTATCCCAATCGTTCACCTTATCATGGAACTTCATGCCCTTGGTGGCATTCACTATCTGCGATTTGGTCCAGTGTGCCCCGGTTCCTACCAATTCGCCATTCTCGCCTTTCTTGCTATACACAAGATGGCAGACATCATGGTTGGCCATTTTCTCGCTGTAATGACGATCATAGAACACTGCGTGCTGGTGACGGAGGATGCACCAGTACAATTCCGGATTTGTTTCCTCCAGGGAGGCGAGGTCGCAGCTCAACTGCTCCATCGCCTCCATCATCTTCTTCTCGGTAGCCACGCCGTGAGCGCGGGCCTGATCTATTAACTGAATATACTTCATCGTCTCTTACCTTTCCTTTTGTTGGTGGATAGTCATGCGATGGTGAGTGTTAACGGAGCATCGCACACGAAAGTCTTGCTGCAGGAGCAGCAGGCTACCTTGACAAGACGGTTTTTCACGCTGCCAAGAGATGTGGTAACGTTCGTGATTGCCGTAGCAGAGAAAACAGGAATGGTGAAATCCTGACTTACTACCTGCGAGCGGGTGCAGCAGGAGCCACAGTTGCAAGGCACGTAACTGATAACACCCTCTACGTGAATGGTTATGAGATATTGCGAAGTACCCACGTTGTCAATACTCTTTACTGAGAACTGAGGGTTGAAAACCGGAGTCTCGTCCACGCATGAAGGAGCACAGAGCTGCTGCGTGATATTTACATCATAATAGGGAGCAGTGGCGGTTGCACCTACTGCAAGCGTAGCCATGATGCAGGCTGGAATTGTTCTTTTATTCATAGTCTTTTCTGTTTTAATAGAGCGACGACTTCACCGCCGCATTAATGTTTCACCTGATAGCCCTGGGTCTTCTCTACCGGAAGGTTCTTCTGAAGAAGGTCGGCGAGTTCGTCAAGATCTTCCTCGTCAAAGGTTATAACACCCTCCAGGATAGAGAGCGGTCCTTTGTAGCGAAGCTGCTCTACCACATCGTGCGCCATCTGCGGAATGCTCTCTTCGGGAATGTTCCCGAAATACTTGGCGAGCATCGGAGTGACAAGCGCATTAACCACAGGCTGAATCATCGGTTCTATATCGGCTTGCAGAGAATAGTTGCCACTCACCAGTCCCATGCTGCCGATGGTAGCCTGGAGAGACTGGAGCATAGGCAAGTGCATCAGATTGCCAGCCGCTATCTGAGAGATGGCAGGGCGTGCCCATTCAGACACCACCGCTGCCAGGATTTGCGAGTTCTTGTAATCCATATCGTTTCTTCCTTTTATCCGAAAATACGGTTACTGATTACAAGCGCATCCGCATCCCATCTGACAAACATTGCCCGATGGAATCATCAGCTTGGTAACACTCGAAAGTGAAGCTACCTGCGATTTCAGCACGTCGATGTTGGCGTTGGCAGCGGCATTGTATGCCATCTGCTCTGCGTTGACCGCCTGCTGTGCATCCTTATTGGCATCTACCTTGTTTTCGAGCTGACGAATCTTACCGTCAAGATACTGAGTAACATCTACCATCTTCTTGTCGGTATAGTTCTCGCTCTTCTGGATAGCAAGTTCCGTCTTCAATGTAGAGTTCTCCTGAATAAGGTTGGTCTCACTCTTGGTTACAAAGCGTGCATCCGGATCACTCGGATTGGCAGTCATGCCATTGTTACCTCTACCGAGGTTAAACAAGGATGCACCGCCACCCAGCAAACTGGTAGCCAAACCTGCGATACCAAGTCCAAGGGCGGTATTACCCAATCCCTTGCTGGCAACATCATAGTTGCCATCATTCGTTTTTACCTGCATAGTTTTTTGTATTTAAATTCTTCCAATATCGGAATCGTATGCAAAGGTAACATGAATGAAGTAAACAGAAAAGTGATTTTCATTAGATGTTCTTGCGGATAAATCATGAAGCAGGAACACTTATAGACGAATAAGAAAAAGTACAAACGTGCAGAAGTACATAAGTACAATTGTACTTTGGTACTAAACTACATAGTTTCTTCCAAAGCCTTGATATACGGAATGGCTTCGTCCCTGATAATGTCGAGGAAGAGTTGTGCAGAACGCTTCATAGGTACATCCTTCATACAGTGGGCATTGCTCATCAGTTCTTCTCCTATGCCATGGATAGGACGAGCTATAAGGGTAGGGTGGTTCTTCAGATACAGCTTCGGCATAAAAGTAACCAGGTGAGTATCTTCTATGATGGCAAGGTCTTCGTCTGGGTCGCTGACGATACACTTTACGCTTAATTTGGTGAGATCGTTCTGCAAATATTGCTGAAAAGTGTTGAAAACACGTTCGCCTACATCGGGCATGATGATGCCGTGCTTCAGCAGGTCATCGTATGTTACCTTATCTTTCCTGCCAAGAGGGTGTGTGTTTCTCATGATGGCACAAATACTGAATGGGATGCAAGGCTGGCTCTCGATGCCCTCGTTGGTATAGGCTTCGTTCATCGTAAAAGCGAGATCCAGCATGTGGTCTCGCAACAGGCGGTTCAGGCTCGTTGCCTTGGAAAATTCGGCATTCACTCTTACGTTAGGGTATCGCTCCATGAATATAAGTGCAGCCACACGGATATAGGGTGCGATAAAGGAACCTACGCCGATGCGCAGTTCTCCGGTCATGCAGTTGTTGAGTGCATTGATATGCTCCTTGCAGTCTTCCGCCAACTTCAGTATTTCCTTAGCACGTGGCAGAAGTGCCTCCCCGTTCTCGGTGAGCATGATGCTGTGCGATGTGCGTATCAGCAGCTTGCATCCCAGTTCATCCTCCAGAGCCTTGATATGCTGACTGATGGCGGATTGGGTGACAAAACATCGGGTGGCGGCAATACTGAAAGAAAGCGTCTCTGCCACATACACAAACGATCGTAAATGTCTTAGCTCCATAATCTCTTACTCTTTAAAATACATTATATATATTAAAATTTTATGCTGCAAAAATAAGAAAAATATTCTATGCGGAAACGCATTTTGCATAAAAAAATCTAATTATGGGATAAGAAATTAAAAACTGAAAGATATGTGCAGTTTTAAATGCGAAAAGCCCCGGTATCTTGCCTTATTTTACTAAGGATCAATACCGAGGCTTTGATTTATAGAGTAAATTGCCAATGGAAACGCATTGGATAGGGGGAGCGATTATTCATCGTTTTCGCCGGGCGTAGAGGTTTCATCATTGACAGATGCTACCTGCTTGCTCCGCTTAGATAACTGCTGTGAAGCGGAATTGGTATCGCTCTTGTCAGTTCCGCTTAAACTTCCCCCGATGTGCCTACACCGTTGCAGAGAGAATCCCAGCCACTTTCTGGTGCGGCAATCTCATAGCGGCCATACATGGTCGGACTGAGGGAACCGCTCAGTGTCACTGTACGATCATCCTCAGGTTTTTTGCCCGTGTCTCCCTTAATATTACCGGAGTCGTACTTGAAGTCGTGCTGCTTGTCGTAAACGAGGATTGATTTATCACCATCCTCGATGATGTAACCACATTTAAGGTTATTGAGACCACGAGCCACATACGCAGAAGCGGCACTTACGCTCTCAAGAACGTAGTCCAAAGTCTGCTTAAAGCCCTTTCTGAAGCCCAAGTTTTCCCAGGTGTGACCCTGACCGCCATCCTGGCACTCAAACTTGTAGAGACCCTTACCTTTCTTGAAGGACGCAGCTGTCAGCGCTGCATAGGTGTTCTTACCTACCTCTGGTGAGAGAGGGGCAGCGAGCTCACTCTTGATAAAGACATATACGTTTACGCCAAGACCACCGAAGTTCTCCAAGCATTCGTTCTCGGAGAGAATATCCTTGATCTCTGGGCATGTTACATTTTCTGCCATAATTGTATCTTTTTTGATGATTAAACGAAATGGCGGCGGAAGCCATATTCCGCCAGGTCAGGCGACCGCCGCCGAGGATTTATAGAGGACTGCCTTTTTGCCTGTTGGACCAGCGATGGAATCGCTGGGAACGGGGGCAGGGGAGGGGGTTAATCCTTCTTGAAGAAGGCGGTGATACCCATGCTCATACCGGTGGCGGCGAACTGAATCTTCTTCTCCTTGCTGCCAGTGCTCCAGTGAGAGAATACATCGGTAGTGCCCTCTGCCTCCAGGGTAATAACCTGGTTAAGAGTTGTGCCTACTGGCTTAGTGTACTCTACGCCGTTTACCTTCACCTTACCATCGGTAACAGGAGAAGCATCCTCCATTGCGGTTGTTACCACAAGGTTAGAATTGGTGTAATCACCAGCTACGTACTCTGCTGTTGCAAGGTTGCCGTCTGACATCGCAAAGGCGTATTTGAACGGATTGCGAGGTGCCAACGCTCCCTGAATTGACTGAATCTGAAACTGCACGTCACGCATATCTGTGTCAGTGCCGACCTTAACACCGACGTAAGTCTGGTTGCTAAGTGTATCAACGCCATAAACGAAGTTCTTCTCGATGGTAGCGTACATACGATCGCCCTCACCGAAGTCTGCGATAGGGCAGAGGGTTACACGAGAGAGACCTGGGAGTTTGAAGTTACCGCCTACCTCATAGTCAACCTTGAAGTTGCCGTGGAACTTGTTAGCGTAACCTGCAGCGATGTACTGGGCTGTCTGCTCGCTCATATAAACGAGTGTATTCTGCTTGCGCAGACGGGCATCCCACTTCATGTGCCATGCCAAGAAGTTGTCGTATGGAGTAGAGTCGTTGTTATCAGAAGGCTCTGAGATTGACTCACAAGGAATCAAGTTGCCGTTAGCCACGCTGATGATGCCAGCCTCGATGTCGTGCTTGATGCAAGTGTGGAAACCGTCGTAGAGAGCCAAAGCCTGCTCTGAAGCTGGAGTGCTCTCATCGCCCTTATCAAGACTGATGTCACCATTCCACAAGCAAGCGGTAAGGTTGTCGGCATAGTTAGCGAGGATAGCAGTAGCAGCCTCTGTAGCGAGAGGGTACTGACCCTGTGCGTTGATACCGAATACTGTTTCACAGTACTTATCGATGTTATCGGTATAATGGTCCCAAGCAAGCTTGCAGACGATTGTACGTTCTTTCAAAAATCCCGCCTCGCTGTTCACCTTAGTGTGAACATCCTTACGACGGGTGGTACCGCCCTTACGAAGCAAGATGTGAGTTGTGCGCTTGAACTGGATACCAGTGATGATGTCAATCTTCAAGCGGTCCATCTCCTCAGCATCGGTGTAACCTGGACCCATAAGGATTTCCTTAGTTACCTGCTCGGCTACATGCTGCAAGGCAGTAGTGCCAATAAAATCTTTAGGAAGTGTTGCCATAATTTCAATTACTAATTAAAAAATGAATAAGAATGTTTTAACCTGAATACTTAGTGTTATCCTGATGATGGAGGGCTTACTCCTCGCCTCGCATAAAGCGCTCGTAAGCTGCCTTGCGCTCAGCATTGGTTTTGTACTTCGATGGGTCGAACTCACGGAGGTTCTGAGCCTTTGCGCCCTCACCGTTGTTCTGAGGTGCTGCACCCTGCGCTGGCTCCTCGCCTGGATTCTCGTTCAACTCAGCAATCTGAGCGTCCTTGTCGGCGATGGTCTGCTGGGCAGTAGCGAGTGAAGCCTGGGCGGTCTTCAGCTCCTCATCTACCTTTGCCTTCTCCTCATCAGCCTTTGCCTTGGCATCGGTGAGGGCCTTGATGTCCTCATCGGCCTTAGCCGCTGCCTCTTTCAGGTTCTTAATCTCCTCGTCCTTCTGGGCGATGGTTTCAGCGAGTGCGTCGTGCTTAGCCTGAAGGTCAGCAAGACTCTGCTCTGCTGTGGTGGCTTTCTGCTTTGCAGCGGCCACTGCCTGCTCCTGCGCTGTAAGATGAGCTTCGAGGGTGTCGAGCAATGGTGCATTCATAAATGCGCCTTCCTCCTTTACCTCAATCTGCTGACCATCCTGCATACCGCAAGCGGCGTTGATCTTTTGATAATTTGCCATATTGATTGATTTTTGATGAATAGTATGTTGATGATTCTCTGTCTTTGCTGAAGAAGCCTTGTCTGGCTCCAACTGAGGGTCGTGTGCCGGATGATCGGATGGCTCATTCAAACTGCCTTTCGTTTCGTTTTCATCATCAGATGGCTTTCTGACGATAGGCTCGGCTGTGCCGTTGTAAAGGGCAAAGCAACGCTTTACGCAAGAGAAGAAGTCACTCTGGTCATCCATCAGAATACCCTTTACTTCCTCGGCATCGAATACCTTTCCATGAAGGTGCTCGTCCTTTGCAGCAGGGCAAGCCTTCTTAACATCGGCTCTAAACTCTACACCCAGTTCGCCAAGTTCCTTAACCAACTTCTCGCTATCGCCATCGTTGGCAATATCACGGAACTCACGGTTCTTGTCGAAACTCTCAGGGTCGTATAACTCGTGATAAGTTTCATCGGTAAACTGGTTTTTGCTACCATCGGCCTGCGTGTAGAAGGATGCCATCACACCGATGCAACCGATTTCGTCCTTCGGGTGCATGTAATATCGCTCATCGCAGAGAGAAGCGAGATACATACCTGCCGATGCACACATGCCATCGACGAAGGCGATGACTGGCTGACCCTGTGAACGGGCATAATTGATAGCCTGCTCGTAATCGTTCTTTGCCCAAGCGGAACCACCAGGAGTGTTGATGATGAAGATGTGACCTCGACAGAGGGGATGATTGGCCGCTTTGATCATCATGTTGCGATGGTCGATAGAACCATACGAGCAACCGCCACCATTTCGGGTGATAGGACCATCGACGGTGAGCACAGAAACAAACGGGAAGTTCTGAGCATCATCATTACTACTATCAAATGCCCACTGACCTCTCACCTGCTTACCATCCTCGGAAATCTGATATTCCTCCGGGTAATAGATTGAGCCATCGGCTGCATTCACGGTTACGAAGCCGCAGGTAGGTGCGGGGCGTTCGTATACGGCATGAGCATTCAAATTCTGCTCCAATGCCTTCCGTATGCCGTGAACAAAGTCAGGCGAAATCATCCACTTCTTCTCGGTCAGAATTTCATAAAGACCTTTCATGTGGGTAATAAATTTTTAAAAATAAATGTATGTTATCGTTATCCTGAATACAAATCTCCTTACCTTATTTAGCAAAAGAAGACCTTTCAATATTTCTGACGGCAAAGGTAAAGGAAATACATGGGCATATAGGGACAAAAAAAATGTTGAATGTTGAGTGTTGAATGTTGAATTAGCCTAGCGGATAAAACAAAAAACCCTGCGATCCTCACGGACAGCAGGGCTAAAATTAATATAAAATTTCGATACTATGAAATATATGTTTACTAAAACTAGAAGATAATTAAGTACTATAAATTTATAATTGATTAAGCAATCGTTATCGGAATAAACTCCGACATCGCCTGACAGATAGCCGTAATGCTACGGGTCTCAGCATCTTTCTGAGCAGTCACGGAATCAGTGATACTGAAGGTGCCAGGCAGAGTATGGCAGAGATAAATCGTGTCATCCTGCTTACGCAAGACTATATAATAGTCCTTTCCGTGCATTTTTTTGATGATTTCGGGTATATTCGCCTTTCCGTCACTAATATTGGCTGTAATCTCGAACTTGAAGACGGTACCATTGCCACCCTCTGAAGAAGTCTGCTTGGCGGTGATGCTATCGGATATGATGTAATTGTCACCTTCGCTGAGGGCAACATGGAGTGCTTCGCCGGCAAAGTGGCAGCCGGTTATCTGCGATATCATCGGTATGCTGAAGGGAATAGGAACGGAGCTTTCCCGTACAGCATAAAAATAAGCATCGGTTACTCCGTCAAGAAATAACTCTCTGCAACTATCAGGTAATTTCATAACTTTTCCTTGATTTAACTATTATTTAACTTTTGTTTAGATAAGAATTAACATCTATTATATAAGGTGTAAAATCATAGCCACTGCACTTCGTCGATGCGGTTAGGCTTATCACGGCTATCTTTATACTGCATATCCACGCAGGAATAGCTCTTAAAGAAACAGTGCTCCGTGCGGAACCACCTGCCGATAATGCGGCGCAACACGTCTTTCTCTTCCTCGCTGGCTTCTATGCCGTATCGCATTAAGTACCGCTCCAGCATGGCATTATGGGAGCGGGCGATAACCCTGCCTTTGGAGGTGCAGAAGTCGAAGGTGGATAGTGCCCATTCTACCAGACTGCGCTTAAAATCGTTGTTGAGCGAGACTACCAGGGCACGGATACCATGGGTATCAAGCGTAAAGGTAGGCTTTACTGGATAAACGGTATCGACAATCTCTACTTCGCTGGGCAGTCTGATGCAGAGGTAATCATCATGTGCGCCCTTACCATCGGTAAGGCGACCATTGAGCTGCTGCACCTCCTGGAAAGTGAGCCAGCTTCCGGCATCACGGCGCATCACTACCTTGCCTCCTGCAGGGTGTTTGCCCGACAGCATATTGCACCACTGCTGCTGCGAGAAACAGCCGAGGTCGATACGGCTGCTTTTCGCAGGGGCGCTGATAAGCGAATTGCGCATAATGAACTGCTCATGTGAGTAGTTGCTGAACACCACCGGCTCATCCTTGGCCAGGGTGAACTTAGGGACGCGGTGCCGGAAGAACTGGCAGCGGGAGGTTGGGAGACGGAGATAGATATTTGGCACTTTTTTTGAATGTTGAATGTTGAGTGTTGAATTAGGCTAGCGCCCTTGAGTCCACTAGGCCTGCAACTTGTAAGGAATGCTTACAAGTTTATTAATTACTTCAGCGAGAAGCCTTTCTGCTGGGCATAGTAGAGCATGATGGCATCGGTAACGTTCAGGCAATACTTCTGGATAGAGTTACCTTCCTTCGGCTTGGGCACCAGTTTGTCGAGTTTCTTGGTCTGCTCTTCGTCGATGTTGAAGGAGAGCTTTACGGCATCGATATACTTGCCTCCACTATCGGTAGCGCTGATGAAGCTCTCATTGAACTTATCTTTCTCACCGAAGAAGAGATTGATGGCCTCTACCATCTGTTCCTGAGTGAAACCAGGAAGGGTAGGATGCAGCTTGCGGTACTTCTGCGAATAGGTCTGCATACGCTTATCCATATAGTTATTGATGCTGTCGGCATACTCATAGTAGAGGGCGTAATCTTTCGATTTCTCGTCTTTCTTACGGGCAAAATCGAAGAAACCGCTCAACTGACGGAGGCTTGCCATCACGCCGTCAAACTGCTGAAACTCGCTGGCACCTTTGAAGATTTCCAGCATATCGCCCTTCACCTGGGTAAGAAGGTTTTCGAGCATTTCGGAGAGGAACGTGATCTTATCAAGATTAATGTTCAGATGGTCTACCTTTTCCTGCATACCCGGCTGGCTGTAGTCTACGTAGTAGCGTGACAAATGACCGAAACTGAGGAAATCGTAAGTTATCTCACTGTGCAGATTTACCTGCACAAGCAGGGCATAGATGGCATTGGCCAACTTTGCATCTTTTTCCTGGATAGCCTTGATGAGGGGTGCCATCTGAGGTGCGCCCTGCGGTATGCGGTTGGCAGCACGTACCAGTTCGTTGCGGTTGCGCACGGCATCGGCAAACTGAGGATCAGCGAAGATTGTCTCCAGGGTTTTGGCGTATACCTCAGATGGCACATCCTTGAAATTGAAGGTGTAGATGGTAGGGAGCTGACGGATTTTAGCATCCCGCCTTGCCAATGCCTCCATCTGGTGTTGCTTTTTATTTTTGTTTTTATTTCCCATTGCTATTTTTTTTTTTTAATGTTAAGTGTTGAATGTTGAATTGCCTGACGGACTCGATGGCGTATGCCTAATTCAACATTCAACACTCAACATTCAACACTCAAATTACCCCTATTTACCATAATGAGCGTTAGAGATAGCGAGTAGTGATTTTACCTTTAAATCTCGAAGTCCTTATCATATTCCATCATTCTCTCGGTAATGATGCGATGAATCAGATAGCCTATTTCCTTGGCGTTAGGATGCGCCTTGCCGGTACTTTCATGGAAGCGGAGGTCCAGGATATGTTTCCACTCCTTGAGAGTATAGGTATAAGCTACCACCGTATAGGTATCGAGAGGAAGAATGCCGCGGGCATCCTGCGGCTTCATGCCCGATTTCAGCAAACGGCGATAGAGCCAGTCGGCAATCTTGCAGCCGGCAAGATAGAGGAACTTCTGCCATCGGGTGCCTTCATGCAACCAATGCGGACGGGCAATCTGCACACCACCTTTCTTCTCCAGGTCCACATAGCGTGTGCTCTGCTCGCTGATGCTATTAGGCGATGTGCGGTTCAATTCTCGGCTGGTACTGATCTGCGTGGTAACAACCATGGTCATACGGAGGAGATAGAGCGCCTTTTTGCATTCATACTTCAGTGCCTTCTCGATAAACTCATCTTCCTTCACTTGATATGGGGTTAAGATTTCGAGAATTTCGGCATGCTCGCCGAGGAACTGCATGTTGCTACTAATCCATACCTTCTTTTCCTGCACAGCATAGTTGATGTAAGGTGAAGCAACGAGGAGTGACCAGAGAGACCTCGGCATTTTATTATCGTTCTTTACGAAGAAATAGAGGGTACCGTGACGGAGCATAGAGCGATGTCCGCTCTTCCAGAAACTGTTAACCATCTTTACTGCCTGTTCTTCCCGAAACTCCTCTTTCTTTTCTTCAGAAAGTTTCTCGTCAGGCTGTTTGCCTTTGCTCTTGTAGCAGATTCTGCCTACTCGGGCAACCTGTTGAGTGCCGGTCTTCTGAGGCCACCACTCAACACCAGGAATTATCATTTTCATATCAAATATAAACTATCAATTATTAATTATCTTTCAATGCTGCCTTTATATATTCGGAAAGTTCCTGATTAAGGGTTTTCAGATCTTCCAGACTATATTTAGTCATCTGCAAAGACACTGTGATTACTGCCTGCAGCAGAGCCCAGAGCGAAGAATTGTTGGTGATGACGTAATCGAAACTGTTTATATCCATTGTTACCCGATATTCGTCACGCTTCATTCTTTCGGGAGCGATACCACGAGCCTTGAGGGTTTCGGGCTTGGCAGCTACGTAGATATTCACCAGTTCAATATCAGGGAATCGCTCGCAAATATCCATGATGCCCTTTTCGTCGATTACGTAGATGGCGGCATCTTTTATCTGGTCGAGTTCCGTCCAATACTTGTAGCCTCCATACTCGGTATAGGCAAGCATCTTTTCTCTTGGGATATTGCACTCTTTTACGAAGATGTGCTCTCTGCCGTTTACCTCGCCTTCACGCATAGGTCTGGTGGTATAGGAGCAAAGAATGGGCACATGGAGTGTCATCCGCATCAGCTGGGCAACCGTATCTTTTCCGGAGCCAGCCTGACCTACTATTGCAATAATCATCTGTTTCATATCTTTTGTTTTGTAAAGTTTTTATATATAAATAGAGGGATAAACGAACAACACCGAAACAACACTAAAACAATCATAAGACTCTCGTAAGACTCTCGCAAAATTTTCGCAAAAGCGTAAAGCCTTTATTATCAGCTACTTACGAAAAGTATAAATTTTAACTTTCAGGGTTCTGCCGAACCGATTTGTATATTTATTTCATCCTCTCAAAATCTTGTTTCCCATAGGGAAAAACGTGAGGTTTCTCAGGCGTTCCAGCGAAGGATATTGCTGATTTACTCTGTCTCTGAAATCGTCCATATCGCCCATGTCTACCATATATTTTCCCAATGCCATTTCAAAGTTCACCGGGAACGTCATCGTGATTTGACGGAGGAATTTACCACCCCCTATCATCACATCGATTGCTACTTTCATCCATCGCTGACCTTTCTTGTCGAGCCATGACCCCTTGGGGATTTCTACTTTTCTTTTTGCCATAATCTTATATCTTTAATGTATTAAAAAACTTTTTGTCAATGTTGAGTGTTGAGTGCATTAAACATTCCGCTCACGGTAAACCTGCTGCAGAATAGAGTGATATTCTCCTTCGCCCAAATTCACCTTGAAGGCGTGGATGAGGTAATGATAGCTCACGGTATGGCTGCTGCCTAACTGCCGCCACTTCTGTGAAGCCTGGGCAGCGTTGTACTTCCGGCTGCATGCCGAAAGCTCGTGAAACAGACGTTCGCCATAAGGGTGCGCCTTCAATGCCCAACCTGCCTTTGTCCACTCATCATAGCTTTCCGTGATGTTGATGTTTCGGCTCACTAGGGCTTTTACGATGAGTTCGATGATGCGGTCTTGCGTGCGAGGATCATTCCAGAAGGCTGAGTTGTCGCTACCGCCGTAAGCGCTGGAGGCGTTACTCTGCGGTTGCCGATACATCGGTCGTGCCTGCGGTATCACCTGCGGTTCGTCCATCTGCAAGCCTTGATAAGGCTGCACATTGTTATTAATATATATATGGTCGGCATCATCCCATGAGGCGAAACGCACACGACCGATATTGCCACATTGCTTGTCGAGCACAATGCCCAGGGCGGCATATTCCTTGAGGATAGCCTTGAACTGCTCCTTATGCCTGTCGGGATAAGCCAGGCGAACCAGTCCGAAATATCCTGTACCCGAACAGGAACGCATCAGCAAACCTATCTCAGGACGGAAGCGAGCCACCATGCGGATATTCTCAAAGCTGGTAAGCTGCTGGTTGTCCTGAAGGTCGATGTCGATAGCGAGCCATCCGGTATGATGACAAAGATGTGTTTCACGGCGTGAAACCATCACACGCTGGCCTGGGTGGGTCAAACTATCGTCTTCATAAAGACTGAAGAGACCGCTCAGTGTAGCACCAGGAAGCATCTTCTTTGTTTCGATATATTCCGGCATCTTCTTTGCTTTGCTTCCAAACTGCTGTCGCATGGCTCTCAGCTTCTCTACATACGGCTTCCATCTGTCCGTAAGACAGAACTCACGGATAGACATCTGCGTGATGCACTCGCCAGTCTCCATATCGATGAAGTCACCGTGGGCATCCGTAGCAGACTTGTAGATGGAACATATCTCTTCAAACATACCTTACATATATTATTATATTCAATTTTCGCTGCAAAGATACAAAAATAAATCGAAAAAAGTATAGGTAAACTATATTATATTTGAAATAAGTTATATTTTTAACATTTAATATAGATTTGAGAGGGGGAACCAGCGATGGAATCGCTGGGAACGGAGGCGCAAAGAATGTTTTTTCAAAAATGGGACCAAGATACGAAATCTGGTCCCATTTTGCCGATTCTGGTCTCATTTTAATTTTATTAGCAGAAATGTTAAAGTCCCCTAATTGCTAAAACGGCGTATATTGTCCCCCTGCTGCCACACCATTGTCCCACTGCTTGCCCACGCTGATTTTTTGCTATCTGCTTATTTTTCAGCAACTTTTTATTTTTTGGTCTCATTTTTATATAAATTTCTATAAACAGATGTACGCAGGAGATACAAAATATTTCAGAAATATGTAGAATATATGTATAAAATCACACATTTTCCTCGCTAGCTGCCACTCCCCTATATCCCCATAACTACCTTATTGTCTGAAGTTTACGGCATAGCCGTTAATGCTACTAACTTCTAGTTTGGGGTTAGGGGATTTTGTTTTTAGGGAAAAGAAAAAATACACGGAAAATTTTATATATAGGTAGTAAATCCGGCGAAAAATGAGACCAAGATATACTTTTGAGACCAAAAAGCCCACTAAATCAGCGGTTTACAGAAAGCCCACTAATTTCTCCCCATGGTCGCAAAATGGGACCAAAAAGAAATTTAAAGAAAAAGGCTGCCTCGCTTCACAGCGAAACAGTCTTAAAAAACATAATAATAATAAACTTAAAAACTTAACAACTAATAATCAACAAAACCTTCTCCTATTTATTCTTCATAAACCGGTTAGCCTTATTCAGGCTATCGTGCAACCCATCACGACCGTACATGTTAATTTGGGCGTTGATAGGCTGATTGAGGCGCTGAATGAGCGCATTCACAGCTTGCAGGAGCGCCGCATTGCTTGCAGCATTTGCTGCTATCAGTCCGTCTGCCGCTGACGCGCCAGACGAAAGATTACCATTGCTCACTTGCGTGCCTGCTTCAAGAACATCACCCACGTTGCCATTATCAAATGCCCTTCTTGCTGAGTTTCTTCCGGAATAGTTGCGGTCGTAGTTGACGAGTGCTTTCAGCAAGCCAGGGTTATTCATCATCATGGCATGAGTGGTTTCACGGCCAATCACGATTTCCGGTCCTCTCTCGGCTACAAGAGACGGCTGGCCGTTCACAGAGGTAGCGGTAGGTGTCGTGAGCATCTTCACGCCCTGCATCTGCTTGCCATCATCCTCCTTTGCCCAATATACCTCGCCATTATCAGCCACAAATGGCTTCAAATCCTGCACGTTACCGCTATCGTAGGTAAGCATACCGGTTACGAGCTTGGTGTTGGTAGAAGGAGTGTTGCTCTTCTTCTTACCGCCGCTGAAGGCTGAGTTGAGTGCCCAATGGAGCAGACCCATCAAAGTAGCCATCACACCTGCGGCTGCGATAGGACCAGCGATAGGACCTAGGAAGTCGAAGCACTTACCGATGGCACCAGCAATAGAGAAGGTCATTCCTGCTTGTGTGCGGGCAGCATCCGATTCGGTAATGGCTTTGTTATTGGCTTGCGTTGCGGCAAGGTTGGTAGTGAGCGCCGTTTCCGTCATAGCCATACCCGTATTCAGAGCTATCTTTGTACCCTCGTTCTGCTCCTTGTTTCCGGCAGCAGTTACGTCCGTGATATTCTTAACACCCTGGGTAGTTACCTTCTCACGGTCCTTATTGCCCTTCTTTACCTCCTTGCTCAGTTCCTTCTGGTGTTTCTTCTCTTTCTTCAACTGCTCGGCTTTCTCCTTGTCTTCCTTGGATTTGCCGCCACCAGTCTTGAACTCGGTGTTCATCACGCCACCGATAAAGGAACCAGTAATACCGGCTGCAGCATCCATGAAGGAACCGCCACCAGAGATAGCATCAGCTGCTGCTGTGCCCGTTTGCGTGGCTGCATCATTATAGAACGCATCAGCATTGTCTCTGTTGCGGTGTGCCCACGCATGAGGAGCAGCATTGCCCTGCTCTTGCTTATTCGCCTGCTCGGGGGTTGCGGGGGGCGCGTATGGAGGCACAACAGCCGGACTGTTAGGGTTGATAGGCGAACCATCAGGATTCCAACCGAGAGCCGGCTGCTGAGGAGGCAGATTCTCGAAGTTAGACTGCGGCTGCTGAGTAATATAAGATGCGCCCTCATCTACCAGTCGCACATACATCGGATTCGCCTTTGTACCGAGATTAGAGAAATCTTCCTTCACGGCATTGGCATCAGCGTTGGCTCTTGCTGCATCAATACCAGGCTGTGCTTTCTTCTTGGCTCGCTTGGCACCAGCATCGTTGATAGCCTTCCACATCTGCGTATTCACGTCGTTGAGCGCCATATTAGCCCACGATTCGAGCATAGACTTCAGAGCGTTTTTGATAGCTTCCTGTGCGCTGCTTACATCATTGCGCATTTCGGCAAATGCCTTGCCTACCTCTGCACCGAAGGTTTCGATAGGCTGCACGAGCTGCTGCATCTGTGAGAGGCGGTTTTTCATCGCCGTTGCCATCTGGTTGACATAGGCAAGCTCTGCCTCCTGCCGAGCCTTGTCAGCTTCATCGAGGAGCTGCTTGTTGCGTGAGTTCTTGAAAACGAAAGCATAATAATCTTCTGCCATCTGCATCTTCATCTTCATCAGCTCCACCTCTGGGTCGGCGGTGAGATCACCGAGACCGAGGTTCGACCACATATTGGTTCGCTTACCGAAGAGGGCGCTTTCCTGCTGCATCTTGCGAAGGGTTTCCTGGTTGGCAAGATTGCGCTGATTACGTTTCCACAAGAAATCAGTAATCTTCTTTGCTTCATCGTAATGTTTCTTTTCGGCTTCTGTATATTCGTCTGAATACTGGATCAGTTTCCGATAGAACAGTTTGACATTCTCTTCCGTATCATTCAAAAGCGCAAGAAAGACAGAAGGTGTATTTTCGTAATTCTCGCCAAAGAGGAATTTCAACAAGTTATCTTTCTTTCCTTCAGTAGCAAAAAGATCAGCCATCTGCGTTCTTGCCTTTTCAAGAACCTTGAGAACATCATTCTTATCCTTCTGAAGTGAATCGAGAGATACATCTGCAAAGCGAGATTTTATCAAACCGAGAAAAGAGTTTTCCTGCACCACTTTGGTGTAATCATGCTCCAGCAATTCTTTGCGACGCTGCTCCATGCGTTCCTGTATGATATTGGCGTTACTGTTTTCGCCCTTTGACGCATCGAGCCACTGACGATCGAGATATGCCCTATCCCGCTCATCGGATTTATAGCCAACAACCTTACCTTTCTTGATTTTAGGCAGTTGCTTTAAAAGGTCAGCACGGAGCTTTGACACATCGTAAGCATTAATCTGCTCCAGCAAGGTACGAGACTGAGACTGGCCAAACTCATCATCCTTCTCCTTGCGGTCTTTATCCATTGTCTTTTTGAAATCATCCCAGGTTTTCTTACCGAGGACAATAGATTGTTTTGCCGCAGCGAGAGCCGATTTCAGCTTTATATCCAAGTCATTAACAACCTTCTTCTGTATCTCCTTTTCTACATTATCCTTTGTCATTTCCTCTACCATTGCCGTCTTCTGGCGTTCGTAGAAGTTCTTGATTTTGGTTATGAACTCGGATATATTGTTGCGGGCATCGTCTTCAGGAGTTGTAGCAGAGCCTTTACCGCCCTTTCCGGTTTCATCAATATGTTGTGGGGTTCCCTTCTCTTTACGAGTTGTCACATTCAATTCCGCGCCGAATTTATCTCTTAACGCGTTTTCCTGCGCAACAACATCATCCAATCGGCGTTGAGCCTTATCACGAGCGCTCTTTGCCGCAGCCCTCTGACCTGCTTGACCGATAGCGCCCTGAACCTGAGAAGGCATCATGGCACCGCCGGAAGTCTGAATATAGGAGCCGTTAGGTGTCTGTACTTTCGAGTTAGCGTAAGCATCTTCTTTTTTCTGCAAATCAAGAATTGCATCTACCTTCTGCCGACCCAACTCTGCCAGCTTTTGACGAGCACCTTCAAGTTCGTAATACTTCTGCAAGCGGGTAAAGTTTGCATCCCATGCCTTAGTATTTTCCTTGACTGCACCGGTTTCAGTATTAATCTTTGCGTTGAGTCCAGGAATAGCACTATTCAACTGATTCATCGCATCGATTCGCAACTTCATAGAGGCAGAAGTATCTTTCATTACATTATGAAGACGAGTCAGTTGCTCCTGCTCTTCCATTGCCCTACGCTTACCTTCCTCCTGTACTTCGTTCAGTACACGCTGACCGGCTGAAGCCTGATTCAGAGAAGACGTATATTCAGCTAACTTTACGACAAGAATACCTAGCAAGCCGATTATACCACCGAAGACACCAGCCTGTTTTACTAATGACAGCTTATTAAAAGTTGAAACCATCTTAGCCCAAACCACGCTCAGTGAGGCCGAAGCAGAACTCAACTTTTGAGCATAATCAAGTACGTATGCAAACGCACCCGCCAAACCTGCCATACTGAGCATAGATATGAGCGTAGGAAGGATATTCAGCAGCATTTTGACAGAAGCAAAGATAAGTCCGATGGCTAATTTAACCTCTGTCATAAAACCGAGGCTGCTAGTTAACTCCTTAGTTAGCTCAAACCATGCCTTGGCTATATCGTGAACGGGACCGGCTGCTGCGCTGGATGAAACAAACTGTTTCTCCCAAAGGTTATTGGCACGCTCCATATAAGCCATAGCGGTTTCCTGCTGCATATTATACTCTACCGTTACAGCCGTACCGTCATTAAAGGCTTTATTTGATTCCTCAACAGCTTTTGTAAGCATACCATTTTTGGCAGCCATCGTAACCATCGTCTTCACGAGTCGGGCGCCTTCAGAACCTAAGTCTTTAAACAAGCCGTCAAGAGCAAAGACATTCTTGGTTTCACCCATTTTTCTAAAGATAGTAAGAATAGCGTCCATACCTCTTCCGCTCTCGATCATCTTCTTCAAACTTCCGGTAGCAATACCCAGGGATTTTTCAATAGGGCTTGTGCCTTTTCGTAACTCAGTTACCAGTTTACCGAAAGCGGTTGCTGCCACTTCTGGCTCCAATGCCATACTATCTACCGCAGAACCAAGGGCGAGAATATCAGGCGTGGTAAGGGCAGCCTGTTCGCCAAGGGCAAGCATACGATTTGAGAAATCCACAATCTTATCGCTGGAAGCAGTGGAAGTAGCAGCCAGACGGAAGATTGCAGAACCGGTCTTCAGCATGGCTTTTTCTACACCATACTTGTCAACCAATCCCATTACCTCAGTAATCTTTGCCAAAGATGTGAGTGCTTCCTCGCCCAAATCTTCTTTAAGTGCCACATTTACCTGGTCGGCAGCACGGACGAAGCCAGCGAGTGCCATAGTGCCACCCTGTGTTTGAATACCCAGCTTAGCACCAGCATAAGCGATTCGGTTTAACTCTTCAAGACTGGTACGGGTATCAATTTTTGCCAACTCACGAGAAAGATTTGCTATTTCATCCGTAGTAGAAAGCGCAACCTTGCGAATATCCGTCAACTGATCCATAAACTTCATGTTCAGACGGAATAAATCAACAAAGTAAGTCTTTACCTGGTTGAATACCGCAAACAGACCTACGTATGCGGTTAAGTTCTTTAATGCCGTATTCCACGCACCACCTTGCTTATGTGCTGCACCGGTAACATCATCAATCTCCTTTTTCAGGTCTTTAAGCGCCTTTTGCTTATTCTTAAATTCCTCGTCACCGGTATTGATTTTGTTTAACTCGGCTTGCAACTGCTGATAGGCTTTTTTAAGTTCCTCGATGGAAGCCTTGCCTTTTTTGCTACGGGAGATAACATCGTTCACATCTACCACATCATCCTCCACCTGCTTGATCTCCTTATCCAGGGCTTGCAACTGCTGCTTTACCTGCTTGGCAGCATCGGAAGACGGGGCCAGCTTGCCGAGTTGCTTATTCAGTTCGGCAGACGCGGCTTTCAAATCATCGAGGGATGCAGTCTTCATATTACTAAGAACCTCATTCAGTTTCTCAGCAGACATGGCAGACTTATCGGCATTATCCTTGAATACACTGAGGCGTTCATCCAGCATACCGAGAGCTTCCTTTATTTCCGTTATCTTGATAGTCTCAAAAGGAGAAGTGTTGCCTAATTCCTTCTGGAGATAGCTCTTAGACCATTCCAGGTCGTTTTTAGTCGGATTACGAAGGTAGCCCTCTTTATCCAACAATCCATCCTGTCGAGCCATCTTCTGAGCGGTATCATAATTACGTTCAAAAGGTGAGTTGCTGGCAACATCTGCCATTCGGGTCTTCACGCTGTCGATTTTCGCAGCCAGGTCTTCCCATTCCTTAGAGAATGGTTCCATTGAACCTTTGGCTTCCTGAAGGACTCTGAGCATATCCTGCAAACTCTGCTCAGACTGCTGACCTAATGTCTTCATCCGCTCATTAGTCTCAGTAAGCGAAAGCTCTTCCTTTACCTCCTTCGCCTTGCCCGTGAGTTTAGCCAGGCTCTCCTCTGCATCGGCAATAGAGATAGCGTATTTTTTCCATTCCTCGCTACCGATATGCGTCTGCGCCTGAAGAAGTCTGAGGGTATTGATAGCCTCACGAACCTCACCTTCGGTATGACTATCCATAAAGGTAATGGTGTCCCTGGCATCCTTTTCGGACATTACCTGCTTCACCTCCTTCACCTTGCCGGCAAGCGCTGCAAGCCGCTCCTCTGCCTTGGCTATCTCATCAGCATACTGTTTCCACTCGCTGCCACCGATATTACTCTGACCCTGTGCCTGTTTCAGGGTATTGATAGCAGTCTGAATCTCAGTCTGCGAATGATTCTTCATCGTGTCGGTAGAAGAGAGCATCTGTCTTGACGATGCCACCTGCTGCTTGAACTGAGCCTGACGCTTGGCAGTAGCTTCGGCAGAAATGGCGGCATTGCGCTTATTCTGCTCGGCGGTGAGCATCTGCATCACCTGCTCCTGCTCCTTATACTCCTTCGTGCCACGTCGGGTATAGTCCATAAGGTCTTTCTGCTGCGAAATAGCCTTACTGAGCCATTGATCGCTTTGCGTACCAATGCTTGCCAATCCCTCGCGTATCTTCACGTATTTTCCTTCCAGCAGACGTATCTGGTCGCCTACTGTCTTCATCATAGCGCGGATGGAATTAGCCTGCTCCAGTTCTGCCTCTGACAAGCCTTCAAGCTGACGTTTGCCGTCGCCCAATGCACGGCGCAGATTGCGGAGTGAAGTATTACTAAGTTGGTCCACTACACTCTGCAAACGTTCATTGGCAGCTATATCTTTAATCTGTGCAGAAGCCAGCAAATCATACTGCTTCTTCAAATCCTTGATGGTGGCATCGAGGGCTTTGTATGGGTCAGTGTTCGGCTTCAGGGTTTTCAGCTTCGCCTGAGCCGCATCTATCTGGTCGGATATACCCGCTGCTGCCTCCTGCAACTGCTTCAGCACCTGAAGCGGCTGCTGACCATTGAGCGTGATGATAGCCTCTGTTTTATTCTTTGCCATTGCTTTTTATTTTTTAATGTTTATTTTTGGGGGATATGAGACCGGCGATGGAATCGCCGGGAACGGGGGCGAGATGGGTTACTCGTCTTTGCCTTCCAGGGCGTTCATTATCTGCAACAAACCTTGATAGCCGTAGTAATCGGCAAGATGATTTTCGTATCTCGTTTTCAGTCTGCGGACGGTTCGCATGATGGCAGGGCGGTGAGATTTACCTGCCCTTCTATCCCACTTGCCGATATAGCGGGTTTTGAACTTGGCTTTCTTTGATCGGTCCACCTTGTCGGCAGTGATGTGGGCTGCAGGGTCACGAGGATCACCCGTCAAACCTACACCAATATCCACATAGCGGAGATAGTCGTTATAACGGATTCCTACCATCAGATTACCCGTCTTTTCATCAGCCTGATATACCGTACCCTCAAAGGATTTCTTACCTTCGCCCGTAGAGTACCACATGCCGTGTTCCTCACGATATTTATTCACCTTCTCGTAGCCACGATACACCTCTACCGGATAAATCTTCTGGGTATTGAAGTTAACTTCTATATCGAGAAGAGCTTGTTTCAGATATACACCTGCCACCTCTTTTAAGGGGGCAAAAGGCGACTTGATAGGTTGAGTTCTGATAGGCATAGCTTATCCCTCCTTTCCGTCTTCTGTCGATGCAGGAATGATATATTTCTGCTCCTTTTCACATTGGAAGTTATAGAGCGGACGGATGGTCTGCCAATAGCAATCGGCAAGGAGCCAGCTCGGACCACGGAAAAGAGGGTTTACACCATAGGCAAAACTCTCTATATCGACGGATGATAACTCTATGCCCAGCTTAGGCTCTTCCGTCTTGAAGTTTCTGCCCGTGATAGGACAGATACCCGTGCGGCGAAGCTGAGTGAGATAAGACGCAAGGTCTTCACAATACTCCATCAGATCATCCGATGCAGCCTGCAATTTGCCGCCATCATATCTGCCCAATGTAGCAGAAGAATCTTTCAGTCGGGTAAGAAAACAGACCTGATAAGTAATCAGGGCTTGCTTATCCGATTTCAGCTCTCCGGAGTTAACTACACGATAGAGCATACAGGGAGAGTGGATGATATTGGCGTTGCGGGAAAAGATATTTTCCTCATCAATATCACGGATGCGGAAGAAACTCTGCTCTTCCAGCTTCTTGCTTGTCGGGTTATGAGATAAGGGCTTGTAGATGGTTGCCCAATGTTCCAAAACATTTGATATTGTCATAATTCAAAGGGATTTTAACACATTATTAACTGATAGCGTACAGAAATTAAGAGTTATTTGCACAGAGTGCTTTTTCTCTCATCATATATTCATGCCCGCTTATTGATAAATAGATACCGGCTCTTGCCAAAATAGTCATCGCCTTTACTACCTCTGGTTTTTCGTTGGCTATCCAGTTACATTCATTAAACTCGAAGGGTTCGGGGGAGGAATGAAACTTTGCACCTACTAGTTCTTGAGATAAAAAGCGTTTGGCTTTAAAGATTTCCTTCAACGGAGGACGTTTATTGCTCGTTTTCTTTACCATCGCTTGCTTCCTCTTCTTTCTTATCTTCTTTCGGAGTAACTTCTTCCTTGTTATCCTCCTCTTCTGTTGCTTCCTTCATCAGGTCTTTCAGCTTCACGTTGAAGTGTCTTTCGGTTTTATCGGCTACAATCTTCTGCATCACTCTTGCCCAGGGTGCCCCATTACAGGTACTCTCGTTTTCGAGGATGCTCACGAGCTGAACACCACAATAAATGGCGGCAAGATAATTAGCGAGATGGAGAGGGTTCTGGAAATCAAGTATGACGGTATCTACCATCGTAGCTAAGAATATAGCGAGGATGAGGACGGAGAAATCCTTCACCATCTTTGCCATTTTCTTAGATTTCAGTTTGCCGTCGATTTTGCATCGAGGGTCTTTCTTGATGGCCTCCCGATAGCGGGAATAGATGCGGCAGTTGCACCGCCATGCCGTATAGCAGTCGCAGATAAGGGCGAAGAAGCATACGGCGATGTAGTTAAGAGATGGTTCCAGGGTACACCACACTAAGCCGATAATGGCTGCAAGAAACCTGGTAAGAGTTGGAATTAAACTTTGCATTTTCTTTTTTCTTTTTAATGTTATCCTATGTTTTCTAATACGATACAAAGGTATCGGTTTTTTATTGAGAGATGGGGACAAAAGGATTGGGGGGCCTGCGATGGAATCGCAGGGGACGGTGGCGGGAGGGGTGCTATTTCAAGATAGGGGGGCGGGGGTTGTCCCAATCATTTAGGGGCGATTTCGTAATTTTGTGGGCAGATCAAGAAATTAAAAAGGCGCAAAATGATAAACGAGCAATTACAGAAAAAGATAGATCAGTCTATCCGTCTCCTGCAAAGCGTACAGAAAAGGTACGATGGAGATATAGAACTGGCTTATTCGGGCGGTAAAGATAGTGATGTGATTCTTCAACTCGCTAAAGAAGCCGGTATCAAGTATCGGGCGATATACAAGAACACCACCATCGACCCACCGGGCACTATCGCCCACGTGAAGGAGATGGGTGTGGAGATTATCAGACCGAAAGAGAATTTCTTTCAGCTTATCGCCAAGAAGGGATTTCCTTCTCGCTTCTCCCGTTTCTGCTGTGAGGCTCTGAAAGAGTATAAGGTACTCGATAAAACCATTATCGGTGTGCGCAAAGCGGAAAGCAGAGCGCGAAAGGAAAGATATAACGAGCCTACCGAGTGCCGATATTTTGGTGCCAAGAAAGAAGAGAACCATGTGGAGCAGATTTATCCTATCTTAGAGTGGACTGATGAGGACGTAAGGGATTTCATTCTTGATAGAGGCTTGAAGCTGGCTCCACTCTACTATGATACGGGGGGGGCAAATCGACGTTACCCGAAGACTCGGCTGCATGTGCTGCCCCCTTGCTTCAAGACGCAAGCGCCTTATCGAGTTTCAGAAGCATCCCCGCATAGCGAAAGCTTACCTGCGTGCCGGACAGAAGTACTTAGATACGCATCCTAACTGCACGGCGCTGAAAAGATATGATAGCGTTTATGAATGGTTCACACGTGATGTGTTCTATTCTAATAATAAGGAGTGGGATAATGTGAACGGACCGCTATTCGGTAAGCCCGATTACAAGAAGTTCCTGGAAGGACAGTTTGGTATTAATTTAACATTGTAACATATAACATTTTAAATAATGAGTCAACTTACGCAGAATACCCTGCAGAGAATAGACAAGTGGCTATCTAACGGACTGAGTATCGACACGATGTTTCCAAAACTGGAACAGAAGTATAGGATGCAGCTCTGCTACGAGTTCTACAAGCGCTGGGTACAAAACAATGATATAGACCCCAAGACTACCTGCCGCAACATAGCAAGGCGCGACTACGCGCTGTTTATGAAACAGGCAGGACAGGGCAACAGGGAGGCGCAGGAAATGGTGATGGCGCTGCATATTGATATTGACGACGAAGGAAATATCAAACCCCGTACCATTACCGAGCTGACAAACGATGTGGCGGTCTGCAATCACATTATTCGCTTTTTTATGACCGACGAAAGCCCGCGTCACAAGGCGATGTATCTCAATTCTGCTGAGTGGCTTATCCGCACAGGCAAGCAGCAGAACAACGACCGTGCGGTGGATAAGGGTATGCAGGCATTGGCTACCGTTTATGGCAACTTCCTGGAAGAGAAGGATGCTACCGAGGAAATGCCGGATATGAGCCGCATTGCCATCACGCAGGATGTGAGCATCGTGAAGCGTGACAGAGTGAACTATACTGACGAGTACAAGAAGAAGATGGCTCGCAAGTATGGTCTTACCGCCAAGGATATGCAGGATATTGCCGAGGAGGAGAGTTTGCAGGCGCATAACGAAAAGGTACCTGACTATATGGAATATATGGAAGAGGTGCTGGATGATCGTGCTGAGAAGAAGGAAGGTGAAATGGATATTCCGGAAGAGGAAGGTGATACAGAAAAGAAAGGAGGCAATGATGAGTAAGCGCAAAGGTGATCATCACTACCACAACAAAGTTCCTCCATTCACACCGAACCCTGAACATTACACCCGAAAACAGCATACCTGGAAGGCGAAGGTGGCATACGAAACAGAGGATGCTGCCTGGGAGTTTCTGAACCAAAGACCGGAGCTGAAGGCGCAAGGGTATGTGGCGTACCAATGCAAGACTTGCCAGAAATGGCATGTGGGGAGAGTGAAGAGTTAATAGTTTACAGTTAATAGTTTATAGACTTTATGGCAAAAGACTGGGTAGGCGGCAATGCTGCCGTATTTAAGACGTTAGGCGCAAGCAACCATAAAAACGGTGAGCGACAGCGTGAAGACTACTATGCCACAGAACCCGCAGCTACCGAATGGCTCTGCAAGATAGAGCAGTTTACGGGGGGGTAATTTTGGAACCTTCCTGCGGCGAAGGACATATTAGCAAAGTGTTAAAGGCTCATGGCTACGATGTAGTCAGCCGTGACTTGATAGATAGAGGTTATGGCGAGGTTGCAGATTTTCTTTCCATCGACAACTTAGAATGGAACGGAGATATTGTAACCAACCCACCCTACCGATTTGCGTTGGAGTTCGTGGAAAAGGCTTTGCAGATTATTCCGAAAGGAAGAAAGGTTGCTATGTTCCTGAAACTTACTTTTCTTGAAGGGAAAGGAAGACGCAGGTTATTTCAAACGCAGCCACCTTGCAGGGTATGGGTAAGCAGTTCACGACTGAAATGTGCTGCCAATGGCGATTTCGATGCAATGGCTGGCAGCGCTCAAGCCTATGCCTGGTTTATCTGGGAAAAAGGATATAAAGGAGAAACTATTCTAAAATGGTTTAATTGATAAAGATAGAGTTATAGAGGATGGAATTAAATAAGATATATAATGAGGATTGCCTGGAAGGAATGAAAAAGATTCCGGACGCAAGCGTGGATTGTGTTATCTGCGATTTGCCGTATGGCGTTCTGAATAAAAAGAGTGAAGGCGGTGGCTGGGATAGTATTATCCCGCTTGAGCCATTATGGAAGGAATATCTGCGCATAACCAAACCCAATGCAGCGATTATCCTTTTCTGCCAAGGTATGTTTACCGCACAACTTATGATGTCGCAGCCGAAACTCTGGAAATATAATCTTATTTGGAGCAAGCAGCGGGTAACAGGCTTTCTGAATGCAAACAAAATGCCTCTGCGCTCACATGAGGATATTGCAGTATTCTATCGGAAACAACCTATCTACAATCCTCAGATGGTAAAATGCGCGCCAAACCAACGGAATCATCAAAGGGGCGATGGTTCTCATAGTTTAAAGCGAGGTTGCTACGGCGATCATAAAGAAGTGCCTACTATCGTATCAGATGAGAAATTCCCAAGGAGCATTATCTGCTTTGATAAAGAACATTCTGCCGATACCTTCCACCCTACGCAAAAGCCAGTCGCCCTTATCCAGTATCTTATATGTACTTATACTAATGTGGGGGGGTGCGTTCTCGATAATTGCATGGGCAGCGGCACTACCGCCATCGCCTGCATCAGAGAAAAGAGAAACTTCATCGGCTTTGAGCTGAACAAAGAATATTACGACAAGGCTTGTAAGCGTATCAAGTTAGAAATGATGCAGCCAAGCCTATTTTAAAATATACAAATAAAGGAAGATATGAAATACGGATTGCCCTATAAGGGAAGTAAAAACAAGCTGGCAGAGAGGATTGTGAGCCTCCTGCCTAAACGCACACATCTGATAGATTTATTCTGCGGCGGGTGTGCAGTGAGCCATGCAGCGTTATTGAGAAACAAGTATGAGCATATCCACATTAATGATATTAACTGGATGTGCCCTACTCTATTCATTGATGCGCTGAACGGCAAATATCAGAACGAGACGAGATGGATAAGCCGTGAGGATTTCTTCAGACTGAAAGATACCGATCCATACGTGGCAGTGGTCTGGTCGTGGGGAAATAATCTGCGAGATTATCTTTATTCTAAGGAAATCGAACCTTTGAAGAAAGCTATTCATTATGCGATATTCTTTCGTGATTACACCCTGGGGAAAGAACTTGGATATGACTTATCTTTTATTGAGCCTATCAGCGATATTCAGCGCAGATATGCTGCCGTAAAGAGATATTTCAGCCAGTTCGGTCACTTCCAGCAACAAAATTTTGAGGGGGACAATCGCATCAGTCAGATTGGAAACAATCGAACGGCTTACAAACGTCCGTCAGAACTTCAACACAAAGAATGCCGCAGCCGAGTCTGCGGGATTCAAAAAAAAAAAAATCGACAGGGCGAACTCTGCAGCGGAGAACGAACCAACTGCATTGCACAGATTGCAATACCGAGAGCGACAACTATCCCTGCCGAGAAATTCGGGGGGGGCAATTTTCAAACATCACATCAAGTGTGCTTGATTACGCCAAGGTAGAAATTCCGGATGATAGCGTAATCTACTGCGATATTCCCTACGAAGATACTAACGTATATAATAAAGCTGAAGATTTCGATTATGAGCGATTCTACGATTGGTGCGATCATCAGACACAACCCGTTTTCATATCTTCCTATCAGATGCCCAATGATCGCTTTGACTGCATCGAAGAGTTCTCTCATCGCTCTACCCTATCAGCTACGGCTAATAATCTCGTAACGGAACGTATCTACGTACCGAAACATCAGAAGGAGCGAGGCAATAGAGCTATTCAGCTATCATTATTTTAAATCTGCGAAATTATGGCAAAGATTATTTATTTTGGAACCAATGGATGCTCCGGGCACTACCCTATCGGTATTGATATGACACTGACAGAAGAGGAGTATAATAAATGGTGCGAGTGTGATAATGAAGTCTGGATAGAAAACATCCGGAAAAACCCAGGTCGCCACCTGGTTCAACACCACGGCGAAGCTTACACCAACTACGGCGTGCCTTTCTCTGTAGATGAAGACAGAGTTGGAGATCATACCGAACTCTTCTGGGAGGGAGTACACTCAGAAGAAGAAATGATAGAACTCATAAAGAACAACCCGTTTTTGAAACGACAATTTAAAATGTAAGCAACAATGATAGTAATAAAAATCAAAACATGGAAAGACTGGAAACAGGACTTTCTTAAATGGGTGCAAGCACCTCGGCGCAGTACTTGCAAGGAGTACGTAGATTATATGGAGGCTTTACAAAATCAAGTTCTCTACAAAATAATAAACGACACTTGCGATAAATACGGCAATATGCGTGAGGATCAAATTCAAGACATCACCGAGGCAGTCGAGAGATGCGTGGCTGAGTGTGCCAAAGAAACACGCAAGCTAATCGATGATTGCCAGCCCGCAAAATTTCTCTAAGACTGTAAAAACCTGGCATGTCTGCGGATTTCAAATCCGCAGGAACGCCTAACGGGCGCAAGGACGCGGCTAAATCAACATACATTCAGGATAACAATTTTACTATTATGCAGCAACCACATCAGATATATTTAAACAGATTCCAGCAAGAACTCTTTTATATGGGGGCAAAAGACGAAATCGTCATCGCTGGACGACGTACCGGTAAAACAGACGGATTGGTAGCGCCACGCGTATGGGCGGTATCAAACTCTATGCCTGGTATGTTGGGAGCTTGGCTGGCTATTTCCAGGCAGCAGGCATTTTCTAAAACTATTCCTGGTACCATGGCTGCCATGGAACGAATGTTCGGCTTCACAATAGGCATTCACATGGGATGGGGAAGACCACCGAAACATGCCCGTCCTGCAATCTTTAAGCCAAAAAACTATGATAACATTATATGGTTCGCCAACGGCGCACAATGGGCTTCCATATCCCTTGCGCAAACTGCATCAGCAAACTCATATACGTTCTCACACGCCATTTTGGATGAAGGTAGATTTGCAAACAAAAAGAAAATCGACGAGGAATTTATGCCTTCTCTGTCAGGACAGACTCATCCATTAGGCAATATTGAGTTTTCAGAATATAACCCCCTCTATAGAGGTAGACTTTTCGTTTCCGATGCTGCTCTGACCGCAAAAGGCAGTTGGCTGGAAAGGGAAGATGAGAAGTTAGACCTAGTGATAGAGAACGGACTTTTTAAAGGTAAAACCTACCGATGGGTGCAGGAGCAGTTGGAAGAATATGCTAATAAAGTTATCTTTTACAATGACCTGCTCTATAATGCCCAAAAATCAAGACACACACCCCATGTAGTTCCTGCGGAAGTAAGAACGATGATTCGTGCAATAGCATTGAAAATGCTGAAGCATGAGGGCATGTTTCGTATTCTACCTAAACACGGAAATCATCTTACCAAAAACATGGTAGATATGGCGGTAAACTACAAACTGGTTACTGCAGAAGATGCCGAACTCATCTATGATTACGAATATCTGATTACACCAGAAGAGGATTTCGAGATGCAGATGTTTTTACGTTCTAAGAAATTCCAAGATAAATATCTGAGAGAATTGAGGCGTTCAGCTTTCGTAGTACGCAGGGCATCTACTCTCGAGAATGTGGACATTCTCGGTGAGGATTACATCAGGCAGTTAAAGCGAGATCTCCCTGCCTACACTTTCGCAGTTTCAATATTGAACATCAAAATCAAAAAATCGAATGATGGTTTTTACTCTAACCTGGATATAGATAGGGTACACGGTTATATCCCCGACAACGAGATAGATCCGCTCTCAGTGGCGAAGTGGGAAACAAAAAAGGCTACGGGCATCATCGGCGGCAAGAAGATTACATCAGAAAGTTATCAGCCCGACTTAAAAGAGCTGTCCGAGAGAAACGACTGCCGTATGGATAGCGACTGCGTAAACGACCTTCCTCTTTATCTCGCATTTGACTATAACGCCAATATCAATACCCTGGTGGTAGGTCAGGTATATCAGCGTGACGGATTGGAGGCAGTGAATGTCATCAAGAGTTTCTACGTAAAGAACGAGCGCAAGCTGCGTGAACTGGTAGATGATTTCTCGCATTACTATGCTCCGAAGAGAGCCGTGAACAGAGATGTGGTTTACTACTATGATGCTACCGCAAAGCAAGGTGCATCGTATGCCTTGACCGATGAGCGATTCTATCAGGCTGTGATTAAGGAGTTGGAGCGCAATGGCTGGAACGTGACGGCAATAGATATGGGTGTGCCGGAAAAGCATGAGGTAAAGCACCGTATCATCAATAATGGTCTTGCCGGCATAGAATATCCTGCCATCCGCATCAATCAACCTAACAACCCCGACCTGATTATAGCCCTGCAGCTCTGTGAAGTAAGCATCGGCTATCAGGGATTCCGCAAGGATAAGAGCCAGGAGAAGAAAGCGGAGACGGAAGACAACCTGCCTTTGCAGCAGAGAACGGACTTCACCGATGCCTTCGACTCGCTATATCTAGGATGCAAATTCTGGCGAGGAAATATCGGTTGGTTCGTACTGCCGGACGGAAGGAACGTTTAACTAAATGTTGAATGCTAAGTGTTGAATGTTGAATTAGGCATACGCCATTGAGATAAACCAGCGATGGAATCGCTAGGAACGGAGGCTTTACTCCGAGAGGTAATTCAACATTGATAAAAACATTCAACACTTAACATTAAACGAAATGAGGGGCGGGTGTCATCACGACAGCCGCCCCTCTTGATATTAACAAAACTTTACCTTAAAACAATTTTGACTTTTAATTCATGAGAACTAATTAATAAAGAAAATAAAGTCCCCGCGTTTCACAACGAAGGAACTTCAACAAGATCAAAAACTAACAACTCAATAAAATTAAAATAATCATAACTATTACGTTAAGCATATTTTGATAAAACACTAGAAGAATCTATTCTTTACACACACATTAGAATTAATGAAGAAATTAGAACCCCGCGTTTCACAACGAAGGAAACTCTACGATTTTCAATGAGTAATAATAATTGTTTAACTTATAAAATATATCTGACAAAACATTAGAAGAATCTATTCTTTAATCTCAGGATGATCTCTGAGATATTTTTCGCGAAAGTTACGGAACATAAGTTCATGCAACTTTCCCTTTTCCGGACTCAGTGTTCTCCATCTCTCGCTCCACTTTACCTTTTTACGGTAACAGGCTATGCGGACCACGGAGGATATAGGAAAATCGGTTGCCGTTCTTCCCGTTTCCGGATCATCATACGTAATACTAACTATCGGACGGTAAACATCACGAATACATACGCCCTGTTCTGCTACTGCCTGGAGAAGTTTATCATCATTCATTGGCAGCAGCAAAAGGGCATCACCGGAATAGGAATTATTAATGAGCGATTCAAAACTGCGGTTATGAAGTTTGATAAACCTGCCATCGGTGAAATAGATTTCCACCACCACTTCCTGGTAATCGCCACTATCCTGGTCGAGATCAGTAATCTCATCCCATAGCGTTTTATTTGCGAAGTCCATCTTACCGGAAGAATCCATCATCAGCCAATAGACAGACTTGAGCTGTTGCAGCATCATCTGCTCCCCTATTTTATTCATACGCTATAATCTTTCTTTTTTCTGTTTGCAAAGGTAATACTTTATTTTTTGATGGGCGGGACAAGAAAAGTAAAAGAGTAAAAAGGTAAGAAAGCCTAGCGGGGTAAGGACCAGCGATAGAATCGCCGGGAACGGAGGCGCAAAGCGGTTAAGGTTCTTTTTACCTTTTTACCCTTTTACCTTTTTACCTTTCAAAGTTCTTTCACCAGCAGCAGACGATCGTTTTCATTCCTTGCCATTACACGATAGCCAAGGCGCTTGTACCATTCGAGAACGAAAAGCTTACTGCCTTTATCATCCCATTCCAGCTGTGCCGACTTGCAGCCCAGTTTCTTAGCTTCCCGCTCTGCGGTCTCCATCAGGAGGCGAGCCGTTCCCTGCTTGCGGTACTTCTCATCTACCCAAAGGTTGTAGATAGCGCAATCGGCATACTGATAATACTCGTCTTTATAAGGTCCAGGCTTCGGTACCTCCACCTGTACGGTGCCGTGATTGATTTCATCTACGACAACAATCTTTTGTGATGACTCCCAATCTTGAATCTGTATCATAATATATTCTTTTTTATAAATCCTTAAAGTCACTTGCTAATCAAATAAACTCTAAAGGTAAATCCTTTCTTGGTTCTATCTTCAGACCATGATTATTCATAAGCTGCAGGCAAGCATCCTCTGTAAGATTCTGCCCGTCGATTTTATCCTCTTCGGTTAATGGAATAGGCAAAGAATCTTTAATCTTCATAAACAGGTCTTGTATTTTCTCCTCTCTATAATCGGAATAAAAATAAGCCTTATAATCGAAATAACCGAATACGAGACCTTCTTGCAAATCACCAGGACCATAATGAGGACTTATGTCACGCGTCCATCTTAACATAGGGAAATGAGAAGACTCTACTGCCAATAGAGCATGAAAACGCTCCAAAGCTATAGCTTTTGCCTTATCACGATCGATAGCTTTCAGGTAAAAGTAAAAACGACTGCCTATACCATCTCCAGATCGAAACCTTACAGCATCGAAAAACTGCCTCGACTGACTTAAATCATTGACAGAAACATTCTTTGCTTTTGAAGAGTTATCTATTCTGATAGAAATTTCATACCAGTATTCCTTTCGAAGCTGCTCCTCATCATCAATATTATATTTCTCTATAGTTCTATCCTCGGCTTTTTTAACAAACGAATCAGCTTTTTCTTTGTCAGAGAACACGCCATCAACACGATAGTCACTATACTCGCCAGATGTTACTACGTAAGCGGTTTTAGGCTTATCGGTTGGAGCCACAAACAGGGTATTAAGGGATGTTGCAGAAACCCAGTTCAGATTAACGATATACTCGACTTTGTGTAGTTCAGGATGATCTACTGCAAAATCTCTACATAGTTTAGGAGTTCCTTCGTATGCCGGATCACCATTCGGGTAGAAATCGAAATGGTCTATTACCTTTGGTCCGATTTCATCCATAACAAACAATTCCGGTCTTTCTCGCTCACCCTTCACGTCTTCAAGATATTGCCCCTTCGCCCAGTCTATCGCCTTGTAGAACTCGTCATCGATATACATATATCCGTAATAAAATTCCCGGAACGCATCTTTACCTTCTTCAGACAAGGTTTGCGCCTTGACATCGTAGAATCGATCTTCATCCAGATAGTAAAACATATCTGCAAGATCTTTCACGATGAAGAGAGAAGCATCATCGCAGCAAACAATAAACGGCTTACCGAAGTCTATCTCAAAATCCTCATCGGTAATAGGATGCCAAAGGGATTTTTTCTTTTCTTCTTTTGTGTATAAACTCATATTTTATAAATCTTTTAATTATTAAAATGCGTCTTTAATATCGCATCTTTTCTGAGGTTGTTATAAAATTCCTTTGGGCAAATGCAATCCCAGAAGTTATCTGCTGACGCATTATATCTGTTACCAAAGAAATCACAGGCACAGTTTACACTTGTCTGATTGAAAGCGATTGCCTCTATATCATTTACACTGTGAACCTTAATAAAGGCACTCAGTTTTTCGTATTGTTGTGGATATATACCTCCACACTCATCAGCGACAACCTTTAAGCATTCAAGATAAACTGGTATATCTTCGCCTAGAACCTTTGCAAAATCAAAAGTAGATCTGAACACCATCATTTCCTCATAAGTTAAACGGAAATCTTTCTGTAGGTCCTCGATTTCCTTTTTGGATGAAGAATAGATCCATCGGCTTACATATTCACCTTTTGCCTGTTTTTCCTTCACCCCTTCCAGTTCCAGCGGTTTCCCATCAGCTCCTACCGGTACGTAAGACGGAAGGTATTTCTTCTCCAGATACATCCAGAGGTGAGGCATTCCACCCCAAGCATTGGGAACCTCTATAGCGAGTTTCCAGCACTTCTTTTTCTTCATTTTAACGTATATCTCAAACATGATAAAGCTTAGTTAATGATTAAATGTATCTCATCTTCGTAGTCCTTGATAATCTCTATCGGACGGAAATGTTTATCCAGGTACTTCTCGGGGACTTCATTCATCGGGCCCTCAAATAAGGTCTGAAGGTTGCAGGTATCAGGCTGGATAGTATCAATGCTTACCTGGCAGAACTCGTCAATGATAGTACCTACAAGGTCGCCTATCTTCAATAGCGAAGGATGCAGTTTCTTCTCCTCTTTCTTGCTGAGAGGAGGAACGAATGGCTTCTGCTTCTCGCAAATCACGTAAGGGGTCACGATACTCTTCTGCTTGGAAGCATCATCTGTAAAATCATTATACTTGATAGTAACAGCGTTAAAATTGCCGAGATAGTTAACAGGGCAAGCCTGGATAACCTCTGCAAGGCTCGGTTTGAACAAAGCCGGTGAGCCGAAAATATGCACTGCTTCAAAACTAGGCAGTACGCTTTTCACTTCCTTTGGGTGTTCCTTATTATATGAAGGCTCATCCCAGATACAGGAGGAACCAAACACATCTTTAGGCTTTGGATATTCTAAAAGCACAAACTCTTTTGCCTTAGGGTCATGCCGGAAACAGAAAACGCTGATACCTTCAGCTATCTTCTCTATCTGCTCCCTGGTTAATTCTATCTTTTCCATAATCTATAAATCTTTTAATCATTAAAATGCGTCTTTAATATCACATCCGGCTACTGCCTTGTATTCTGCCTTGAGGAAAGCAATCTCATCCTTCAGGCGCTTGATGTCTACGGAAGACAGATGACGTTCCATAGCCAGCTTCCAGTTGCGGTAGGCATAATAGAACTTATTGCATAGCTTCAGTTCCTCATCGGTGTACTTTTGCAGATGCAGACAGTGTGCCTGTTTTATCTCATTCAGTTTACCATCCACTTTAAGTACAATCAGCCCGGCATAATCAGGAAGGAGAGGATATACTTTCGCACTAAGGTACCAAGGTACGCAATAATAAAAGACATTCGGGCGACGACGTTTCTCATCTCCATTCTTCAGCAATTCATGCTTCTGCCGCTTATGGGTGAAATCGTTCTTGAAATCAGCAAGGGATATTTTGCATTCCACCTCATACCAATATCCGCTTCGGGTCTTGATGAGCATATCACTCTCCCAGCCGAACACATAAAGGTTTTCTACGATAAACTTAGGGTTCGATTTCCAGCCGCGCAAATGCTGCTGAAGAAGCTGCTCTGATACCTGCTCCTTAGTAAGGAGCGGTGCTTGTTTACTCTTTGTTCCCATCTATCTTTTTCATTTGTCCGTCCTTTAATTCATAACCCACATCTCGAAGTCTTGACTCTAACATCTTGACTTGTGATATGGAAGCTACATAAATTTCGGCTTTATCAGGATCGCAAAGATTTATATCAGGAATAATTTCATTAGCGAAATTATCTGTTTTCTCGCTACGGCTAATTCTTCTATCCGGATCGCTAACATAAAGCTTTTTTGAATCACCGTCTTCACTCCAAAAGAAATGAAGCAATATCTTTTTATCTATATGCCAAAGGTTAGCCTTTACGCAAGCAAAACTCTGTTTAGTACTCCGAGGGTCTTTGCTTTTCAGGAAATAAATCACACCTTCCTGCATAAGCGCTGGAGGTACATTAATATCTCCCACGTATTCATTATATTCACAAGGCCTGACACGATACTTACAGTTTTCCGTATCAATATCATATTCCTCTGGGTTGAAATCTCGCCAATTAGGTTCCTCCAATGGGCGATACTCCACGGGATTCCCATCCTTGATGGCTTGCAGCACCTGCAGCAAGCCATCAACATCAAACAAATAATTCTTCTTCATAACTATTTTTTATTTATAAATGCGGATAAGGCTAGGAATGTAGCAATCATAGTTTTTATATCCTGGCTCTACATAGCTGACTTCGGGATTGCTATCACGCATAGCGTTTATATCATCCAAAGAGTAAGGACCTACGTAGCATGGAGGAAAACCTATGTAAAGGATAGAACCTTCGTTGTCGTAGCCAGCAAGACGGCCGCAATATCTCCCTCCTTTTCTTGCCTGAACGCCTGTCGTAATCAGAACTTCACGACCTTGATAAAGATGATAAATCTCCTTAACCGTTAAGCCGGAAATATCTTCAAACTCGGAATCCTCAGATGCAGGAGCATTCTTCTGCTCCACCGTATTCACTTTTGGCTCTACTCTATCTTTAGTAGGCTCTACCCCCAGAGCGAAACAGATTTTCTTTGCCAATTCTTCTTCTTCACGTTTGCAGCGATGTTTTATCTTTAAAACGTTAAGCTTTGCCTTTCTCCAGCTATCTGCCCAGCCAAGAAGCAAAAGACCTACAGAGAACCCAGCCAGCACTACGATGGTTGCCTCCAGGCAACAATCATATATCTCCTGCGATAGAACGCAAGGATGGGTATAGATATTCTTCAGCTTGCCGAGAGCGTAAATAAGGACAACAGCAAGGATGGGTACCAAAATCGCCAACAGGTTAACACCGATAACCTGGGCATAATACTTCAATTTACTTTTCATCATTTTCTTTTTGTTTTGATTCATAAATCTTTTTTATTTCATCAAGATTTCTGACACACAAATCTCGATAAGCACCTTAAAAAGTTTCTGCCTGTTTATACATGCTGTCCTTTACCATAAAACGGCAATAAAGACCGCGTGCCAGGGTTTTAACCGCAACAATAAAACCGACAAACTCGCTGGGATCATATCTATCTTTCTTGATAGGAGATTGAGCACCGATACGTATCTCATCCGTAATCTTGTATGTTTTCTTGATTACTTCCGATGCAGTATGAATACTTGTCATCGGCTCTAGAGATACAAAGGTCTTAATCTTGTATTCATCGTGCAGTTTACGCAGGGCTTCGATACGCTCCTCAGTAGAAGGAGCACCAGGCTCCAGTTTATCCTTGCCGGTGATAGTGAAACCGATGGTAAGATCACGAAGGAGATCATCCGGATAATCAGCGTCAGGTTCCAAAAAATCTTTCCATTTGTCGTTTTCTAACCAATCTGTATTTTTGGTAAGTATCGTAGCTGGAATTTGACGATCTAACAACACAAAAACTATCATTCGCAATATATCCATATCTATATCAGGATCAAACGGATCACAAGTAAACGAAAAGAAAATTCCTCCGTCTTCACGAATTACATCTTCCCCAATTCTTATTATATCTTTAGCTACAATACTTAGGGCAACAACAGCAGTCGTATCTCGAATAACTTTTTGTGGAATAGCATCATGTGCAGTCATATTGTTTTTCTTCAGATATTCATTGAGCTGCTTATCTCGCTGCTTGATGATAGGTGTTGCCAGTTCCGGCTTATCGCCGAAGACATGGCTCAATACTCCTCTGCGGTTATAACAATATGTGCAGCCGTTAGAGCAACCATGGTATAAATTGATTGCCCACTTGGCATATTCACCAGCCGCGCCCTGCGGCTGGTAAATCAATGCTCCCTTTACAGGAGTTTCTTTCGTTTCTGTTTTCATACGCTACTTTTTATTTTTCTGTTATCACAATATCGCCATTACTATCTATCTCTACGTTGCAGTCTCCCAAATCGTACCAATAATCGGGAAACATAACGCAGATTGTCTTATGGGGCATGGTGTGGCGAAATGACAGGTTAGCCATTAATCTACCTTTGGTTATCGGCGGTCCGAATAGACCGAGACGAAGCCTGTCATTCGTCTGAAATTCACGTTTTGGAGCTGTAAAGTAAACGGTTCGCGCTCGGTAGATACTGTGGAGCTTGCCGACGAAATAGATAAAAGCATCATCCCTTGCATTTTTAAAGGCAGGGGTAGATAACAATTCTTGCTTTGTCATACGCTATTCTTTTTTATCTTCTGGCTTTTCAATCAAGAATCCGATACCAGCGTGGATATTACCAAGCTTATACCACTTCTGGCTGAGAGTCATCACATAGCTGCTGAAAGCATTCTCTTCGATATCCAACTCGAAGGCTTCGTCAGTATCAGGTTCACCGTGTCTGATATAACCTTTACCTGGGGTATAGATGAGACGATAGTAAACACCATCCTTGCATAGGTACAGACCGCTATTCTTACAATCAGAACTCCACCATTTCGGATTTCTTACATAGCAAAGCATTACATCACCATCGTAAATAGGAATATATGATTTCTTGCCATTATTCTCGCCTACGTAATCTTTGGCATCAACATTATCTACATGGCGGGCGGTAGCCGTTAGCGTATAGCCGTTCTTTATCATTTCGGCTATATCAAGATATGCAACCTGCCATTGCAAATCAAACTCCTGCGAAAAACGCTCATCGCCTCTTTTAAAGAACGCAAGGATATTTGGCTTTCTATCCTCGCCAATGGCTGCGGTATCTTTGATGAGAGAGTTGAAGACTTGAATCTTGCTAGCTTCCAACGCCATGTTTATCATGGAATAAAGATACCCGTCCTTCTTATCTTTGATACTCCAATACTGGCCCGAAGCTATCTTACGCAGATCACCGTACATATCCATCGCTTCACGCTCCTGAATATTATGCAGATGACAGACAAACTTATATTGGTCGGGAAAAACGCATTCCACCATATTGCTAAACTTTAGCATATTCTTGATGATGCTTACATATTCTTCTGTTTCCATACGCTATTTTTGTTTATTTTCTAAATCTTCACTCTGTTCAAAGTTTTTATTCCAACAGATGATGGTACCATTTTCAGGTATTCTACATACGAAACCTGGGCAGCCCCAGCATTCTAAGGAATCTGTTCTGATAAGGTCTTGGTTTATCTCATCTTTTTCTCCGTGAGGACACGGGATGTTCTTAGGGTACTCTGTAGCTACGACTTTTATCTTATTATAAGCCCCCCGAAGTCTACGCTTCAAAGTATTAATCTCTTCACGCAGCTCACTTATCTCTTTTTCCAAATCGTTATTGCGTTTGTATATTCTATAAGCGGCATTTCCCTCCCATCGTTCGTACTGCTTACGGAAACGATGGTTGGTGTACTTACGGAAGAATTTAGACTTACTGCCCGATTCTATGATAAGGTCAAAGATAAAGCCTGCTATCCTCTCCTTCACCTGATTCATATTTATCTTCATACGATCATCCTTCTTTGCTACTATTAATAAGATCCTCATATTCACTAATCGTGATTTCTGTGAAATCAGAGTTGCACTTCTCGGCTCGAATGCCATCATCGAAGAAGGCGAAAATACGGTCTTTGCAGCGGAGAAGCTGAGTGATGGAGATAGAGTTACCTTGAGAACCCCCTATGCCCAACTCCTTCAATATCTTGAAATGATTGGTTACAGCTTTATAGGAGGCAAGTACGGCGGCGATAGCCTTACCCTGCTTGTATCGCTTGTTAGGCGCTACGCAAACGTAACGGCCATCACCAAACAACTGGCTATTTACCTCTCGCCATAACTTCTTATCCAGCTTTTCATATTGCGCAGTCGGCAACCAGATGGCGGTTATCTCGTACTCTCGCAGCAGACTGCGGTTAGGCTGATAGCCTTGATACTTCTCGAACTCAAAGCCGACGGCTTCTTCCACTCTTTTCATGTAGGATTGGTATTCTTTTTCTTCGGCCTCGAGAATACCCTTAATGTATTCACAAGCTTTTGATCCTTGTTTAGCTTCGTATAACATACGCTATTTTTTTGTTTCTAAAAACATGTATTATTTACTCACCATTTTATCATACTCCTCCTGAGTGATTGTGCCTTTATTCAAAAGGCTCATCAGGTAGAAGCGGGCCACGGTACCCATGGCGATTTTCATTCCCTGATATACCATACCGATGGAATCATCATCGGTGAGGATGTTTAGGTCAGACTCCTTGCCATCCTTCTCGCAAGTTACCTTGACGGTAAACTTGTCATCCTTCATCTCGTGATAGGAAAGGTTGAGCTGCAAAATCTGCTTGCCAAGCTCCTCTTCTTCTGAGTCATTCTCTGCATTCTGCTGCTTTGTTTTTTCTGCCATAATCTTTAATATTTTTATTTGTTTTAATAACTATCAACTAATCTTTTTTGCATTATCGAAAAAATCGCTTAGAAGATGAACGCAAGTTATATTTATCGCTCAAGTCTTTAACAAGGAAATGAGCGTGACCATCCTCTTCCACTCTTTTTTCCTTATACCCACTGCGCTTGTACCAGTCTAACACCCAAGGTTCGCTTTCGCGGTCGTCCCAACGCAATCCGACAGTAAGACATCTTTCCATAACACACACTACCTCGGCTTCTCGCATCATTTTTCGAGCGACACCAGCCTTCCTTGCACAATCATCTACAAAGACCGCCCAAATGAAGGCATCGCAATCTTTCCAGAACGGATCACTTTCCTTCGCATGTTGTTTTGGTATATCAAGATGCAAGGTGCCGTAAACTTCAGTCTCCAGGTTTTCAGTCATTAAATATCTGCGAACGTTGTACCAATCTTGCAGCTGATGTGAAAGTTGGACAAAAGAGTAGACTTTGACATTACTGGCATGTTCACTCTTGTTGCCTTTCTGCTCATCAGCTTTGGATTCCTCTGCATCCATTTGACGGATTTTCGCTTTCGTCCAATTAATCAGACTAGGGTATATCATAAAGGAAACGGCTATACTCGCAAAAATCCAATACGCAGCTAACATCTTATCAGATAAGAACAGTTCTAGATATAGCTTGCCAAGATGAACTGTATTAGAAGCTAACGTCAATATACCATAAAAGACCAGTGTTACCATAATCACGGCAAGATTTGGTATCGCAACGATACCCACCCGTTTCAAAAATCTCAATACTTTCATTTTCTTTGTTTTTTGATTATTACTTTTGAACTGCGATAAAACCACGGGAGGCAAGACGAGAACAAAGTTCCTGAATATCGCGGCTACTATCTCCATCAAGGGCTGACCCGACAACAAACATATCACGAATTACATTATGGTCCACTTTCTTGTAGCAGGGGTAGCCTTCCGGTTGAAAAATATCACTTTCGTTCAGAAAGACGAATGTACCATTAAAGTAAACCACCTCGTATATACCAGACGTTTTTTCGTCTTTAAGTAAATCATGCTCCCAAATCTCTGCACCATACATATCTTTCATCCCCGTATATTGGCAAATGGTATAACTTAATACCGGGATAAAGCCGCACCCAAGGAAAACCGCATTTTTAGGTAAATCCTTACGCGATTCAAATGTCAGAATGCAAGATGCACCAGGATAAGCATTGCCAGGAGCAGGGAGGCCATACACCCAATCCAACGTATCCTTGCGCTTTGCCCTAAACTTAATATCTTTCAAATCCATACGCTATTTTTTTAATTTAACAATATAGGTAATCTTCTCCACACCCCTCCATTAGGCTGGAACTCGTTCTGCCAATCACGATACTCTACATCGAAACGAACCCCAAGATCTATGAATTGTTGGAGATTCAATGTAGAAAGAAGCTCGTCATTTTTCTCCTTACGGTCCATTAAGATAAGCCTGCAGCTTTTCATGGAGGCAAATATATGAAAGAAAACATCCAGTGCATTCTTTCCCAACATGCCTTGTATAGCCCAACGCTCACGATTGGTTCCTTTAGGTGAGATGTTTACGCCATCTATATCGGTATAAACCTTATTTTTGTTCCATTGTTCTACGTTGTGGTACATAGAATATCCCGAAGTATAAACATAAAGGTTTTCTATGTTTTTATACTGACCGCGCAGATTTTGCACGAAATCTGCAAAGTATGGAATTTTGAAAGGTTCACCACCTGTCAGCAACACGGTTTTTGCGTTGTTAAGTTCCTCAACCGTTACAACCGGAACAGAACTTAAATCATATTGGTCATTACAGCACAAAATGCAATGATTATCACAATCTGTATTTAACATCAGATGAATAACGGAATGATCCGCATTCTCTTCATCTTCATAATATCTTATCATACGCTACTTCTCGTTTTCTTTTTGTTGAACATCTTCTTTCTTATCTTCCACATACTTCTTGCCGCAGAAAGGGCAATACTCGGGTAGGATGTTTACCTGGTTCCACTTTTCGCAGAAAGAGCCATCTTTCTTCTGTTTATGGAATAAACCATAAACATTCACCATCGCAATGCCCGATGGAATACCGATACTTGTATCAAGGCAACCACTCTCGTTGGTCTTCTCCTTAACCATTTTCTCAACTCTGCTAATACAATTACATGCCATAATCTTTAATGTTTTAATTGTTCTAATAACTATCAACTAATCTTTTGTGCATCATATAATAATGAAATGGGCGAGGGTCGTTTGGCTCGTCTTGGTGATAACCCATTCCGGTAAGCCACTTATCTGCCCAAGTACCAGGTTCTGGTTTCATATCCCAATTTACAAACAGGATATGCACGCCGTAACCTTCAGCTCTAGCCTCTAAGGTTTTTATCATTAAAGCGCCAATGCCCTTCTGCCGATCTTCCTCGCTAACGATGAAGCTATTGATATAGCCACACACTGGGTCCTTCATTATCGGATTGTAAGCAGGATCAAACTCCATCAAGGCGAAAGCGGTACCAGTTAGATTTGTAAGGGTAAGGACATTTAATTTCCAAGAACCATCGTGGTCGTTGTAACATTTAATCTCTTTAAGATATGATATAAAAACGAACTCCGGCTCTCTAGCTTCCTCGTCAGATAGAATTGCAGTTTTACATTCTGCCTCATGAATGAGATTATCTACAATTCCATCAAGATAGTTTTTCTCAGTCGCCTTCAGAAAGGCATTTAATCTCGCAGCCAAGGCTACACGTTCTACTTCTTTCATACGATTAAAAAAAATTATTCTTCTCGATAATTAAGACCTAGGCCAAAAAGAAAATGTTGCAACTCGTGGATGTAAACAATATCTTTTTTGGACGGAGTAACAAAATCATAATGTTCTAAATGAACATTCCAATAATTTCTTAGCATAGTGCTCTTGGAACTACGAGTTATTATAACTTCAGTTCCATCCTTTTTGAATACCTTTTTATAAGGCACATCGAAACGTATATCTTCCGGATCATAGTCCGGACAGGAAAAACCTGCACATATCAATCTTTCAGGTGTAATTCTGAGACCATCCATATTAGATACATGCACGACTAGGTGTCCCTTTTTCAAAAGTCGATTATAAGTGACTAGATATTCCGTTTCCGAAATACGCCCCAAGACTTCATATACAAGATGTGAATCTATTGATACCAAATCTCCAGTGATAAACTGAGACTCTATATCCCACTGGCACTTCTCCTCTCCTGTCCAAAGCCTATGACTTAATCTGTAAGATCTTTCTTCTTTTATCTTATCATAAATTACAAATATAAGCATTACTAAGAACATATACAGAATTACCAAGATAGGGCTTGTTACTACAAACATACGCTATTTCTTTTTTCTTTTACGTTTATTCTGTAAATACTGTCCGAAATCTTTCGGGGTAGGAACCATCATAAAAGACTTATCCATCATTGTAAATTCCGGGTGATAATAATAATCTCTAAGACTTTCTTTCATACGCTTATCTATTTAAATGATTATCACAAACCAAATCGCATGACGTTTCGCCTTGCGAATCAATGCACCAGCCCTGGCCATAGGCATCCTCATTGTCGAACCAGTAGCAGTTACCGCAACATTTCTTTTCTTTCTTTGCCATAAGCTATTTGAATCTGATTACGAACATATTCTTTTTTAACCACGCATCAGGGCACATGCCCTTCTTCGGTTTATCTACAGTTATCTCGTCGATTTCCTTCTCGATATACGGTTGGTTATCTTTCGGATAGCCGAGTAGAAAATGAACGTGTGTGAAAGGCTCTAATACTTCCTTGCGATAAGTTCTATCTTCCGGACTGTCCGAAGTATGTTTGAGACCTCCGGTGAGATAACCTTGCACGAAAAGGCCTCTATCGGAAGCACGATGATATTTGGCTACACCAACTATCAAGTCTGGCCTATTCGGTATATCCTTTCTAAATAAACGAATCGTCCAGTATAAAGAGCATTCCCGATACTCCTCTGTCTTCTCTCCGCTATCTATCTTCTGGTACCACTCATCAGTAAGATGAATGGTTAATATTTTCTTTTCTGCCATAGCTATTTACCTTTATATTCTATACCATTTCTTTCAAGAAATTCTTCGGCTGCCTCTTGGCTATTAAACTTCATGGGAATACCGAACCAACCTTTCAGGTATCTGTATCTTTGCCACCAATGTTTTTTATACATGATGAAGTACCTAACCTCACCCGCAAAGCTCGGATGCCACTCCATATTAAAGAATCTGGTAAGACGAGCCGAAACAATTTTTATCTTCATACGCTATTTCTTTTAACTAACTACCTCTACATACTTCAATTTAGCAAATCGGTATGAGGTGTATACTCCATCGAGTGTTTTATTGACTCTTGCCGTAAATCTCAGGATGCAGCCTGTATAATCGTGAAACCCTAAGATGATATACTTCTCGCCAACATACCCTGCTACGTATGCGCCAATATCCTTTCCCTTATAAAGGGCTGGCTCCCCCCGATACGCATCAAAAAAGTCTTTGTTTGTCATGCGCTATTTGCTATAATCTACCCGCTCATCCTTGAAACCGGTGAGGCGCTTGGCATCCTCCTCAGTTATCAACTCCAAATCATCGTTGTTTTCATTATCCTTGATAACCAAATCATCGGTAAAGACGAAATAATACTTACCATCATGGGTGGTAAGATTGGTAGGACGGAAAGGTATGCAGGCAATGAGGGCACGCAGTCCTAACTTCTTCAGAATATCATCGTGAGTGGTAACTGGATGATATGAAGACATCACTTCCTTAATAGCTCTACCCTCTTCATTATTCAGGTTAGGAGTTACCCAAAGCTGATTATCATCATAATAAGTCTTGCTCCAGACTTCCTTATCCAATGTTTCGTACTCCTCGGGAGTAACAACAAACTCGTAGATTTCCAACTTTCGGGAAAAGGTGGAGTTTACATAAGAGGCAATGACTCGGGTTAACTGGAAGGGTATCGCCTTGCGGATACGATCGCAATACTCTGCGTTTTGCTTTCGCTCCTTATCTATCACGTCCTTCACCCACTCGAAAGACTTAGAACCTTCTTTTAATTTAAATATGTGCATAGTGCTATTAACTTTTAATGATTTTTCTTGAGACCAGCGATAGAATCGCTGGGAACGGGGGCGCGATTTTGCTTCTTGACTTGGCAGGGACAGGAGGCTGAGTGAATACAGCAGGTGTAGCCTCTGTCGGTTTCAAAGATGATATACTCGTGACCTTTTGAAGTGACGGTGATACTACTACCTTTTATGCGGTCGCCTTCTCTGTAATCGGTAATGAGAGCATGAAACAGCAGATAGAGCATGCCGTACATAAAGAGTGTAAATATCACATCTGAGGTCGTTGCTTTCATCTCATAAAGGAGTTTCTTTAACTTTGCCTTATCCATATGCCTTAACAATTATAGAGCTTGATACCATAGCGGTCCTTCATCAGGGTTACTGCCCAGTCGGGATAACCGCCTTTATGCTGCTCCTGATAGATTTCTATCTCCCGGATATAGCGCTGCAGAAGGAGAACAAATCTAGGGTCGGGCGTTTCGCCACCTTTGATGTGATACTTCTCCTGGGCGAACTGCATTTCTACCTTCAGTTTGTAGCTGTAGGTAAACTGCTCGTTGCCTCCTTCATGGAGAATGATAGCCATGACGCGCGCCAGGTCATCTTTATTCACTACCGCCATGCCTACTGCATCGGCTGTGCGGAGAGTAACGAGATAGAAATCAAAATCTGTTTTATCCATATCGTTTTGTTTTTATCTATTACGCTTTTTTTCTCAATTTTTCGCTGCACATTTCTAGCTTAATTAAGACATTATCCGGAATATCTTCGACACGAAAATCATGCTCTGACGCATACCGACTAATAATTTCCTGATAGAAGTCTTTGATCTCGTCACGCTTAAACGCTTCGTAAGGAACGAAATCTATTGCTTCTACGGAAAGCATAGCCCCATCTTTATAAACACAATTTGAGATATAAATGCCGCCAGGATATACAAAAAAAGCTTTATCCTTACAAATTCTCATCAGACATCGAAATGAAGGAACTTCAGCTAAATCTTGTGCTATCTGCAATTCGGAAACCTTTCTATAGCCATATATCGAATGAATATAGGCACTTACGAAATCGGAGCGAAAACGAACCTTAGAACGATGAAACAGCCAACCACCGTTTTTTCTTCTGGTTAACATATCCGAGTCTATTCCACCTTCGGGATAGTGATAAACTACAGCATAAATGCTGCCAGCCTCGTTGCGGGTAATAAATTCTACATCTGTTTCTGTCTGCTCTACCTCCCGCGGCTCACCCATACGCTTAATAGCGTTATTGAATTTCATATACGCCTGGTTATTGGTATACTCATCGCCATAAAAGGTAGATACTACCTCGATAAGATCATTGCTGTCTTCCTTCGAGAAATTCAGTAGGTTGGGGTTCATAACTACTTGTTGCATACGCTACACCTCCTACTTGTTGTAATCTACCACGATGTTGTATTTGGCGAGGACGGGTACCAGGCCAGTCATTACACCTTTGCCCAAGAGAGGAACGGCATCGAGCACGCTGTATGGGATAACCTTCTTCTTAGGGAGCTGTTCACGATGGGCTTCCTCTTCTAGGATTTTCTTGTAGGTTTCCAACTCCTTATCGGCATCATCGCGCTCATCGAGAGCCTTCTTGTATTTGGCATTCAGTTCGTCGTATTGCTTCTGAGCCTCCTTAGCCTCCTGTTTCTGCTTGGCGATATAATCACTGGCCTTGAGCATGGTGTCATTGGCTTCATCAGCTTCTTTTCGCAAGGCTGTTATTTCATCCTGATGCTGGGCTTTCATATCCTCTAGCTGATGTTGCAGATCAGAGAGCTTCTGACGAAGGGCATCGGTATCGGTGGCGGTATGGATGAAATCGAACAGGCGCTCTACGTTCTGCTTTAACTGGGTGCAGGTTTCGGAAGTGGTACCGATAAGGGTTACGGCTTCTTCGGCGGTGAGAGTATAGCCTGGAGAGGCTTCCTTTTTGCCAGCGATGGAATCGCTGGGAACGGGGACGAGAGAGGGACGTGACGAGGCAGAGGGTTGCTGCTGGGCGGCTTCTTTCTTTGCGGCGGCTTCCTCTGCAGCTTTCTTTTCTTCTGCCTTCTTTTCCTCAGCTTGCTGTTCCTGCACAAATTCGATAGCGGAAGGCATATCTCCCAACTTATCGTAGTAATTATCTTCCTGTGCGTCGAGTGCAAGGCGACCTTCGTATACTTCCCATAGGCCGTTGTCGATGAGATAGTAGATAGCGGAAAGCACGATGCGCTCGCCGTATTCCTCGATGTAGGCATTGAGCGGTTTCACCCAGGCCTTTTCTACTACGTCTTTGAGCCATTCCTTATAGACGATGCCCATCAGCTTCTCTTTATCCCCTTCCACAGCATAGCAGGAAGCGATGCGAGGGATGATATAGAGAGGTTCCGTTTTCTGCAGGAAGTTCTCGAAGTTGATTCCGAGCGCCTGACGGACCATATTACTTACGCTCTTGAACTTGTATTTCTTCAGCAATGAGCGAAGAATATTCTGTTGTTTCGTGTTCATGTTTTTATAATTGTTTATTTTGTATTTCTGAAACTCATATTTCAGCCTCCTGTGCTGGGTCTTCTGGCCAACCATATTCATCATAGCCCGCCTTGTGTTCATCGGCTGACTTCTCACGGCGATTGTTGTAATACACAGGCTGCTCACCTGCGGCTACTCGCTCCTTATTGTACTCTGCATAGGCAATGGCTAACTTATCCATAAACTCTTCGTTAGCACGACGTTTAGCAATCTTGTAGTCTTGGGTAGCTTTCTGATATGAGGCGTGAGCTTCGGCACGATCAGCATCTTGCTGAACGAAGAAAGATTTCTTTTCCAAGGTTTGCTTGCCGAGAAATTCTTTCAGGCTAGACTTCTGACGTTCCTTGAACTCAACTTCCTTATCCAGGAGTTCCTTCTTACGTTTCGCAAAGGCCTCGCCGCCATCGGTCTTGATTTTCAAAGCAACTTCGTGCTTTTTGTCTCTTTCCTTACGCAAAGGCGCAAGGACTTCTTTCTGAAATTCTTCTAATGTTCTCATTTTCTCAAAATCTTTAATGTATTATAAAACTTTTCTTAGTCGAAGAGGGAAGGCTGACGTGCCTTCAGCTCCTCTTCTTTTGCTGCCTTATCCGCTTTCTCTTCCTGAACTGCAGCGGATAGTATCTGTTTCAGTCCCTTGCGAGAGGCGAGAGGTTCCCTTGATACGAGGGAAATAAACTTATCTCTGCCCAGTTTGCGGTAGAAAGGAATAAACTCCTTATCCACCAAATCGGCAGGGGCACTAGGAATCAGTTTGCCCTGGTAAGGCTGACCTTTTCCATCTACTACCAGGAAATGGCGTGTGCCATTTTCCTCATCTGATATATCAATGCCTCCGGAATATTTGGCTATGCTGAGTTGACTGCACAGCCAAGCCTCCTTGGCTATCACGATTGTTTTCATAGGGCGAGGGGTTGCTTATTTTTCTGCAGTTAAATCGTTCTTGATTTCATCCCACATCGCCATCTCTACCTTCTTACCATCGAAGTGGCCAACGGCTACCAGTTCGCCACCTTTCTGGGTAGCATCAGCAGAAGAGATAGCACTGCTGCGGATGATCATGATGTCAAACTCATGGATAGCATCCATGATGCTCTTCATATCGATGTGCTGCATATTCTCGCGTGCATTCTGACGGATGCGCTGAATATCAATATCGGTGAGTTTTGTCTGAGTCTGCTCCTGCGCTTTGCGCACGGCTACCGTCTCCAGGTCTAGACGCTGCTGCTCGTAGGCATTAAACACCAATTCAGCATTTTTGAACTGCGCTAAGAGGTCGAGAAACTTCTTAAAAATTTCCGGTCCCATAGACATCACAGAGACCGCGAGGCTCTGCTCCAGCAAAAGTGTTTTGCCTTTCACCTGCCAGTGAAACAGACCGGAGCGTTCCCACTCTTCGAATGAAGCATAAAGAATACTCATATTCTTCAGAGCTGCTTTTTTCTGCTTCGCTTTACTTCTTTTAAACGGATTCCACATAATCTATATATTGTTTAAAAATGAATATTCAAATTAAAAAAGAGCCCTATGCTCACGCACCGGGGAGGTGTAGGGAAATGTGAATAGACAACCCTACATTGCTTTTGCTTGTAGTTATTGTAAAATAAATACGGAACATCCTTACGCTAAAGGTGTCTGCTATGAAGCATCTACATAAATTCAATAATTTAACAGTTAGAGCTTTAAAAATCTTCGATAAACTATATTGAATCTTAAAACATGAATTACCTTAATGAGTGATAAACCTGGTACCGTCTACTTCAAGCACCAGAATGTCGTTAACCACACGGATTTCTCCGCTATTAACGAACTGCACTTTCCTCTGATGCCTCAGAACGTCTACCTTCAAACAAACGCATTCACCTTCATCTACATGCCCGGTCTTTGTAAGGAACTTAATGTAGAACGATTTGCGCTTTACATTTCTCGCTGTTTGCGGATGCACATAGCCAGTTACCTGCTGTCCGCTTCGTGGGTCTATCCACTGCCACTTCTCGCAGAACTGACGGAGGTTCTGATAAGACTGATGATATTTTGCCATAACTATTATTGTTTATACGAAACCACCGAAGTCGTAATGATCACGAGGACCATCCTGCTCCTTATCCTCTTCGTAAGGAGGAAGCTTTGCTTGCAGGAATCGGTTTAGGATGATACTGTCTACCTTCCGTTTCTCCTTGGCTACCCTTTGCCGATGCCGCAATATATCAGGAAACAGGATGTTCTTGAGCGGGTTCGACCAATCGGCTGCGTCATTGCATGCCGAATAATCGGGGTAAAGAACCATGGAGTAATGCGATAACTTACCGTTAGGGGTATCGAGCATCGGACCAGCCAACGTAAAGGCTTTCTCCTCATTGTAAAGAACCATGTGCGAGGTCTGTAGGGTCACATCCTGATGGTTCTGATAAAGGATTCTGTCTCTGTATTCCATCAGATGAATATCTATCCAGTCTTCTACACTCTTATCGGTAGAGAGCACCAGGTGAGTTATCCAACCTCGCTCAAAGCAGGTTTGAAGATAGTTGATGATATACCCGGTAGCAGATGTTCTGCTTACGGTCATCGCCAACACCATCACGCAGAAATGATTTTTCTGCGCCCGGTTGGGATTTACATCTGCCAAGTATCCGATAGCGTGGAAGAATTTATCTACCAGCACATCGCCGTGCGTATAGAAGCTCAATGCCCGCCGTGGGGCTTGGATGATTGCCTTGGGCAGCTTTTTATCTACACAGCAGGGAGGAATAAAGAGCAAAGTATCATTCATAATCTTATCTTATTCGTTCGATGTAAGTTTATTCACTAATAATCATCGGCATGATCAGGGTCAATGCTCTAGGTGATGATTCGTTTGCGGTGATTACCCCAGCGCGGCTAGGGTCGCCAAGATGCAGGCATACGGTATCAGACTGGATAGGTGCCAGGGCATTCAGCAAACTGCTTGCCTTGAACCCGATGCGATGACCATCTACGCAATTACTATCGATGATAAGTACCTGGTCGTTCGCCGCCATATTGAAGTCCAAATCCTGCGCTGCTATATCGAGGAACATGCCTTCTTTCTTCAGGACGATCATGTTGCTGCTTTCTGAAGAGAAGAGTGCTACACGCTTTACTACGCTTGCCAACTCCCGTTTGTCTACCACAACATCATAAGGGTTGTTGCGAGGAATTACCGAATTATAATTAGGGTACTGACCTACCATCTTTTTGCAGACGAAGGTAATATCATTACCCGAAGTGAAGCGCACCATACTCTCGTTTGCTTCTATATCAATATCTGCGCAGTCATCAAAAACCGCCAAGCTCTTGAAGAAGGTTCTTTCTACGAGAATAATGCCAGGTGTACCGCTACGGAAGAAATTGCTGCCTCCCGTTTCAGGGTTGTTGGTATGAATGAGCTTGATGAGAGAGTGACCATCAGAGGCTACAAAAGTAACCTCACTTCTGTCCTCGGCTACATCGATGCAGAGACAGTTCATGATTGGTCGAAGTTCAGAATTGCCTACAAAGTTACCGGCATGAGAGAGCACATTACCAAAGGTTGCCATCGGCAGGGAGATATGAAGACTGGCATTATCAGGCTGCGCTGCACGAGGAAATTCCTCGGCGCTGAAATAAACCAGACTGACGTTACCCTTCTTTACATTTTCGCCGTTCTGGGTACAATACTCAATATTCATTGAGCGGTTCTTATCCTGAGATAGATCCATGGTGACTACGCAGTCAGCAGGGAGTGTAGAAAGGAGAGACAACAGAGACGTGATAGGAAGAACAACGTCTTCTTTGAAGCTGCCTTCCACGATACTGAGAGGTGCAGGGATAGATAACTCCGAATCAGTGGTAGCTGATACGAAGAAGAACTGACCATCTTCCTTGCGCTGGGTAAGGAGCACATTGCTCAAGATGGCGATGGTTGACTTGCTGTCGATACACTTCGCAGCTTTCTGCAAAGCTTGACGAAGCAAGAGGGATGATTGCGCTTGTATTTTCATTTTGCTTTATTTTTTTTGTAAATTCTATTTTCTTGTTTATGGACCAGCGATAGAATCGCTGGGAACGGAGGCGCAAAGGGGTTAAGGTTCTTTTTACCTTTTTACCCTTTTACCTTTTTACCTTTTTACCTTTAAAAAGGCAGGTCGCTCTTATCTATTTCCTCTACGGTAGCTGCGGCATTGTTGCCATCGCTAGCGTTCGGTATAGCTTGCCTTCTGCCCTGCTTGCGGGAGGTGAATGTCTTCCATCGCTCTTCCTCTTCTGGGGTGAGAATAACAATGTTGCCATCGTCATCACGGTATGGTAATGGATCGGGACCTTCAACGTATTCCTTCGCTATCCGCTTTAACTCGTCGTAGCTTTCCGGAATATGATCCTTTCCGCTACGGAAGAAGAAATAGACGTGCTTACTGGTCTTTACCCTGCGGATATGCTTTGGCTCCACACTATCATCGTTTTCCCATTCACGCCCTACGAAGTATTCCTCCGTTATCCAGGCGCGAAGCTTGAAACAGCCATGGCGCTTATTGTCCTCACCTATCAGGAGATGATCAGGATTGCAGATGATATTCATATTCTTGCAATACTTCTTGATTTTCTTCTTGAAGGTGGCTCGGCTATATTCCTTACTTTTACCCTCGCTGGCATCAGCCCAATCACGCATGAACTCATTAAACATTTCGTCTGCACAGATAGGTGCTGAATAGACTTCATTACGACTGAAGAACCACTCGAAGTAGTTCACCGTGTTCTCGGTCAGCTCTCTTACCATCAGTCTTCGCTGAACGTTTTTCTGAGGAGCAATCACAAAGGTATGATAGCGCATGATAAACTGAACGGCTAAGGCACAGATGTATATCGCCTGATTGCGGTCTCGCTCATTCAGATTCTCCGGTTCCTTAACGAGGTTCTTCATCACTTCCTTTGGGGAACGTGCCAGCTTATGCTGCATCGGATTTTCTCGACAGAACCTATCCGAGAAAGATACCAAAGGAAAACGGCCGATGGTAGACTCATCATCATCACTCAACTGCGAGTTGCTGGAAATTACGTTCGTTGGCGATTCTTCCAACTTGAAGACGATAGGGTCACCAAACTTTCGTTCTACCTTGGCTCCCGCCGTTACCTTATTATAAAAGTACTTCATGGGGAAACCCGAAGGTTTATCTTCCCAATGTACTACCCTATATTTACCCGGAGAAATCAGCAGGTCGGAAAGACTGAACTTTGCATCGGCAATCGTCAGGAAATCTTTCATATCGACGCGCAGTACATTGACTGCTGAACCTACCACAAGTTCTATCATCAGTGATTTACCCGAACCGCCACTTGCCTGCTTCTCGTCCTCCACCTCATCTTCGAGAAGATAAGGACAGATACTCTGCATATCAGCCCATGAGCGATAACAAATTCTTCCTAAACAGGAAATCATGTTGGCAAAATGGGAGTCGATGTCGGCGATAGCTTCGGCAGGCATTGGCTCTTTGTTACGGATGCAATCCTGCTCCAGTCGCCACTGCATATTGCAGCAGCCTCGAATCACTCTCAGGATAGGCCAAAGCTCTTTCTCCTGCTTACCTTTCCAATCCACCTGCCAGCGGAAGGTTTGCGCCCAATCTTTAAGCTCGGATTTTTTTTGGTCGATTTCGGCTCTTGTGAAGACTGGCGAACCGTCTTCGTTGGTCTGAGCTTCCTGCTGGGCGATGACTGCCACCCTATCCTTGTATTCCTGGCTCTCGCTGATAACAAACGGAGGATTGAACACCCTCATCGTAAAATCATACGGTCTTTTAGCCAGGGCAGGTATAAAGAAATTCAGGCGGTCATAGCTGACTGGCATGATGGTTTCGGGCGTAATCTTCAACGCTACATTGCGGAAGAAGAAATATTCCGTATGGGCATCGAAACTTTCGGTGAAGTCTATCACCATGCCCTGCAAGCCGCCAGCCGATTTCTCACTGAAATTTTTATCTATCAGGTTGGCACAATCTGACATCATCTTGCGCTCCTGATCATTGTGCCGCCAACTCTGCTCCGTAAACTGCAGAAGTTGGGTCTTCGTTGCCTGGATGATACTCTTCTGGTCGATGTATTCTACGAAACATCTATCCAGGTGGATATACTGACCTACGAGGTCGGTACTCTCAGGGTCTATCATTCTGTAATAGCCGTGGCAAGTCATAAAGAGCCACACCTTGGTAGGCGATACCTTGCAGGTAGGCGGTTTAGGTTTGCCGCTTCTCGGATCACGGGGATATTCTATCTCGAATGGATCGGTGTTGTTGGCACCCCGCAATCTCGAATATAGCGGCAACCTTATATCGTGGTCGAACTTGAAGTTATCGGTATCATCCATGTGGTAGCACATCAGATAATCTCTCACTGAGCGAGGAGAGCAACCGTACAACCAGTTCCACCTTTGATTATATCTACTTCTGAAGCCATCGGGCAGCGTGGCATAACAAATATCGCAATACTTGGTTGCGATGGCTCCGCAATCCCTCTGGCTGGCGATGTCGTTAGGGTAAAGCATGATGACCCTCTCGGCAAATCGCTTCATCTTCTGATACTGCACGGCATTGAAATCCAACTTTTCCTGCCTCCACTGCCCACGCTCGATATACCAGAAGTTTCTTCTGCCAAGCGAGAAGGCTACGTGGTACCAGCAGTATTTCTGAAAATGACCATCCTGCGCCTTATCCTGACGCAGTGAACGCATGGCGTAATAGATACTCAATGCGTCTTCCGGTGTTCTGCAGAATACGATATTCTGCGCCTTGATATTACCTACTTCTATTGTTTTCGGTTCTGTATGGAACGTTCCTTTCGGTTTATCATCCTTATCAAGATTCTCTACCCATACTTCCACTTCTTCGGTGTAAGGCTCATCAGGTTGGTACTTCTTGATTGCTGCATGAACGGCGGTATTGTCAGCCGTTCTGTTTTCGGCAGCATGAGTGAAAACCTTGTCACCCATCAGCCACTTGCTCACCTTCCTAACGCTATGTTCCTCACAGGTAGAGAAGACGATAGGGTCTTGCTGCATGGCTGGACGGAAGAAGCATCCGCAACTGCCTTGAGGTGCTATTACGTCCGTTGCGAAGCAGACGAATAGCGGGTTCCAGGGTGTGCCGTAAATGATTTCACTCACCAGTTGTCCGTTTCTCACTACGTGGGGCAGCGTTACCTGGTCCACGGCATAGATGCGGAAATCTTCATTCAGCATCTTGGTGTTGAAGTCCTTTCCGAAGCCGTATTGCGGGATTCCCTTAACCGATGTGACTTCGCACCCCAGGGCTGCGAGCTCCTGGGGGTTGAAGTCAGTTTTTGGCATAAATGAGAAAGTTTCTATCGTTTGTGGAGCGATTGTGCGATAGTCCATTTTTGCAAAGAGCATCGGCCATTTGGCTCTCGTCTTCTCGTTATCGCCATACACCCTCACGATGAAGTCATGGCACAGACGCAGCAGACTGGCTCCGTGCATCGGCAGTTTGCGCATGGCAGCATAAAGCTCTAAGGCTCCATAGCCATACTTGCCGGTCTTGGTACACATCCAGCGCAGAGCACCATGCTCTGCCTTAGAATTGTCTTCCACCCCTACACCGTTATACATACCGCCTCGCTCATTATTGTAGATAATGAGGTGAGGAGTCTGCTTTGCTTTGCCCTGCTCGCCATCATCCGCCTCTTCCTTCTGGCAGAGGGGACAGAAACAGGCTGTCTGTCCCTCGATGCGCTGCTCATCGGCAGGTTTTACGAGGAATGCCATGTCAAGGTTGGCAATCTGGTTCAATATCGGGTGGAATAACATATCTTACAGTAAGAGTATTATAGTTAAAAGAGAAGGGAAGGCACCACTCTTGACCATTGACCAGCGATGGAATCGCTGGGAACGGAGGCGAAGGGTAGGCCAAACTTCAAGTGTTTACATCTTGCCGGGTTATATTCCAGAGCGAGCGGTCGGAGCATTTGAAAATCTGTGGTACTCGCCCGCTGCAAAGATGCAGTGAATCGTAGTCGTAGGGCATTACTGACTCCTACTACCCTTGCATAAGAGTGTTTCCAGAATGCCTCCCCTATTCTCTTTATATCATATTGTCAAAGAAAGAAGACCTTTCGGGCGACTGGCAAAAAACTGAGGATGCCGCAGATACCGTCCGATGGGGTTCCCAGGCTTTTTAATCAGACTATCCCCCTTCTTCTTGAAGCTGCGGGTGTGAGATATGCGATGAATGTTTCCAAGTCCACCTATCGCCCGTCCGGTCTTCCTGCCATTTTAACCGATGGCTCGGTGTCTAACAAAATAAAAATCGGAAACGAAGTGTATCGTACCGAAGTTGACTGATGTCATGCAGAATATCTTTTATTTCTTCATATCTTTATGTTTTATAAATTCAGAAATGTTTCCAGGCGATAATGCCTTATCTTACAGTTGCAGATGGTTTCCATGCGGTGTACTATCATCTGCGAGAGACTTTCCATCGTGAGGAAGTCGGTATTTAGACCGATAATCTGCACTTCCTGCCTCCAGTATATCTTCCCGTTCTTGCGGCGGCAACTGTGCGAAGGCGTGATAATCATATCTTCCACGCTGCCCGTCATCATCCTGCAAAGATACTCACAGGTATCTTTCAGCAGGGCGAAGGGCGCATAGAAAAGGAGGGTTGGAATATCATCCTTCAGTCCGCTCATCGTCTCGGTATAGGCGAAGCGATGCAGCATTCTGTATTTAGATAAGTTCCTATGCCTCTGCTGTATGCCCTTCCGGTTAGGGATATATGGCAAATCAAACAGTCTTGGCATAGCCTTCTCTTATCTTTTTCATCATCTGCCAGGTACTATAGATACTTCGCTTGCAGTCGAAGATAGGGTCATGTGCCGCACCTTCATCGGCGATGTCTTTATAGTCCATAGTCAGGGCATAAGCCTTGTCGAGGTCGAAAGGTTCCTCGTTTGGCTCGGCTGCATCCCAGATGATTCTCGCACATTCCAGATAGAACGTGCGATGATCTCTCAACTGGGTATGCTTTATCTCGAACTTGAGACCCATCTCCCAGCAGATATATCTCAAGATAGCTACATCGAAATCAGTACCCTGCGCCCAAAGGCAAAGTTCATCATCACCGAGCTTCTTCTTGATATAGGCTATCCAGCCGAACAGGTCGTTCACGATTACATCAATCGGCTGACAAGGTGCCTCGTCGCTGTCATTGCCGAGCAAGGCAGCTTTTGCCTCGTCACTCTGTTTTGACCACCATTCTGCCGTACTCTTGTCAAATGCGAACCCGTTGATGAACATGCTTCGCAGGTCAACGTGAGCAGAAAAAGTGGAATTTCTTAACACACCATCACCTTCATCAAAGAAAGGTGATTCGTCCCCGTATCGCTTCCACGCCACCGCACCGAGACTCATCACGGCTGCGGTGGGCGAGAGCGAACAGGATTCCCAATCAAAGGTTACATCTATCATTATATATGGTTACGAATTTTACCTTTTTACTTTTTTACCTTTAAAAGCAAGAGTGCTTTAATTCCTTCCTGCTCCCATGGCTTCCAGTCATCAGCGGTAAAACGCTTGATGATGGTCGTGCGGCTCATGCCTCGCTCCTCCATAAAGGCAAAGAACTTCATGCAGAGACCGTTGTTGGCCTTCTTCAGACAGGTGTAGAACACACCCGACTCATCGCTCATGGCAGCCTCAAGCAAATATCCCTTCTTACTAATCTCGTTGCCCAGGGCATCGGTCTCTACATACCCGGATAATAGGTTAGCTACTTCCGGTATAGCTAAGAACTGTTTTTTGCAGTTCTTAATACCTTGGATTTCCCAAGCGTCGAAACCTTTTTGGAAGAAACGGAGATAGAAAGTTGAGATTGTGAAGCCCTTATCCGATAAAAACTCAGCTAAGGTCTTCTTTTCCTCCACAGAAATATCATTTACCTCTAATGAAGAGTTCTTTCTGCAGATTTTTTCTATAATTTCCTTTGTCATTTCGATTTTATTTCTTAATTTTGGTGCAAATTTAAAGATTAAAATCGAAACAACCAAATGTTACCTATATTTTCTGATAAAAATTAGGGGAATTTAACATAGGTTACATATATTAATTAATTTCGTGATGAACAGATTAGAGTTTATCCACCTTATAAATGTAGTTGAGATATGAAGTACTTTTACAATTACAGCTTCCTAGACAAATGGATGGAAGCAAACAGCAAAATCACCAATAGAGAAATTATGAAGGCTATGGGTACTACGAGCAATGCGTGCCTCGATAGTTGGATAAGAATGAAGTCGCCGCTGCCTACCATCGCCATGCTGCGCTTCTGCAATGCGTTTCACGTTCCGCTCTCGGCATTTATCGTAGATGCGGATAAGGACCAGCAAGGAAGGGAAGGCTGCTGCGAGGAGGGGTATGTATGCCCTGGTATAGATGACCAGTTTGAACCCGATGGGGGCTATCTGGATAATGAAGAGAAGCGCAAACAGGGTACGAGGGCGCTGCGCAATCCGCTCGATGTGGAGAGGATGAAATCGGTAGTGCCTGGGTGGACCAGCGTTGGAAACGCTGGGAACGGAGGCGCAAAGGGGTTAAGGCTCGGACGCAAGGAAGAGCACAAGGAAGAGACTGCCGCTGCGCCTATGGATGCTGCTGCGCCTACTCCGATTACGGAACCGGTTACAGCAGCAGAAACGGACATCAGCTTGAAGACCCTTAACCGCATGCTCGATATTATTGCTGAACAGCAGAAGCAGATAGGCGACCAGCAGAAGCTCATCAATGAACTCACTCACCGTCTGGAATCTCAGCAAACTGGCTACGGCATGGTGGCAGAAGAGATACATCGCGAGACGGAATAAAATAAAAACAGCCAGCTATCCATCACGGACGGCTGGCTGAGAATGTTTCAGCTTAAACTACGTTTTAGAAACAACTCATATAAAACATATAGAAATAAATAATAAAATATAAAGAACGAAATATGATTAATGCTCATTTACTGCTGCCATCTTGCGACGAAGGAACTCCTTCTCCGTGATAACCTGGCAGTCCTCGCTTGTGCTCACGTAAGGCACATCGGTATAGAAGAAGCCATGATGCAGGAAGAGGATAGGCGTTGTATTGCAAAAGGAGAACGGAAGCTGCACCTCCTTGCCTTCCTTACCCTTCGCCATCTTAGGCTTGAACTGCAGGATAGCGATAAGAGCCGTTTCATTTACGATAGGCAGTGCCATCATCTCCTTCTCCAGTTCGCTGTTTTCTTCTGGAATAAAGAGCGATGTGCTCTGCATTCCGTCCTTGGTAGGAGTCTGAATATTCGTCCAGCCTTCCTTGCTGATCGTGTTTTTGAACTCTACCATCGCCACACCACCTGCAAAGCCTTCGGGCGATTCGTAGTAGGTATCGGCTCCCTGCTTCTCTGCCCAGGCTCTCGCCTTCTCGCTTGCTTCACTACACTCATCAAGAAATGCCTTCAGCTTCTTGCCTGTCTCACTCTCCTCAGCTATCTTCAGATAGTTGTGAGGTCTGTTTTCTTTTTCCATAAATCCTTATTTTTTTAATCTATTATATAATTTTCGAGAAAAATTGTATTTTTGAGTATATATTTTCAGCGAAATATTGTATTTTTGAGAGGTAAACCAGCGATAGAATCGCTGGAAACGGAGGTGCAAAGGTGTTAAGGCTTTTTTTACCTTTTTACTTTTTTACCTTTATTTCGCCCTGCAATAGATAACCGGCTCGCCACTCTCATCATTCTGCATGATAAAGCCCCAGTAGCCTAGCTCCTGCAGATAAAGCGAAAGCGGGTCGCCAAGCGGACAGACTATCGCCTTGAAGTACTCACGAAGTCGGGCATCGTTAAACACTTCGCAACCGTCTGCCCAATGATCCAACGGCTTATACTGATTATTGAAGGCTTCTATCTTTGCCGGGATAACGAAATCCTGCAGCGTAACTTCTGCCTGTTCATCATTATCCACGATGTCGTAACCGTACTGCACGTGTTTCTTACTTTTTCCCTTCCCCATGGTCGATATATTTATTAATTGCTGTAAGTACCAAAACTATCACGATAAGCAGAAAAAGGGCGAGGGCGTTCTTTCTGGCTTTCTGAATCCAGTTAGCCTTTCTTGTCTCTGCTGTATTCTTTTCCTGCGTATCTGATAAGCTGTCGGTGGCCTCCCAGTGGGTGCCCACATCATTACTGCTACTGACGGAAAGGCTATCGATGGTCTTCTGCATCGTATTGATTTTCTGCTGCTGCATCTGCAATCGCTCATCGTAGGAAGACTGGTTGTTATAACTGCCCTTGCGATGTGTAGTGCGGTGGGTGGTCTTCTGCTTGTTGCCGGAGGAATCGGTGGTCTCGGTAATCTGCTCCTGGATAGTCTCCTCATATTCGCCCGTTTCCGTAGACGAAGAAGAAGTATGCTTATCCTCGCTCACCTTAATGGCTACGCTGTCATTCACCATTACCTGCTGATGCACGCTATCCTGCTGAATAGCCGATACGCTATCCTTCACTTCCTGGTGGTTATCGCTAACCGCCCGTCGAGAGGCAGCACATGCCGTAAACATCATCGTCACTACTGCTATCAAGAGTAGTTGAATAATCTCTTTCCTTTTCATACGTTTTCATTTCTTTTAATGTTTCTGATGCAAAGGTAAGAAAAAGGGGAAGAATAGATGGGACAAACAAATAAAGGTAAAAAAGTAAAAAGAGCATTTAAAAGTAAAAAGGTAAAAAAGTAAAAGAACAGCAGGGCGATATATCCCGCTAGGCTCTTTTTACCTTTTTACCTTTTTACCTTTAACCTCGGTAGAATACCGGAGCAAAGGAACCTTTGCAGTCGAAGAACTCCTTTGCTTTATCCTCGATACCCAACTTCCGTATCATATCAAAGTCATCATCGCTGCACTCTACGCAGAACCTTCCGTTCTTCATGCCAACGAAGGAAATGCGGGAAACCAGTGATTTCTCAGCGTCGCCTATAACGAGCTTGCAGAATGCCTTCCACTTGTCGATACCTTGCCCGCTCTCGGTTACAATCTTACTTTCCGTAGGCTGATGCACATGGGCGAATATATCACCCTCTACCGGTTTTCCAGTTTGCTGTGCGCTGTTCTGCTTATACCGCTCATTCAGAGTGGCAGCAATATCAGTGTTTTTATCCTTAGATAGATGATTCTCACCAACCACCGTGCGCCTGACGTGAAACCTGATAAACTCAGGATCACCTTTTCGCTTGCCCGATTTATAGATAATGTCATCGTCTTTCAGCTCATCAAATACAATATCCGTCTGCGATAACTTCTCCATTCTCTGCAAATCCCTACACACCACATCGAGAACTTGCTTTCTGAACTGCGAGAACTTGGGGTATTTGTTCATAACCGGTTCGCCCAGCTCATTCAACAGAATCTCCTTCTTGTTGTTATCTAGTTCTACCAAACCGAGATAAGACTTCAGTTCCAGGAAAGGCACCGATATATCCATGCTACGGTTCAAACCTATCTGACGCAAGAGATAGATATATACGCGTGGAGTGTTCACGTTCTTGGCAAACTTTGCTATCATGGATATATGGTGAATATACCCCTGCCCCATATCGAATACACGCTTAGAAAGTTTCGGGTCAATCTCAAGCAGGATATATCCCAGTATGCGGTCCACCTTCTTTCCGTCCTTAGTTGTATATCCGTTCTTTGATAACGGTATGCGCATTCGGCTGAATATATGCGTAAATTCCTCGCTACCATCGGGCAGTGTACTCTTCACCGCCATATCAAGAATACTTGTCTTCAGCTCCGCTCTCAACTTCTGATAGCTCATATTCTCATAAGTAATGAAATCGTGAATATCTATCTTGATAGGCGGGATATTCATAACAGCATGGTCCACGCCTTGCTCAAACAGAAAATCAGAACGAGCGTCGCCCAACTGTCTTTTCTCCAGAAAGTACTCATCCACAAATTTTTGGAGGTGGGTACTCGTTAGCATCAACACGTTCTGCTGGAACAAAGTGTATTGCTTATCCAGTTTCGTGAGCGAAAAAGGAGTATTTATCCAGGCTAAACCCTTGTTTTCATTATCTTCATTCATATCAAATCTGACTTTTCGTTTACCTAAATCTGACTTTTCATTTACCTAAATCTGACTTTTCGTTTACCTAAATCTGACTTTTCGTTTACCTAAATCTGACTTTTCATTTACCCAAATCTGACTTTTCATTTACCAGTAGCTTTGTAAGTATCTGAAAACTAAACTATTAAGATTTTACTAATATATATAATATCTATAATCTTATAATTTTCTATTTAAAGACTTCGTTTTTAGGTAAACGAAAAGTCAGATTCAGAAAGGTAAATAGGTTCAAAACCACTTTTCAGTTTACCTTCAAATCTGACTTTTCGTTTACCTACATTATCCGTTCTTATGCCTATCCAGATACTCGATTACTGCCTGAAGGGCGATGTCCTTGATAGGCGTACCCGTCTCCATCTTCATCTGCAATATCTGCATATAGTACTCCATCGGTACGTAGATGGTGATACCGTTCTGCGTCTTCTTGCCAGCCTTTCTCATAGGTGCAGGGTCGGGAGCAGAAATAGGAGCGGCTGATGCAGGAGGAACCGGAGACTGCGAAGGTGCTTCAGCCTGGGGTGCAGGTTCCGGCTCTGCGGTACCCTGCCCGTTCTGCTGTTTCTCCAATGCCTCGGCAGCGCGCTTCTGGCGAGCTTCCTCATTTGCCTCATAAATCTTTTCTATACCTTTGATGGCTGGCGAATCTTCCAAACCTTCAAACTTATGTATACTATTTTTTGTTTTTCTTGCCATAATCGTAAATCTCTAAACGTTAAACATGAATCATTATTCCGGCATGCTGGCCAAAATCTCCTTCGTAAAATTCTCATAGTCCTGCCCTACTCTGCTGTAAGGCGAATAAGAGAATATATCCTGATTGATAGCCTGCGCCTCTACCATCTTCGTATCTCGACGGGTGTACGAATCGAACATGTAATCATCAAACTTATTGCCCAGATACTCCTTAAACTGCTTGGTGGCTCTCGTCTGATCATTACTCATCACCATAAACAAGCCTCGAATATCAATATCAGGATTCAAGTCTTCACGGGTTTCCTGCACTGCATTCAGAATTTCGGCAATACCTTTCGTTGCCAGCATTTCGAGCTGGATAGGTATTACCACACCCGTTGCCACCGACAGGGCGTTATGCGTAAGCAGAGATAGCGCTGGTGGGCAGTCTATCAGAACATAATCGAAAGCCTCCAGGATAGATGAAACTCCTTCTGTAGCCAATTCGTCGCCTCGTACTTCCGTCAGCGGCTTGCCGAATAACTTATACAAAGCCTTGCGTGGTACCGGCATCTGATTAAGGAAAGGTTCGATATTGATAAGCCGGTAAGATGCTGGAGCAAGATAGATGCCCTCTCTTACCTGATAGACGGGCAAGGGAGACTGCTGTATCATCGCATCGTATACAGTAGGCTTTCCGATATTCTCTGCCTCACTCCATCCGAAGAGGAAGGAGAGACTTGACTGAGGATCAAGGTCAATGAGCAAGATACGAGGCTTGCGCTCCTTGCCATCTTCACCCTTACCGAAGTAACCTTTGCCATAACGGCGAAGACCAGTTGCTAAACTCTGTACGGTTGTTGTCTTACCAACTCCTCCCTTGTGGTTTACGAAGGCGAGGATTTCTTTTAATCTTGTTTCTGCCATAATCTTAAAAGTATTAATTCGTTTATATATTTATTAATGTATTCGTTTCTTTAAATCCACTAACGCATCCACGCATAAATGCACGTTTGTGCGTTTATGCTTTTGTGGAAATATGTAGATACAGAATCATGCTTTTATGCGATCCTTTTGCGTTATTTCTTAAACACGCTACAAAATTAAGAATTTAAATTGATACTACCAAATTTTTTTATAACTTTCTGCGTTTATGAGTGCATTTATTTGTTTATTCGTACATTCATGGGTGTATTGGTTGCTTTATTCCTTGATACCTGCATTGATTTATTTATTCATTTATTTGTAGATTTTTTTATTGATGTGTGCGTTTATATATTTATGCGTTTGTGTATTTGTGTATGCGTTTCTGCTTTTGGGGAAATGTGGAAACGTGGAAATGTGGAAACGTGGAAACGTGGAAATAAAGAATAAAGGTGCAACATACCAAAGTACGAATGCACCTTTTTACCTTACTGTCCCCCCTAACCGTCGTAATCTTGTTGCGCTCGAATTTCACATTTGGAACCGTGAAGGTGGAGTAGGGCTTTTCGCTGTCTTTCTTACCCATAGTAATGGTGATATTGGTAGAGTAACTTAGGAAAACCTATTCCATCAGGTTCGGGTCTTTATCATATTTGCTGGCGGCTTCCTGCTGCCACTCGTCACGCTCTTTCTTATATAGTTCCCTCTCATTCTCTTTGCCCAGAACATCGTTCCAATCCTTTTCAAATTCCTCCTTCACAAATTTCCTTATCGGTCCGAGATACTTCTTTTCTTCCTGGCAGATCAAACGGTTTTGCTTTTTGCGGTCGTCAGCATTCAGATAAGTTGATTTCCGGAAGAATATTCCGAATCCAACCCCTAACCCTATCAGCTTGCTATATTCTGTCAGGAAAGAAACCAGGTAGTCTCTCAACGTCTTTAGTACATCCTCTTTCTCATCCTTTAAACCGAGTTCCGTAAAATGTATATACTTAGATAAAGACATAACTATTACGCCCTTGTCGGTTTCTACCGTCAGCTTATAGGACGAGCTTTTTTCGCCCCATTCACGGTCTAGAAATACCTTCAATGAACCGGTCATGTTCGATTTATCTATATGAACATCGTAACTCTTCAGGTCGGGAATAACCGCTGGAATAAATGTGGTATATCCGAAGACGTAACATAGATTTTCAAAAGGTATCGTTTCTCCACGATGAGCGATGATAGAAGCTCCAGTCTCTTCATTCACACCTTCAGGAATCTGCCAAAAACCATCTTCGTCAATGTAATAATACTCGTCATAACCTTCTAAACTGTCCTTATCTTTCTTCCATGCAAGACCAATGCGCTCATACAACATGCCATAATGATCAAGAAAGATGGCATGATCGCTGCAGGGGATAGTAACTACTACTTCATTATCTTTCATATTTTTAGTTTTAAAATTGTTCTATAATTGATAACGCAAAGGCCTCCGGAATTATTATATACCCTTACGTTTTTTTATTAAATCTCCTCAAGTAGCACGCCCTGAAGGGGCAGAAGCTCCTAGCCCAGGGCAACACCCTGGGTAATCATAGGCGCGCCCCTCTCGCCCTGTAAGGGCAAAAGCTTTCTTGCGTTCCCAGGTGGTGGCATAGGCTGCGCAGCCACGCCTACCAGATAGTGGGTTTTCCTTGCGCCTACGTCCTTATCACGTCCAAATGGTACAATGATAGGCGACGATACAAGATAGCCGCATACAGGCTTAAAATCTCTGGTGTACGATGGTGATGCAAGCAACTCGGCAATATTCATCTTTATGATAGCCGCAGGAACGGAAACGGAAAGGTGTTTTGTTTCTTTCTCGTCTTCCTCCTTATCCTGCGCCAAATCTGCATGCTCCTTAGCCTTCAGCGCCTCCTTGAACATCTTATCCAGCTTCACACCTTTGTAGGCGAAGAAAGCGCAGCCACGATAGCTGTTAGCCTTATTCCGTCTATCATCAGGCATAAACTCCTTACAGAAGCCGGAAAGAGTATAAACCTTGCCCTGGTATACCACCTTGTTATTGTCTATCGTGATAACCCTCTGCCCACCATGGATAAAAGTAATGATGTCGCCAGGCTCGATGCCGATCTTATCAAAAGTAAACTTGCGGCTATCATCCACAGACTTCTTTTTCTTCTCAGAAGATGACGCAGCCTTTTCAGAAGATGATACCACAGGAACAACTTTCTTTTCAGATACCACAGGAGTAGTGATTTCGCAGCTCTGCTGTAAAAGGTCGATAAGATTACCTGCCTTACCAGCATCGTAAACGCCATCGGCCACCAGTTCGCCCACATAGGCATCGCCCATCGTGTAAGGACAGATTAAATAGATATATCCGTTTCCGCATACTGCAGGCTTTGGTGTATTAGCCTCCATGTCCAGATAGAGCACATCTAACTGTGAGATGGAAAGCAGTTTTTCGCCCATAAAACAGAGATTAAAGCTATGAGCCAACACCTCATCCGTAGCAAAGGTAGCCCAATTTTCGCCCATCTTTACCGTGATAACTTTCTCGCCCTGCTTACCGGAAAGATAAACCAATTCTTCGTTTACAGAGCGGATCATCTGCTGGATAGCCTCCCAACTGCTGCCCAGATGCACAGAATGCTCTGCCGATAACTTGCTAAAGCAGTATGTCCAGTTCACAAAACGACAAGTAGAAGGCTCGTAGGAAGTCACGCCTTCAAACTCAATCACAGTAGCCTCTTCGCGGTTATCCAGTTTGGTAGCCATCAGTTCGTAGGTTTCTCCCTTCTTCATCTTTGCGCACATCTTTTTCCAGGTCTTCGCGTTGATAAGCATTTCGCGGGTATCTCCCGATTTCTGAGTGATGGTAACAGGAATAGCCAACAACTTATAGCTATCAGTAGCCACCAGGCGGTTTTTCTCTGTATCTATAAAGATACTGGTTGGGGCCCCCATATTATGCTTTTTACTGACGAAATCGCAAAGCTCTGCCATCTCCCTGGTAGCCTGGAAACATACGCGGCCACGTTCCTTACCGTCCTCCTCCTGATAAGTAAACATGTGCGCATTCTTGCCGATACCGGCAAGACTCTCGAACTTGGTAACAAGACGGAAGATATGCGCAGCAGCAAACTCGCAGCTGAAACTGCCTACTTCTATCTGGATAAGCTCATCCTTATCTGCATCATCCCAATAGAAAATCTTACCCAGGTTCTTTGCTATCTCGCTGGCACGAAAACAACCGTGGTCGTTTCTTACCATCTTCTGCCAAATCATTTCAGCTATTTCATACAGTTTGCTGAGGATAGCCATGTTCAGTTCCTTATTAGTCATAATCTTATAATCTTTTAAAAAACGAAAGTATTAAAATTGATATATTTTATTTGAATGCTCCAGCCAGAAGTGGCAGGAAAAACACTGCTACACCGATGGTAGAGAAGAGCAGCACAGCTACGCCTACCAGGGCGATGGCTGCAACGGAATATGTGATTGCTTTTTTCATAATGCTATAATCTTTAAATGTATTAAAATTGAAGTTTATAATTTTGTCGCAGCATCGGTGAAGTTTCACCGATGTTATAACGAGGAGTGACTAGCTGCCGAAGGTAACAGTAGCTACCCGAGTATCTTTGCAAATCTCTATGCCTTCTATAACGTAATCTTCAAATCTGTGAGGAGTTCCTGAGCAAAGACCGTTTTCATAGTCACTCTCAAAAAACTGACGAATTATTTCGACAAGTTTATGAAAGGTAGTTGCGTCTACGTCTTCATCTATCCTCCATGATCCACCACCAGAATCAGAATTTACAGGATAACCATATCTGATACGTTTCACATTGCAAATCAGCTTGCAATCCTGCTCCTCAATAGGTTCGTCTGTCACAGGTATGCAAATATGCTCGATTACCTGTTTAAAGTTAGAAGCCTGTACCGAAGGACCGCTGTCGTGACTATCCTCTTTCTTCTCCTCACTTTTCTGCTGCTTCTTCTGAGCCTGCAAGGTCGCAGCCTCGATAGCGCGAATAATATCCGTGATATATCTGCTGCCTCCATGCTTTCTGATCCAGTCGTGCACGTCATCAGGCACCACATATTTGTGGACGCTCCCCTCTGCTGCTGGTCTGCCTTTCTTATTTGATGTTTTATTGATCTCCATATCTTTTCCGCTTATCCGTGATGCGTAGGGCTGAATGATTATATTACTTTTTCTTCTTTAGCCAGGGAAAGAACCAAGAACCCTCCAAATATTGTTGCGCCCTGATAACGGCATACTCCCTGGTATGTATGCGCAAATCGGACGGAATCTTCTCTATTATCTTCCCTTCTAATTCGTGGTCGTAATTCACTCCGCACTCTTTCAGAAACTCATAGAGAGGATCATCGAAGAATGAAGCAAATATATGCTCCTGAGTGTCGAGGTCTAGAAACTCGAACGAGCAGAAGGGATAATCAAGGAAGGCGTGCAATATCTTAAACATCTTTATTCCGCTTATCCGCGATGCAGTAGGGCTTTAAAAACTTAAAATTCTATAATTTTTCTGGTAAATTGACACACCGTATTGTTTTATTTTTTAAATTTGCACCATCTTCGGAAGATTTCAATCGTACCTTTATGGAATAAAAAGAAACATAAAACTTCCGTTGACGGTCAGACTTTCAAAAGTCTGTGGATTCAAACGCTCTTAAAGAGCCAAATTTCTACTATAGTAGATTCGAGCCAGAAGGCTCGCGGTTGCCCCGGCTTCGGTCGGGGCATTTTTTATTCTACAACTTCTGTAGAAATTGCTTTTTGAGCAAATTAAATATCATATCTTCCTCTGCTTCGTCGAGGTTATAACAGGCATGAGGAAGAATGGTGGTTTTCTGATTATTTCGATGCAAATAGATGATATTCGCATTCTCGTGCCACGGACGTGATTTATAGCATCGCTTCACCATCTCCGAGAACGACGTGTTCTCATTTCTTGCGAAGCTGGAATCCCAGGCACCAAGGAGTGCAACGACCTGCTTCCAACTTAATTCGTTTAAGTCGATATTTCCATTTTCCTTCACCGTCTTTGCTAATATATTCTCCATATTCTTTTCGCTTAACCGTGCTGCGCCTAGGGCTATATAATTAGTTAAAAGATAATCTTGCATATTGCGTAAGATGCCCACGTGGTGCACCAACCTGGAAGTGTGAAAGCATTTCTCCTTTATAGAGGATTGGCTTATCAAGAATGATGGTAGTTGCCTGTTTGCCATCACAATCATATTGATTACACTTGTAGCCAATAGTCATTTTTGGCAAATTCCACATTCCCCAATTTTGCGTATTAAGGAAAGAAAGCAATACATAAATATTATGAGGAGTAGACTCAACAGTTGCACCATCAGTAAACACTTTCTTGTATGCTGTTTCAATCAGAGCATTCTCCGCCAAGATTCTGCGTTGCAGTTCTTCATGTTTTGCTTTCTGCTTTTTCAACTTACTCTTCTTCTCTGCCAGAAGTTCCTCTTCAGTCATATCCTTGCATTTTGCCAGAACAGCATCAATGCCACCGAGATTAAGGATGAAGTTACCTGCATTCTTGATTGGCAAACCTTTTTCTGTAATAAGTAAAGAACCATCAGCGTTTTGGGAAACAACCAAAGTTCTCGTATTTGTTTCTAAAATCTTCATATTGAAATTGACTTAACCGTGATGTCGAGGGCTTGAATGATTATTACTTAAATTCTACACCTTTGAGCGGATCATTATCGCCGCCGTCTTCAATCTCGATGCCTTCCTGCTTTTCTAGAAGGAGCTTTCTTGTAGCCTCCAGCATCATAATGGTGTGGATGGTGGCTTGTCGGGCATGATAATCTGAGCCGGCATCGTCCACATACTGCTTATTCATACGGACCAGCGTGTTCAGGAAATCGGCGCACTCCTCACGGCTCGGATTGTTTACGTGAACCTCGCAGGTAACAGCCTTCATAAAGTACTCCATACCTTTCTTCAATAAGGTTCTGATTCTGCCCGTATCAGGGTGCTGACCTATCATCTGATGAATCTTGATTCTCAAGCTGCAACCACGGCGAGGAAGACCGATGCGGTAGTCATCGCCTACCTCCTCCTTTTCCTCGTCGATGTAATCTACCTTTGCGATGAAACCGCAATCCTTATCAGTACAGACGAGGAAGTCGCATTCACCACGCTTGTGATTTCGCAGCGTGTCTATAATAAACAGGGGAATTTCTCTTTTTGCCATATCTCCAAATGTTTTATGATTCTCTATAAAGCTGGCAGTACAGCTCTGATCTCATGCGCTTGATATAAAAGACCACTTCGCCGGGTGCTGGCTGATAGTCTGATTTTACAAACATCGCATTCTCGCCGTCGGTGGCTACATACTTCTCCATCCCGTAAGTGTTCTTAGGGATGCTACCCTCGTAGTAGCTTTTGGCTACAGAGGATAGCTGCAAGGGTGATAATATCATTTTTTCCATATTCTATAAGTAATATATATGATTCTACAATTTGTTCATAACGTAGCGGATAACACGCTCGGTATATTCCTCAAGACCGAACTTCTTGCCATACTTGCGAAGGTCGGCAAGTGAAATCTCGGTAGCCTCGTGACCGATGGTAGCCTCGTAGCGGTTTTTGAAGTTCTGAGTACCAGGACGGCAGTTGCCGGAAGCCAAAGACTCCTCAAAGGTGAACATGTGACCGATTAATTTCTGATAGGATAGCTTATTCTTGTTGCGGGCATTCATCAGGCTAAGAGCCTGCTTGCTGCGCTTCTCGGCGCTGATACGCTGCGCCTCCCTCAGAGACTTTGCCACGATGTGTTCGCCCCTTACCAGGAAGCCCTTCACGGTCTTAATATCAGCGATAGCCTTGCCCTGCTCAACCCATTCGCAAGCCACGCCCTGGCGTTTGATTTCGCCACGCACGAAGGTAATCAGACCGCCCAAGTTATAGATATAATATCCCTTCTTCAAATTCAGGGTGAAGGAACGGCGCACCATTGTATAACCGCAGCTCTTGCTATATCCGTCATAATCTTTCCACTCGTAGCACTCCACGCCGTTTTCCTCAGCGATATGGGCACTTATAGTTCCGGTGTTGGCTCCAACATACAGATAGCTGTAGATAAGGTAAGCCGCCCAAGATTTTACCCTTTCGTCCGTTCCGACGCAGATATGCTCATTAATGTAAGCCAATTCCTTAGCTCTAGCCTTCGCTGCCTTCTTCGCTGCCTTCTCTTCCTCCTTCTTCTCTGCTGCCTTACGTGCAAGCATACTCAGATATTCGTCTTCGTTAGCAAGACCTTTCTTTTTCAGAAACTTCTTGAATGCCTTCTCAGCAAAGCCGATATACTTGTGAACCTTCGCAGCACGCTTGATTGCGTCCTTTTCGCACTCGCCTACGATGACCTCACCGCCTCCCAGCAAATCCACCTCGTTCTTACCTTCGAGATAGTTAGTAAGGCGTATCCAGGTAGCGCAGGCCACGGAAACGGAAGAAATCACGTAGTTATTGATGCAGCAGTGCTTGTAATCATTCTTGCGCTTATAAGCCTTTTCGATGTCGGCAGGAAAGTCAGAAGCGACGACAATAAACGTATGAGCGTTGAAATCTACAGGAGCATCCTCTTTTACGAAGGTGCTACCCCTGAGATATTCGTAATCGGTGTAAACGTCCATCTTATAACTGTCTGCCAACGGAAGACGGAAGTAGTTAGAAGCATTGTGGTAGCCTGATTGACAGATAGAAACCTCGCGACCATAGCGCTTGTCTGCTTCGTCAAATCTGAACGAGCCAAACTTGATTGAAGCGGTATTACGAACTCTGTCCTTAAACTCCTTGAAAGTGATAATCATATTTCTCTGCTCATGCCCTTGAGACTTATTGGGCTATCTGGCACAGCCGGTTATTATTATTGTTCTTATTATTATCTTCTTGTTTTATCTGATGCAAAGGTACGAAGAATTTCTGAAACTGCCAAATAAAATGCACTTTAATTGCGTATTTAAGTGCATTTTTAACGTTTTGTTACGTTTTCGGTACCTCATACCTTATTTATCAGTCATTTGTTCGCTGTGAAGTGTCGATCCTCGCATCTTGATAGATGTTGCCAGCCGTGGCAGCGATTGTAAAAATTGCTGCTGCTATCCTCACGGACCGCAGACAGCCCCTTGTAAAACTATAAAACAAATGCGGACGCTTCCGCACATAAACATTTAATTTTTAAAGTTATTTATAAAAGAATATGCACCCCGCCGTGGTGTCGCTCCACGCTGCCGGTCTGCCGGACGGGGTAGGGGATTTCTATGCTACATCAGCAGGAAAATAGTGTTTGTTGTAATACTCCTTATATTCCTCCTCGGTCATACTATTCGAGGCCAGAAAACTCTTCCAGTTACCTTCCCGAACGTATTCCTCTTTCGTCTCCTCAAAGGTATGAGGAGCGATGTAATCGGCAGGATAAAAAGCCTCATGCCGAAATTCGATTGCATCGCCAACCAAACACCCTGATAGGTTCAGGTCCTCTTCGTCCGGAGTGTTCTCGCTCTCCTCCAAAAGCTTGTCATAGTTCTCAATACTATGCTTAATAATCGTGCGGATGTCCTTTGCCCAAGAGCAGGTATCGTCCGGCTTGATATTGCATTCCTGCAGTACCATATTCACCAGCTCGTCGATGCTCGCGCGGCTCTTGATATAAGCGTTGTGATAAAAGTCGAAAGGGATAACGTGATCCAGCTTCCAGCCCTTCTCCTCGTTAACAGATGGTCGGCCGTATGCCTTGCGGCTCTCTTCTGTCACCTGCATTTCATTCTCCTTATTCTCAATAACGTTCATACCGTTGTTTTTATTATTCTTTGCGTTCATAATTTCTAAATTTTTAATGTTGTTATAAAATGATTACTTCTTCTTGTAAGGCTTGATAATGAAACCTTGATATTTATCGCTATAGATGATATAATTACCATATCCCCAAGGTTTTTTATTTGTCGTATTAGCCATGATTTTTAATTTTTCGCTGTTACTATAATATGTGATTGTGATATTATTTATCGAAAGTATCACTTTTAATATATATGGTCTCTGAACCACGCTTGCACTCCCTTACAGCAGAAGCATGATAACAGGCTCTACCGATACCAGACAGCCAGCGATCTCTACCTAACTTTTTAAGAGCTTCCTCCTCGCTGATTCTCTGATCATCTTCAGTATAATACTTATAATTAGCTTTTTCTATCTGGTTGAAATCCTCTTCGAGATAGCCGATTTTCTTTAAAAACTCCTTATCTTTCTTTGTTAACTTTCTCATGACTTCTATTTTTTTACACGTTCTATAATATTCGTATAATACCAAACCACAGCCTGAGCCATCGCATCTTTCAATGCCTCCAGATACTTGTCGATAGCTGCCGGCGTATCGGTATTGATATGCTTATCTGGATATTTGCCGCCCTGGTCGCCACTGCAAAGATGGATGATACAGAAGGAGCGGTCCGTATCGTGGGTAGCTACCATACCACGGCGCTTGCAAAGCGCCACCACCTTGTCGAAATGTTGTGGCTCGAAGGTGATAACCTGGAGCACACTCCAGGGATATTCCTGGGCAGTCAGCAGGATTTTACCCTGCTGCTGCGATATAGCGAAATTATATATAACTGATGATTTCTTCATTTTCTATCTGTTCTATAATGAGTGATTTCTAATTTTTCCGATGGGCAATAATAGGGCAGCGGTTAGGCTGCCTTGCCCTTGTCTATATCGTCGATAAAGTTTAATGTGCTCACCTGGTCACTAACCTTATAATAGGCGTAAATCTCAGGGCGCTCATCGGTATATCCTTCTACCTCTAATTCTGCCTTCACGATATAATAGAGCATGTAGGCCAGATAGTTTGCCTGGTGATAAGCTTTTGTGTTGAATAGTACCCAGCCTCCCCAGTCGTCGATGTCGTTACTCAGGAAGGAGATAAAACCGCTTGAGCTGGTGTGATTCTCCTTGATCCAGCCGGCTATCTTATCACGGTGATTTATCACCTTCTCTATAATTGCTTTCTTTGCCTGATGAGTAAGACTGATACGAACTTCGCAAGCATCATTCACGTAATTATAGAAACGTGGCTGCCATACCTGGAGAAATTCAAGTTTAATATCCTCGTGGATATATTCTTGCATCCATTCTTCCCAAACGTCGGTGTACTTCTCGCAAACCGCCTTCTGATACCCCTTGTAATCGACGGTGAAATCCTTATCCTCCTCCGCGCCTTCCTCAACGCTATAATTATAAACATCATCGTCCGGGCTCCAGATGGAGCAATAAAAGCCTTCAAAGCTGGCTAAACGTGCTTCGCACACTGTTGTAAATTTCTTTTTCTTTTCCATAACCTTAAAATTTTAAATGTTCTATAATATATTCTTTTTATTCCCAGGGAATCCTATTTTTGAGGATTCCCTGATACGATACGCACGCTATAATAAGGCGTGATAAACGGATATTTCACTTCGTTTATGTAAAACGTTGCCGTTGGTTTACTCATCACCAAAGTGTCCTGGCAGATAACGACGCCGTTCATACCGTGTGCCATCATGTTCAGGGCGCACATCTTACATGCCAGCGGATCTGAATCCTGGGCAATATATTTATAAGTTCTACCAACTGAAGGATCAGGGCTGCTCATCTTTGCGAAATGAGAAAGAAGAAGGCGGCCGCTACCTGCTGCACAATCATTTACCATTTTACCCGAAATAACGGGGCTAGAAGCCTGTTTTTCTTTCGAGCCTATAATATCACTCACCAGGTCAGACACACTCTTAGGCGTGAAAAATTGCCCTGTCTGAGAAGCTTTGCCGCGTGTTAGATACATATCCTCATAGAGAATGCCGAAAGCATCGAGCCAAGTGCCCTTCTGGAGTGCCGTGCTAACATCTACAAGCCAGTTAGTAGCCAGCAGCCCGAAATCAGGCTTTTTGCCGATACGTTCATCGAACCAGTTTTTCAAGCTATCTGCACCTTTGCCCTTGAATGCCTCTACGCTGAACAAATCAAGAAGGAAGTCGCAAAAATCACTCAGTGCCATTTCGTGTGGCCGGCCATCCTTCTTTGCCTGGCGGCTCAGAATATCTACATACAATTTGCTGTTTATCATAAATCCTCAAAATTTAAAACGTTCTATAATAAGTAATATTTCACACTTTCTATAAACAGGTGCCCTGGATGGTGCCCAGGGCTAGCTATTAGCATATCCAGATGTGGCCAAAAAGTGGGTACTTCTTCAGATCATGTTCGCGTGCCCAGCATCTAACAGTACTATCTGTTTTGATCAGCTCATGGACGGAAGCCTCGATTTTTCGTACCTGGTCCACGTACTTTGCATAATGTTTGGTACTGTCTTTATATTTAGCTATATCCTGTCTTTTGTCTAAAATATACCAGTCAATCACCCCAAGGGCTTCTTCTGCATTCATACGGTCGTTCGTTGTCCATCTCCATTCTTTGCCCTTATGAGATGCACAAGAAGGATAAAACGTAACACCTGGAGCGTATTCTCCGTATGAGTTGATAGCGTTCATCTCAAAACAGCCTTCGTAAAAGCTACAAGAAAAGCCCGTTGCCGCTTTTGCAGCGTCCAGGAAGCGCTTATTTATCACTTTGCCGTCAAATGTACGGCAAACGTCTTTTAGTGCCTTCATCGCTATAATTTCTTTGTTTGAGCGGTCCACAAGCTTATCGACGTGTTCGCGGTATTTACTTACTTCTTCGTTCTTCTTGCGACGGAGCCAGGATTTTACAGCTTTTTGGTGCTCTTTTTCTGAGCCTATAATATAGCTTATCGGCTCATTCCGTTTGATCATACCACGGCGAATATAAAACTCATTTTTCAGGATTCCGTATTCCTTTGCATTTTCTTTGCTGCTGAAGCGTTCTGGTTTTGTAACTGAAACGGAATCGCTGGTCCACAAGAAAACGTCTCCAGAGTCTTCTGCTAAATCACCCAGGCGGTCCGCAATATTCATGATATTTTCTTTTTCCAAATTATCAAAATCTATCTTTGTTTCCATAATTCCTCAAAATTTAAATTGTTCTATAATATAGAGTGATATTCTTTGCAGCCTATAGAGAAGGCCCCAGGGGTACCCTGGAAGCCTTCACAGGCTTATTTTCCGTATTTGTCGTAATCGATAAAAATCTGTTTGATAACGTCGAACTGAAACGAGAAGTATACATTATCATAGATGCACTCGTTTTCATTAAAGAAGTGTACTTCAAAAGTACTGCCTTCGTGCCAAATATCCCAGTGGCAGTTTGCCAAATCGACAGCGGCAAAGATATTATCATATACGACACCGTCGCCAAAACTAATTGTTTCATTTTCCACTTCTACCTTAAAACCAAGTGCACGTAATAAGATAGCTAATTTCTTTAATTCTTTCATAACCTTAAAATTTCAGATGTTCTATAATAGAGTAATATTTTACACGTTTTATAATTTAAAGCCTTCCTTCTCGAAATCTGGAACGAACTCTTCACGAATTGATGTCCAAACCTGGATATTACGCATTTTATAGGTGTAATCAAATTGGATCTCAGTGCGCGCCTTAAAAACAAGGCCTATTTGTTCCGCTCCTTCGTCGGTATCTCGATACATACCTGTAGCGGTTTTGATGCCATTTTTGGTTAAATCGATACACCATTCACGGCTTAAAATCTCGCTGAATGCCTGGCACGCCTCCTTCAGGTTTTCTGCCTGGATCTCGCTGTGCTGATTTCTTATATCAATAAAAAAATCCGGCATTTTAATATTACCCTCTTTGTCGTATGATTCTGAAGGTGTTACTGTGTAGCAAAAATGAAAAGTCTTCATAACCTTAAAAATTTAAATGTTCTATAATATATATTTATTAATTCCTAGTGATATTTTACACCCACTATAAAAGCGGTTTTATCACCTTGTTAGAAGGTGCCGGCGGTCCACGAGCCGCCTGGAGATCTCAAAATCTTTGCACCCTGTTATTTAAAGCTTGAAAAAGAATATCATTATAAAGAAATTGATAACAACACACACACGGCCGCGGTAATTATATTAATACCTATAATTTGCAGCCCGTTAACTGTTACCCCTTCACCGTCGGCGGCAAAGTAAGTTTCAGGCTTAAAAAGCCACTGCCAGGCGGCTTTTATAGCCGCAAAGGTACTTTTGTTCAGGCGTACAAATAGAAGGGAGCACACCGCAAATAAAATGCTTACCAGTTCGGCCGTACCTGGACGGCGTGAAAAAATGATATTATAATTATTCATGATCCTAATATTTTAAAGATTCTATAATGTAGTTATTTTGCGGGTTCCCTGGAATATCCAGGGAACCGGGGTATTTTTACGCACATCTCATGAAGTTATCGAGATAATAACGGGTACCGTACACCGTGAAATAAGGACGCGCCTCTGCCTCCTCGTTTCTTGGAAACGTGTATTTAATTTCTTGCCACCTTTGCGCCGTGTGTTCCTGGTCCATACAATAACGTCGCCACAATACAGCATCACCGCCGGCGTTAACAACAATACCATAACCGCCGCAATTACTAGTTGCACAAAAACACTCCCCGCGTTTTGCAAGTTCGTTATATTCCATTTCCTTTGTATACTTTGCCATAACTCTAAAAATTTTAAATGTTCTATAATAGGGGGTACCGGCGGGAATGATCCGCCGTTCAGGCCTCAAACCTTTGCACCCTGGAATTTTAAAATATATTATAGTGCAGCCAACATAGCCACGGCCGAATTTACTATTTTTGCCTGGTGCATGTTAGTAATTTCCGGTGTGTGTTCCTGAACAAATTGCTTTTGTTCAGTACTCAACGCGGCGAAGTTAGCCGCAAACGCTTGACAGAAAGCTTCTGCTTTCTCGTGTTCGTTTTGTGCAACGGCCTGGATCTCCAGGCGTAAAGGTTCACGCATACTTTTTGAAAATTTATCTACAGCGTGTAAAAGCGCCGTTTCATACTCGAAAGTCTCCCAGGTTCTATTTAAGTAAGATACGCGGGAATGCTCGTAATATTTGCCGCCTCCACTTGCAAAAACATGATGACAGAAGCCATTTTTTGTGTTGGTCGTATCACATGTAAAATAAACGTGTTCGCCGTTTACCACAAAATCAAATGTTTTGGTATTATATCTTTTATTTGCCATAATTTCTAAATTTTTAAATGTTTCTATAATAAAGGGATAATAAGGGAGCCGGGACCGGCTCCCATGGCTTTATTTAATCGTCGAGTCTAATTTCATCTGAATTGTCCAGATCATAAATTGCCAGTTGGCCGTTAACTCGTGCAAGTTCCAGGGCCTCCGTGCGATCCTTTACTATTACGGTTGCATCATAATAGTAGCAACCGCTTTTCGTGTCATACCAGCCACCAAAAGCGAGGCTGTCAAAACGAGAAGCTTCTCCCTGATTCTGCATTTTATCGATAACATCAACTACCTTTTCGAGACCTTTGGCCCCAAAAGAGTCTTGAGTAACTGCAAGGGCTACAGCATAACCTGAAGTTATAGGCTGCAGAGTTGCAGCGTCAACGGTATAACCTTCTGGATTTTGAGCGGCGATCGCTGCAATTGTTGAGATAACTAAATTCTTTTTCATAACTTTTTAGTTTTAAATGTTTATTATTTGTTTCTTATTTACGTTTGCAAAGATAATGATTTAATTTGTTTTAGCCAAATATTTTGCAAGAAAAAACACAAAATAAGGTGTTATTTAACGTTCATTTATAATTATATATTGTGTTTTTACAGGTTTTAATAATTATATAGCGTTTTATCACTAACATTATATAGTTATTGCATTTTATAGCAATTATATTATATACCTTATTATATATAGAGAAAAAGCGGTGGGCACCCCGTCGCCTCCGTTCTGGGTCGTGGGTGATGGTACGGGGGTCGTGGGTGATGAGTTCAGGCGGTGGGCACCCCGTCGCCTCCGTTCTGGGTCGTGGGTGATGGTACGGGGGTCGTGGGTGATGAGTTCAGGCGGTGGGCACCCCGTCGCCTCCGTTCTGGGTCGTGGGTGATGGTACGGGGGTCGTGGGTGATGAGTTCAGGCGGTGGGCACCCCGTCGCCTCCGTTCTGGGTCGTGGGTGATGGTACGGGGGTCGTGGGTGATGAGTTCAGGCAGTGGGCACGGGGTCGCCTCCGTTCTGGGTCGTGGGTCGCATATTTCAGGCATCAAGCAGGGAGGAGCGGTCCCCAGGCTAACCAGTGTGGTGGCGCAGTGCTGCTTGAGAGTGAGGTATCGAAAGGGGGTCGGAGCCTATGTGTTTTCTCTGATATTCAATTATTTATATTCTCCTCTCGGGATGTAAAAAACAAGAGGGCTTTAGGCTGCGATGTAAAAAGTTAACGAAGAAATATTAGAAAGGCATTAATTATCAGAGATTTACGGGAGATAAAAATAAATTCAAAAATAGGCTATAATCTTTTTCGGAAATTATAGCCTATCATTTTATTAAAAGTATTTATCAAGAAAAACTGAAACATTATTTCTGTAAGTATAAGGCACCTCTACTAAAGATATTCCCTTACTCTCAGAATAAGCTCGCAGATGATCGTCTCGCTTTTTTTGCTTCTGCCACCCACGGCTATTATGAGTTATCTTAGACACAGCTATATTGTAATGCTGCTCGCCCTGAAACTCTATAAACATATTCTTATCGGGCACATAGAAGTCAATACGGGCAAAAGTATCAAAATATCGCTTGTCGCGGATAGTATATTCCTGTATATATTCAATGCCTTTTTGCTGCAAATATCTTCTGACAGCTCGTTCCCCAAGGCTCTCTTTTTTGGAAGTACAATCCGGACAACCTATACCTTCGTGAATATTGGTCAAGTTGGTAAAAAACTCTCCGTGAATAGGGCAAATACACTTAAATCTTTTATATGATTCTACGTGCTGCATAGGAATATAAACCTTATTTGCCAATTCCCGACGAACGCAATCAGCATAATAATATATCTTCTGCTTATCTGTAGTACCTTCGTAATACTTAGAGTCCGTATCTCCGTAGGCAGGATGACGCAGATGTTCGGTAGGTCTAACAGAAAATTCTTTCCCTGTGCTTACCTGTATCAGCGTAACAGGCGTTTTACTATTCACGTAATGGCATTTAGAATAATCAAACGTTCCCTTTCCGAATATATACTCAGATTCCTTGATAAATCTATCTGTGTCCCAACGGAGGTTGCGTCTTTCCGGCAAATAAGTAACCTCTACGGTGTTCTGATAGGTTCGCCCCAGTTCTTTATTGCAGCATGGGCAGCCGTAGCCTTTAAGCAAATTAGAGGGGGTTCGTTGGAAAGAAAGACTATGTTTCTTGCAAAATAGAGTAACCTTTGTTTTTCTATTTTTATATATTACAGAAGAATAATCATACAAATCTCCATAAATATCTTCCAGTTCGCTGACGAACATATCTTTCGTTCTATTTTGGTTTTCTGTACTATAGCTATATCTTCTAACATGATTATTATAAGGCTTGAGGGAATCGAAATAAGCTTTCGCCTCCTTCCCCTGCTGTTCAATCAAACCCAATACCAATTCTTTATAACGTTCCTTATATACATTCTCAGAAATTGTCATGGATTGGATAACCGTCTTTTTCTTTAAATCGCCGATTACATTTTTGACTTTAGAAATACGGAACTTAACTAAATTGAGTTTTTCGCCACTATTAATTAAATTTTTGATTAATTCATAATAAGCTTTTATTCGATGCAAATCTCTTACTTTATGCTTATTATCCATCATAATAACGAAAAGATTATTCAATTCAGAATCAAGATTAAACTCTGAAGAATATTTAAGGAAAATATTGGCTGCAAGTATTATTTGCTTTTGCTTTAAATCCGAAAGGCAACAATGCTCCATAGAAATAGTTCCATTTAATACGTTTCTTATCGTATTAAATTCCTTTGTACTAAAAGAAGACTTATAATCACACATAAAAATGATTTTTTAAAGGTGAGACATTGATATTTGCTAAAAAGTGGAGCGCAAACACGCAAAAAGGATGCTTAAGCCCATATTATAGGATATGGACTGTTCTTGACTCATACTCCCAGTGTCGGGTGGTGCAGTGGCAAGCTGCTCGATTACTGCCGTGGCTGCCTCCTGGAGGTCAGCTTTACCCATCGGTAGGGTAATGGTTGTTTCTTTTGTTCGTTCCATATTAATTTATATTATTAGACATTCACGTACCTTTTATTATGTGAGAGATAAAGCTATCTCAAAAAAAGGCAGTACGCCTCGCCCTTTGTCTAATGGTCTAATATTCGGAGCGAACAAAACGGCCACGCTTACATCATTACGAGTATAAGCAAGGGAGTACGTACTGCAAATATGTTTATACATCTATTGTATTATCAATCTTGCATGTATGTATGCAACACGTTCATATCAAAGACATGCCTTACGACACACTCTGATACTACAATGTAGCTTTCGCCCCGAATTATTATTTTTTTAGACGGTGCAAAGATAAGGAGATTTCTCGAAACTACCAAACTTTTTCTAAGAAAAACACACGAAAACGTTATTTTTTAACACAAAAACTTGTGTATATCAAATTTTTATCGTAAATTTGCACCGAAAATAAACAATAAAATGTTATTTATATGAAGAAATTAGATATTAAACGTGCTCTGGCCGATCATAATATGAGCCAAATAGATTTGTGCCAAAAAATAGGTGTAGCTCAACAGAATATGAGTGCCATTGTTAGAAGCGGTAACCCTACCGTTGCCAAGCTCATGCAGATAGCCGAAGGTATCGGCTGCGACATCACCGACCTCTTCTATCCCGACCCTACGGAGGAGGCAGAAGAGCAGGAAAGACTTGAGAAGGAAATGGAGCAGGAGAGAGAAAAGGCACTCGTAAGCGCAAAGGATAGCAAGATGCCGCTGGAGCCTGTTCTGCGAGACCTGGCAAGAAGAGCCTATCCTAGCATCACGGAAGAGGAAGTGGAGGAATGGGTGGAAGTCATCAAAAAGAAGAAAGGGATTCAGAAGTTTGATATGGGACCGGGCAAATTGGGGCTACAGAATGCGATGGATAGGCTGAGACAATTCGAAGAGGCTAGAAAGAAGCATGAGGGCGAAACTCTGAGCGCAACGCTTCGTGGCGATTTGCCGGAAGGCTTCATTCTTAGAGACGTGAATTTCGTGCAGCAGCCAGCAGAGAGCGAGCCAGCCTATCCGGTTCACGAAAACGGACTGGTATCAGAAAACCAGCAGCAGATGATTCAGACTTCCACCTTCTGCCCTCACTGCGGAAAGAAGGTAAGAGTGGGGGTGGTGCTACTATCGGGGGAATGTTGAGTGTTGAGTGTTAAATGTTGAATTACCTACGGACTCAATGGCGCTAGCCTAATTCAACATTCAACATAATGATTGATAATGTATAACTCTTAAAACAAAAATGAAGAAATGAAAAAGAACTTTTTAATGAAGATGAAACATTCCATGGTGGCTATCTTCTCAGTGGTGGCCATGGGAATGATGACGGCTTCGATGGCGGCTTGCAGCAGCAGCGAGGATGAGAGCGAGAAGGAGGCGGCTAAGGTGAAGGAATATCTTGCCGGAAACGAGTGGACCATCAACAGCACCAGGGGTACTTATTTCTACTATAAGAACCACATGGTTTACTATGAGGATGGTGGCGATGTGACTCCAGGCGGTTATGTTGTCGAGCCTAACGTTGCCTTCGGCCATTGGCAGATGGAGGGCGACAAGCTTACTACCCGCTTCGAGGTAGGCCGACCTGAAGGTTTCAATATCGGCAGTCTGCTGAACGGAACTCTATCGGGCGTGCATCTGCAGGAGAGCAACAAGCTTACGGGCAGCGGGACATCGGCGAGCATCGATATGCGTCCGCTGATTGTAGGTACCTTCGCCAACGGAAATGAATGCCTGATGAGATGCGGCAATTCGATGAATGATATATCCGATGAGACGGACCATGATGCAGCGATAAGGGGTACCTGGTATTGCATCGTAACTATGACAAAGGATGGAAAGAAGAGGAACTGCATGGGTTCCATGACGTTTAACGAGGATGGCACCATGCACATGGTGATAGAGGGTGAGAAGGACTTCACTACCACCTATTCTACGAAGAACGGAAAGGTTACGATCAATGGTTATCTGGTAGAGAACCATGTTGCAACCTTCTATTATACGAACCTTTACGGTTCGCTCATCAAACTTTATAACTGCGAAAACGGCTACCTCTCATCGATATGGAGGAAGAACAGAGACGAAGCGTATCAATAGCTCCGAGTAAGTCCCACACGCCCTGAAAGGGCAGAAAATCCTAGCCCTGGGCGTATGCGTGTTTAGGAATAAGATGAAGCCTTCTGCTCCTCGGATTAAGGAGCGGAAGGCTTCATCTTTTTTAGAGAACAGCGAAAGAATCGCTTGGGGCGGGCACTTTACTACGAAAAAACGGACAATTCTTACGGATATGAACAAAGATTTACAGATGATTCTAGTTTTTCTCTGATTTTCTCTGAATTTCTCCGATTTTCTCTGAATTTCTCTACATATCTCGGTTTTTCTTCGTATCTTTGCAGTCGAAATTCCGCTGCCCGTAAAAAAGGTGGCGGTGTTATAATCTTTAAAAAAGTATTAAAAAACGATGCAGCCCTGCCGTCTGAGATAGATAGCAGGGCTTTTTAAAAGTTACGGACCAGCGATGGAATCGCTGGGGACGGGGACGCAAAGGGGTTAAGGTTTTTTTTACCTTTTTACTTTTTTTACTTTTAAGAGATGAGCCAGCCGAGAAGGATAACGAGTAAACATCTCACCACATCTTCCCACTCGAAACATGGCAGGGGAGATACCTTATATTGCCAAATCTTCTCTCATAATTTAGTATCTTTCCCATAATCATGCACAGATTTTACGTCCTAACTTGAGGCGACTGATAAACATGTCAAAAAATCCGTATATATAAAACATTGCTGTTACTATCATTACGGTAAAGCAAGAATCAATCATATCTTTAGTTGTATACCAACTCCATTCCACGATATGAGACGCATTCACACAAAAAAAATAGCGTTAGAACGGCTTCCTTACCAAATTCTAACGCTATTATTATATCTACACTGGTATTATCCTATCACAACATCAAGGGTCTCCATATCAGCGAACTTCAAGCCGCAATCTTTCGCTGCCTTGAACAGCTCCTTCTCGTCAACTGCCTCGATGGCTACCTCTACCTCCTTGTCGGCAAGTTCCTTGAAATACTTCTCGGTCTTCTGCTTCTGATTGAAGAAGTACTCATTGACCTCAGCGAACTTGGCTGAATCGTCTTTGGTGTATTCGTAGCCCTCATTGGCGTGCTTCTGCTCCAACTGCTGGCACTCCTGAAGCTTGCGCTGCATCTCCTCGAACTTATCGTCTTTCAGGCTCTCCTGCGCTTCCTTCACATCCTTGTCGTAAGTGTCGGCTACTTGGCGCAGTGCCTTCATATTCTTCCAAACTCGCATAGCGGCATCATCGCTCATAGATGATGTCTTCAATGCTTTCAATGTTCTGTAGGCATCAACTGCCTCAATTGTCTTAATCTTTTTCATAATTGTTTCTTTATTTTTATGTTATACAATATTCTTCGCCAGATTGCCATAGCAGAATACCTTTCCTATTAACAGTGCAAAGTTAAGAAAATAATTCCGAATAACAATGCAGGAGAAGCAAAATTTACGAATTTTAAAAATCAGCTTCCACACGTTGGATAATCACTAGGTCGCAACGTGTCTGCTTTCTCGGTGAGAACGTAAACCACAAATACATTTCTAGTACATTTGTTATATTAAGAATATCTGCATTTTAACGCATAATGTAACTACCTCCTGGAGGAACTTGTTTCCATCCACCATCTATATTAATTTCAAAAGATAATTGACACATTTGTCCATAATAACCTCCTTCATAAACATTATCAAATCTTATATATACTTCAACATAATCTGTTCTATCACCTTCAGGAATAGTTACAGAACCTGTACCTTGACCAGAGCTATTAGATACGTGACCTCTTCCGTATGTTATCTTATTATTACCATAAGCAGCAACGCTTCTAAATATGCCATCAGTAATTGTAAATGTAGCATCAGGAAGTTTATATATTCTAGCTTTACAAATACAACTAGCACCAACTAATTCTCTCAACGATGAGAAATCAACAAAACCACTAGAACCACTTTTAATACTTTCCATATTAATTTGTCTAGGATAATATTTAAAACTAATACCACCTGGAAGAGATATGAAAATTATTTTTGTATCGTCATATAAAGTTGCATTACGAGTATATGCTAAAAAAGGCACAATATCAATATATTTATCTCCACTACCTATATCAAAAGTTATTTCTCTACCAGCATATATATAATCTGTTGGTTTTTTGCAATTGCCAACATAATAATTTTTATAAATCTTATCAGTAGTATTATATGGTGAATTATAACGAATTTGAATCCAAAAAGACCAAGCTAAAGATAAATCAGTTATTATATCATCCATAGTAAGATTTGTGTTATTATCCACATGTGTATTCATATATAATACACAATTAAATTTACGAATTGAAGAATAATAAACTTCAACGGTATGAAATTGAGGAATAGAAGTCATAAATGCATTCCTTGTTGCTTTACTACTATAGTTTCTAAAATCACTTAATCTATAAGGAGAATTAGCACCACCTTTTGGAAAATGTTTTCCTGATACCATTGTAGTTTTGTTATCATGAATACCGCCAGTCTGACCATATACATTATCAATATAAAGATTTTTACATGCTTCAATAGCAAAACCTTCTCCTCCATAATTATTACGTAAGTTCTTATAAGTATCCATAGGTATATTCATACCACAACGAACAACACAAGTGAAGTTACTATATGAAGATGTTACTATTTCCTCAGAATCTTCTCTAATAGGATATTCTTTAAAATCACCTTTACAACTAATAGGTTTATACTTACTCCATATATTTATATTTTCACTCTTACAAAGAGTAGCAAGGTCATTGCTACTCTCTCCAAGAGCTTGTTTAACATCATCAATGCTAACAGGAGCACTAATAATTCCAGTATTACTATTGTAAGACATAATCTTTATTTTTTAAATATTCAACTTCAGTTTCTAATTCTGTTACAACTTCTTTAATAACAACTCGCTCTACTGTTACATTGAACACTTTCGCAAGCTATAATATAAATCGTTCCATACGCTAATCTTTAGAACTTAAAACACTAGGCAAGGCAGCTCTATAAGAGCCACCCTGCGTTAATGCTTACTCTGATGCCTCGCTTGCCATATTAGCGGCGATAGCGGAATTAACCTCCTTAATCAATGCTGATACCTCACTGAGCTTGCTCTGCGGAACACCGCTGATGTTGTAGGTCAGCTCGCTGCCGTTGTAGCTTGCGTTCGCATTGCCGAGATAGTTACCATTTGGGTCACCATAGATACTCATATTGATGCTCTCGATGTTGCCACCCGTCTTGTCAACATTGTAGGTGATTTCTACTCGATAGCCACCCTTGGTGTAAGTGGCGGTTGTCTGTTCACTCTTCTTGTTAATCTTTAAATTCTCCATTTTCTAATCTAATTTAATGAATTAATATTCTTGTTATCTAATCTCTTCTTGTTGCAGTCTTCCTTATCTCCACTCAATCGCTGAACCTCTGATTCAAGGAATACCACCCGAGCCTTCAACCTGCTGACCTCATCGCCCACCTGCTCGATAGCACCGAATGCCGTTGCAATCAGCTTCGGAGACCAGTAGTTGATTTTGTAGTAGCCCTTCTCATCAGTCTCCACGATGTCCTTTAAGTGAGGGTTACACAAGACGTGCTGGGCAATCCAACCGATAGACCTTGTGTTGTCCTTCTTCCAAGCAAAGCCGAACGTGCCACCCATTGCCTTGATAATGCCTAAGTAGTCAAGCTTGCGCAAGTCAGTCTTCAGGCGAGCATCTGAACTAGCATAAGCAGTAACTCCACCTGTAGCTAAAATATTAGTTTTAAATGTTGCAGTTACTTTATCTATATTTAATAACGTAATACCTTCATTACAATATATAGCGAATTTATTACACCACATTTGAGTAGTAGCATACATTCTAGAACCATATCCTATACTTAAAGAATTGCCGTTTAATTGAGCAAATAAATCATCAGCATTTGTAGCCATATTAACAAGTCGTATATTTTTGCCTACAGTTAAGATACCACGCATATTTGTGTTATCTGGTACTTCCAAACCACAATTAATTAATTTAAGCATTCCACCACTTTGAGCAGAATTAGCATTAAACACAGAACCATCAGCAATTCCAAGATATATAGTCTTACTACTATGATTATATTTAAGACCAGCCCATTGATTCCAATCCCAACTAGTTTCACCAAAACGAATAGCATTACCAGTATTGAATATTACTTGACCATCAAGAGCACTAATCCAAGCAGGATTGGCATCGTTAGTTAACATTATAGCTTGATTTTGAGCAGCAGTTCTAATAGTAGCAGATGAATAAATATCACCTACAACATGAAGTTTATAAGCAGGAGTATTAGTACGAATACCTACATTTAAATTAGTATCTATACATAATCCCTGTCCAAATCCACTATTATTTGCTCCTAATTCTAATTTTCGTCCAGACCTAGCCCCTAACCAATGAGTGTAAATATATCTACTAGCAGCAGCATCAGAGCCTATGTCATAACTATCATCTACCTTAAAATGTATATTACCAACTTCTGATAAAGAACCACTTACATTACCAGTTCCATCAAAACTTTGACCCCAAATAGTTCTAGGGGTTTGAAGTT